TATCTTTAGATAAACCAGCTTGTCTCTCCGCTTCAGTAGCAGAAGCAGCAGATTGGGTTGCTGAAGCCTCAGAAGCATCAGCATGAATACCTGCTTGAATTTCTGAATCTTTAGCTTTATTCTCAGAATCTTTAGCTGCTATTTCAGAGTCTTTAGCAGCAGCAGCAGATCCTGCAGCGGCCTCAACAGCCGCTGTTAGTTCACCAGCAGTAATAGAACTAATAGAATTACCTAAAACTACTGTGTATTTAGGATATTTACTAGCAGTAGTTGTAGTGTCATCTATGTTCAGAATCTGCTGTACAATAATTTTAGTTTTAAGTGCCATTATTGAGTTACCCCATCACTGATAAATACTTTACCCTCCATTATACGAAAAGAGCTAATAGCTGATCCTATGACATCTCGTGTCATAATTATATCATAATAACCAGCAAAACGTTGTCTTGGGTTATACTTATCACGTTCTTTAGATGCTTTTTCACCAATATTAGTAACGTCTGCAACGGAAAGACTAATTGCAGCAGCACCTTGAGCAGCATCAATAACACGAGTTTTAAAGTTAGCTAGAACCTCGGCGTTCTCATATAAACTAGATTTAATAGTTCCTCGGAGTGAATACCCCGTCAAGTTAACAGGAACTTCTGTTGGTGGATATACACTATCATCAACATCCATAAATTGCATGATAAGACCATAAGGTACTTTTTCATCAACAACAATATCAATAACTCGGTTTTCTGTACTCATTATAATTACCTTATATGGATATACCCACTATTTAGGTCTATCTTCATCTTGTAGTATGCTTCAGGGTTCCCTGATAATGCAGCATTTCTATCGTAGATTATATTAACACCGATTTGCGATAAGAAGGCATTTCCTGCCACAATCTTATCCGCAGTAACAGTCCCATTAACAATCATATTGCCATGAAGAACCATTGCAGGGTTAATCCATCCAGTCCCGTTCCATTGACGGGTAAATGCTGTTTGTGGAGCATTACTGTTAAATTGTGTTAGAACATCGTATTTAACCGGAGGTTTTCCAAAGTTATTTTGGAAGAATGCGTTAGCTTGTCCATCATCCCAACCACCTAGTCCCGGAATACCCATAGAGTACATCCCCGGACCACGCTGTCCATCATGTCCTATAGTACCTTCAGTACCACTCCACTGCACCACATCAGACCAGCTAGTACCTTCAAGAAGTTTGTTAGTAACTGGATCAAGTGTACCCGTAGTCGCATAGATATTTTGTGTCATATCTGTACGATTAGGTGGAGTTTTTGACCAACCAGGAGGTGGATAATCTTGTTCTAGTGGTTTAGCGGGTAGAGATGTTGCTAACTTATAAACAAATACTGTCTGTTTACCTTGTAAACCAGTTCCAATATCTACGTCACCATTTGGTGTTCCAATTACTACACCACTAGAGATACGCAAAGTAGTACCATCATAACGTATCCATTGTGTAGCGTTACCAATGTCTAGTTTAGCTTTGGCAGAGGTATTATCCATACCCATCCAAATACCTGAGTTATTATCCCCCCAAGATTTACCTTGAGTGTAAATTGCTGGATTATCCTTACCTGATAAGTTAGTCATGATAAAGTTCGCAGCATTAATATCTCTAGTAATTACTTTACCATCAACGTTAACAACACGGTTTATAGGGTCAAAAGAAATAGGTGCTTTTCCTTCTTCATCCAGCAGACCAATGTTAATAGCACCAGTAGCTGCGTCGATTAAGAATGTCTGTCTCCAGATTTCTCCATCTTTCATGCTGCCCTTAATAAAGGCATAATTAACATCAATACCCGTCTCATTGACAAAGCTGTTGTCTAGAGGAGTATCTTCATTCAATATAAATGTTACAGGAGCTGATTCTGTTATATCTTGTTTATTTGGTCCCCAGGCAATTGATGATACCTTAAAAGTATGCTCAACTTTCCATGGGAATGATATAATCGTTGCAGCTCTAGCAGCCCCAACGTTTATCTTTTGAGCTTTAGTCCAACCAGTCTTAGCATATTCTTCGGAGTTTATATAAGTAACCAGAAATTCACGGACATTAGCACCAGCACCACGTTCCCAGTCCCACTCTATTCTAACATCATATCGTTCCTTACCATCTGCAATTCGTGCAGCTTTAAAGGCAATGTTAGTAGGTGCAGTAGGTGGTACGAAATTATAAGCTACAGTGAAAACGCTAGGATACTCATAATAACCAGATGAGTCAACGGTAACACCATCTGGCATCGTAACTTGACCAGATATTCTGATCTTATAATCACCAACAGGAACACCACCAAATTTGATAGTAGGTCCCAGCGCGCCTATATAATACTTAACCCATTCACTATCTTCTGATGCAGTACTTTTTAATTCAATAGTGCAGTAACTAGCTTCACCAGCAGTCTCTACAACAACTATTGGAGCACCAACACCCACGTCGACGGGTTCTGATTCAGATCTTGCTGCAACAATTATTGGCTTCTCCTTTGTTCTAAAGTTAGTTTCATTAGAGAGGTTGATACCAATTTTTGCATTTAAAAGTTCTGAGTCGATAATTGAGTCATAGAAAGCCCCCTGAATCTCATAGGAGGTAGAGGGGGTTAGATTATTAATCATTACGAAGAAAGTATCTATACCGGTGTAATCACGTCTATCTATACTTTCTCCTATTTTTAACCAAAAAGATCTACCAATAACATCATAATCAGTATAAATGGAGTGCTGGACATAAGCCAAAGTATATCCAGTCATTATACTATTTAAGACCATTTTGGCTGGTGCATTATTTGAAATCATTAAATGGATGCCCACTCCACAGACTGTTCTCCATCATCCCCTTCGGCCCTAATACGAAAATACAATTTTCTATTTATACCTAGAGCACCACTATTCTGGAGAGCAAAGTCTGCCTTATTATACGTTAATAAATAGTCATAAGTATACTGATTTTCAATACGTACACTTCTTAACATCCTATTTTGTGAATCGTGTATTTCAAGGGTATAAAATATACTCTCTATTATATCTTCTTCAGGTATTCTATCCCAGGCTAGTTTCACATCTGGGCCAACAAACTCAGTTACATCTCCAGAAGCAGTATTAGTTACCCTAAAATTAGATACTACACTAAGGTTTTTAGCGGAGTTAAGTTCTATGGACAGAGTCACCGGAGAACTTCTTCTACCATTAATATCCACTGCCCTTATCTCAAATATAGCCAGACCTGCTGGTTCCCCAATTATTTCTTGGATCATACGTTCGTTAGGATTGGTCTCTAACTGTTGTACTATGTAAGGTTCGGCATGGCCTGAGTGCACAATAGAGTAATAAACTACATTATTGGTTAGACTCGGAAGCCAGGATAACTCACCATTTTTACCTATAGAGCCTACTAAACCGCCAGGAGTAGGGGTATACTTAAAGTCTCTAGGAGGAAGGACATTATTACTAATATCGGGAATATCATTACCGCTATTATCAACCTGCTCAGAGTTGATGAATACATCTTCTCCATACTCCTGTAGAGTAACATTTATCTTTCCTTCCCTAGAGTTTTCCACTTCGTCTACTAGGAAGTACTTCTTATCCCACCCATAACGGTCGTATGTAAATGCAATAGCATCATTAGGCTCAATACCAATGAATTGATATGGCAATGAGAAAGAAAGTGTTCTTGAGTATCTGGATTTCTTAAGTTCCCTATCAGCAAAACTTCTTGCAGTATAGTAATTAGTAATATTAGCAAAAGATAGTTGTAATTTTTTATCTAGGTTCTTGTCCTGTTCCTTATACTTGGAGTTATAGAATGTAATGGAATTAGTTTTCCAGCTAAGAGCTGGATCTACGATAGATGCTTGAACTGAGTTGAATTTATTTCTACCAGTAGTATCAGATAGCTCCAAATCACCGTAAGTATCTAGAAAATTAATCTCTAATGGAGTATTAGAGTATTTTTCTACAGTAACCCTATACTGGCCAGATAAATTGTTAATAGCCCCACCATAGGACTCTAACAAACCTTGCACATTTTTAAATACTGATTCAGATGTATCCAGAATAGTATTCATTTGTACTATTTGTCTATTTTCTGCTAGTGGATCAGTCCATCCAACGTATCTCCAATATGGCTGCCAAGATACCTGATAGGATTCATCTATAATATCTAAAATAGCTGCTTCCTGTATTAGTTGCTGAAGGGGGAACTGATCAATGGTAATATTAGCGCCATATCTATCAGAGGTTAAGTAATCAAGTGTTTGCCAAATACCATTTAAACTAGTACTATTAGCAGTTACTCTACCATCAGAATGGTAGACTTTTACCTTTTTACCTTGAATTTCAGCACTAACTTCTGGAATCTCAGTTCTGTTTTCATTAATAGTAAAACGCACTACGGCATAAGCAGTATCAAGTAGCTTATATCTAGCATCCCAGTATTCAGGCCCATTACCATTCATATTTTGAAGATAGAACCCACGTTCTTTAGCTATATCTACTAGTACTTCAGAAGCCGTTTGGTCAGATTTTCCATGATACGTCCAAATTCTTATGTCCCCATTACCATCATTATACTTATATTCCTGCCCATGCACGGAAGGGCTACTAGAGGGTGTTCCTGACGCTATTCTTTGCATGGTGTCCCCAGCCACTTTTTTAACACCAAAGCAGGTTCTGGAAGAACTATCATTATCATTCATACAAATCATAGGGTTATCGCCAAAGGAAAAATCAAGAAAACCGTCTATCTCCCCTTCAGCAAAGGCATATACTACATAAACTATATTAGGATTGTGTAGTTCTGTATCCGCAAAAATAGGTATTCCTGGTATTTTCTGCACGCCATAAACTACTGGTATATATTTAGCAGCAAGGTTAAAATCTATATCTACTTCCTTAGTAACAGTTTCATAGTACTTTTTAAGGCTATAGCTTCTAGATAAGCCAAATAGTTTTTTCTTTGATTTTAGCTTATACCTTTCTTCCTGTACTTGGTACTTTGCTAGTATAGATATACTTTTATTAGCATGAAAGAACCCATAGTCTTCTTGGTACTCAGGTCTTTTAGCCCCGTTAGATGGAACTAATTGTCCCGCTACAACTTCAAGCCCCCTATGGGAAGCGTCATCAGTATATCTACCATTAACTCTATCAAAGTCATAGAATTGGTTAGAACAATTCCAGGTAATTGTAGAGGTTCCTACTCCAGAGGTACTAATGTTATCTTTAATGCCCCCTCCAGTAATCCTCCCCCTAAAATATAGTAAAGGACCATTTGTATCTGGGTCTACTGGTAGAATAGAACCATCCTCAGTAATAATTGCTTGATGAATTGATACGGTTCTATCTAAGAAGGATACACCATTTTGTACTAGTTTTAGTACTTCATCCTGTGCTGTACCAGTAATAGTAAAAGATAGACTACCAATAGATAAATCTCTATTTTGTTTGTGTGAGCTAATAGACTTAACTTTACCCGCCTGGTATAAGATGCCATTATATAGTACATCCCTAAAATAATCAGTTAAATAAATAAAAGCAGTACTAGTACCAGTAGAGCCAGGTAACTCTAGAGAAATTAGACTAGCAGTTTTTATTCTGCTATTATTTTTTAAGTAGTTTCTAGCACTATCTAGTATTTTTTTCATAAACTTTCCCGTAAATTTAATGAGATGCCGGAATATGTTCCGTTATTATTTAATGTAGATCCGAAAGCATCACCATTCATGAGTTTTGTTCTAAATAGTATCCCATTAAATACTGGTTTTTCAGCTCCAGTAGTAGTTACAAATAAATCAGGATATACGTTAATAGACCATGAATTACCAGATCTATTAAATGATGTTATTTTATAAACTTTTGGGTGATTGGATAGTTTAAATAAATCACCTGGTTTAGGGATACCAGTAAGAACACCTTTTGTATCCATAGTAATATTGGAGCCCTTTTGTCCTGCGGGTATATTTACTAAGTTAGTATTACCCCTAACCCTAAAAGCCTCATACTGAGGTAATATAACATCAATGTAGCCTCCTGTCCTTTTGTACTCTAGAATAAAAGCATCTAGAACACTATATTCATCTGGAAATAGTTCTGGGTAGGAAATATTTATACCCCAGTATTGAGCGGATACCTTAACTTCGTTAACTTTACCATTAGGTAACTCATCACGAATTACTGGGTCATTATCAATCAGGTTAACACTTTCGAATCCTAATCCTGAAAGTTCTGGATTCGTGTATGGGTCTGGTAGTCTCATAGTTAATTTCTCCTCTTAATAACAATATTATAATAGGATTGGAAAATTTTATCAAGAAATTTTTATTTTTCCATAAAGAAAAGGAGGACATAAAGTCCTCCTCCAGTATTAAGAATTACCAAGTGATTTCAGGGTGGTTCCATTCTCATTAAGAGCCTGTTCCACGGCATCTCTTAAAGCAGTGCTGTTATTCGATGCAAAATCTCTAAAGCTAGCAGCATCCATTGTGCTAATATTCAGAATGATTGGTCTTCCAGAGGTAGTCTTTGATCCATCGGAAAGCTGATCATTAGGTGTAGCTTTCATAGGAACCATAGGAGTAATTACCTCGGTACCGTGCTCACCCATTTGATAACTAACTCCAGGGTACATCATACCGCCCTCAGCACGCGGAACAAATGAGTTGGCATTACCAATACCTTTATCACCGCGTAGGTAGGATAGTTCTCCTGAACTAGCTTGCATAGATACATCAACATTTTTCTGTCGCTCACCTAGAGTTAAGTACTGAGTAGTATCTGCCCCAGAATCCGCAATAGAAGACATGCCAGATGCAGAAGATGCTTGAGCAAGAGCTAGGGCACCTGCCAAACCTGCTGCCACCATTAAAGGAATAGAGAACGGGTATGGTACAGCTGTTGCTGCTTGCATTACTGCTACTGCAGTTTGGATGATGATCTGCTTCTTAGCTGCGTCTTGTTGAATCTTCAGCTTTTCAGCTTCCAACTTCTTCAACTTAGCTTTAGATGCTTCAGATTTACCATCTCGTTTCTGTTCTGCTGCAATAGCCTGATCAATCGCACTAACTTGTTGGCTAGTACTATATTGAATCATCGAGGCTACAGTCTGCATACCTGCTGCGATCGTGGAAGTAGTATCTAGAGATCCCTGAGAGAACTGAATCATAGCATTAGTTAAGTTACCCATACTTTGTGCTACTGCAGTTGCTTCAGAATTTAGCTCAGATAGCTTAGAGATTGCCTGATCATAAGAAGCCATTCTATTTCCCATATCAGCAAAATCTTTGTCTTCCCCGGATAGACCAGTTGTAGGAGTATAAGTAGCTCCAACAGAAGATCCAACAGAAGCTTGCATCTCCGCATTTCTCTGTGCCCTTAAACCTGCTAGTTGTGCCCTAGTTTCAGCTATCTTTTTATTATATTCCGCTTGTGCTGCAGCATTACCTAATGTTTTCTGCTTTAAGTCTTCATATAATTTTAGCTGTTCCTGTAAGCGCTCCGCATTTCCCATTAATGGTTTAGTAGTAAATTGTCTTTGCTGTTCTTCCTCTCTACCAGCAGCCATTGAAGCAATCTGATCTTGGCGGAATTTCCAGATTTCACGTTCAATTTGGGCTTGAGCACGTCTAGACTGTTCCGCCTCTTTCTGTTTATCAGCTTGTTTTGTATACCATTCGTACTTCTCTTTTTCAACGGTCAATTCAAGATTTAACTGTGCTAGACGATACTGAGTATCTGTCATAGTACGGTTATTTAAGAGAGCTATCTCACGATCTACACCCAGGATTTTATCTGTATAATCCTTAACCTTCTTCTGGGCCTCCATACCCTGATTAGTAAGCTTAAGTTTCTCCAGCTGAATTTTTTCAATTTCTTTCTCAACAGCTTTATTTCCCTGGTTTGTTTGAAGAACACGGCGTAAAGCAGCTTCTTGCTCTTCTAACTGTTGGAGTTCTAAACGCCTACCGGCTTCCTGTGCTTTTTCTTTATCCTTAGTTTGGTTATATACATCAGCTATCTTCTGTTGAACTGCTAACTGGTTCTTAGTCTCATTACCAGTTAGTTTAACGTACTCAGATAAGGCCTGAGACGCAGTTTTCATTTCGGACAGAGTGTTGTAGCCTAGATTAAGATTTTTAACGTACTCATCAGCACTCTTACCAGTACCTAGAGATAGAGATTCTATGTTTTTTATAGCATCTGCTAAAGTAGCACTAGTTTTAGCAGCAGTATCTGTATTCTGAGCAACGTTCTGTATATCATTAGCTAAGTCACTAGCAGTTTTCTTAGTCTGATTGTACGCTTTCTGCTGCTCAGTTAGTCCTTTTAATACAGTAGAGTTAAAATCGTATACAGCATCAGGATCAGTAGTATCTCTCTGTAGATTAATTTGCTTCTGAAACTCTGGACTAGCCTTTGCAGCAGCGGCTCCAGCAGCTTGATACGCTGATTTCCAAGCATTGAGATTCTCTGTAGAATCCTCTACTTCCTTACCAAGTCTAGTTACTTGTAGACCCATAGCTGCAGTTTCTGCTACAAATTGCTTATTGGCCTCCGAAGCACCTGCTGCTGCAAGACCAACAGGAATACCTTCACCAACTTGACGTATAGCTAATTTTGTATAGAAATCTGCTTGTTCCATTCGTTTATCAAACTCAGATTTTAGCTTATTACGCTTATCAAGAGATTCCTTATACATATCTAGAGCTTTATTATAGCCTTCTTCAGAAGCAGCTAAACTTAAAGCAACAGCACCAACGTTGGTAGGGTCTATCTGTCTATTAGTTTTTTCTTGAGCTCTAGCTGCTTCAGCAGATACAGAAGCCTGAGAAGTATAAAATACTGTGTTGATAGCATCAATTACTGGCCCTAAGTATTTAGCAGCAGCCTGCTGAATCTTTCTCAGTGCGGCATCAGCATTAGCGGCAAATTGCTCCCACGGAGTTGCACGTAAAACTTCATCTAAGTAACCAAAACGTTTAGTAGACTCTGCTATAACAGCATTAGCATACGCCTGCTGTTTCTGGAAAGTAGTAAGACTATTAACGTTATAAGTTATACCCGTATTAGCAGCATTCAACTGTTTAACATAGTCAGCATACGCGTCATTAAGACGGATAGTAACACCAAGTTCATCCAGAAGTTCGATTTCTTGTTTAGATACACCTTTGATTACACGGTTAAGTGCATCAGTCATATCTACACCAAGAACAGCAGCAGCACGACGAGCTACTAGACCAAATTTATTAAGTTGTTCAGCATCAAAACCGTATGCAGAAGCAGAGGATGCTTGTCTCATAGCTTCTTCAAAGGAAATAGCGTACCCAGCTGCCTCTTGTAGTGACCTAGCTAGGGACTGAACAGGGGTACCTGTCTGAGTACCTACTATAACACCAAATTTTTCTAGACGATTTAGCTGGTCACCTAGTTTAAGTTGTTCGAATGCAGATTGCAAAACGAAGATGTTGGAAGCAAGAGCTGCGTACATAATAGGTAAACTACCACCTATCTTAGCCATTGCTGCAAAATCACGAGTTGCACCGCGTGCTGAACCAGAAGTATTACCAATAGCCCTAGAAGCTCTACCAGCAGCACCAGTAGTATCGTTAAAGCCTTTAGTTGTGCCACCTAAAGCTCTATTAGTATCGTATAACCTATCTTGAACTTTCTCTGTTGCAGCTGCAACATCATTACCCATTGCTTTAACAGATTTAGAAACTCCGTCGAATCCAATTTCTAGCTTATCTGTTACTTCAATAAGTTGGATAGCCAGGTAATCTAGCTTATCACCAATACCATCAATAGATTTAGTGATACCAGCCATACCCCTACTAGCCTGCATTTTAGTAAGACTTTTTGCTGCTCTATCTGCCGCCCTCTCAATGGAGTATAGAGTTTTGGGCATTTTACCTAACTGCTCATTTGTCAGTTCGGAAGCAGCAGCAGCATTTTCTAACGCATCAGATACGTTTTCAATAGACTTTGCAGTACGAGTTGCCCCCTTCTGTTTAACGTCTATTAGTAGTTCTCGTATTAGCTTATCAGTCATGTTTTATTTTTCCCAATAAAAAAGCTCTGGGCATATCACCCAGAGCCAAGCCTCATCGTGGAACGCCCCATTGGAGGAAACTTTTACCGTGCTCGAGATTTAGCATGTGGCTTAACGTTAGGTATTCTACCGTTTTGCGGCTTATGCTTCTCAGCACGTTTACGTGCAGCGTCTACAGCTTTAGCATCAAATATATTGATAATGTGTAGAACAAATTCTTTTTCTATAGGATCAGTAATCCCATAAATATCAAATAAAACACCTAAAGCAGCCTTGTCTTTACCTATAAAGATAGGGAAGTCACCAGGTATGAAACAGTCAACTAGACTATTATAAATATTCATACTAATAGCTACAATAGGTGGAAAGTCTTCAAGTTCAACAGGCATAGCCTTAGGATCAGGTTCTATACCCATTGACTCACAAAGTATTAAATATTGTTGTTTAGTCATTTTAGATGCTGAGCTTTTAATACACTTATCGGCAAAATCAGCAACAGCATCTAGTAGTTCTTTACGCTTTTGAGCTACGAAAAGTGTCGAGGTGGAACACTGTCTGGTTGATCCAAGAATCAAACGCAGCAGAGTTCTGCATAAGCATTACAGCATTATCATGACTAAATGGAACTTCAGTAGTAGGATCAGCATCTGTTTCAATCAGCATCAGCTTTTCAACGTCGCCTACAGTCAAACCAGTCCAACCTTTAATTGCAGCATCAACGAAAGCTTCAATAAACTTATCGTCATCCTGTACTTGTATCAGCGTACCATTAACCCATTCGTCACGTTTAGCAGAAGAAATAACACGTTTAGAGGTAGCACGAGACATATAGTTAAGTTCTAGCTTAAAGTTCGGCATACCTGGGTATGAAAGAGTAATAGTGCGGGTATCAAGAGTAATATCTTTTAAATTAATCATTTTTAATTTCTCCAAAGAAATCTATTCTCACGGGGTCTGAAGAAGCAGTAGGTATAATATCCCACTCAACTTTATACACATCTGAGAAATCTAGGCGTTTTGTAATACGTGCTAAAGGGAATGTTATAGAAACATACTTATTTTTAATAATTAGTGGAGTTCTTGTTTCAGGGTCTAGATTCAAGGACTTATCTCCTACCAATCTCTTAACGTAATAGAAAGCTAGTGTTGCGGAAGCATTCATTTCATTGACATAAGCTCGTTTATTAGTATAAACTTTGTTTATATCAAATATACTTCTATCTTCTCTCCAAGAACATTGTTGTTGGAAGGACATAGATGCTGAAATTAATGCCGGCAGCGGCGCGCTATTAGTATACACAGCTGGAGGACTATACGGAAGTACTTCACCTTGTGTAATTGTATATCCATCACGGAAAGTAGATACTTCAGAGAATTTTCCAGACTCAATACCAACATTTAGAATTGGTACACTCTTATCTAGAGAAAAATCAACTGTTGATACATAACAGTTTTCGAAATAAATACAGCTATTATTATAATTAATAATATACATATTGAACATAATAGGTTCAATATTGGGAGTATTTCTTGGCAAAAATAAAGAATTTCCCTCGCGCGTGAATCCCATCCAATCAAAGAAATTAGATTCAATAAGCGTAGTACTGAAATTTATTGCCAATGAAATAGATGAAGGATCTTGAGCATTAATAATAGAGTCTGCATAGTTAGTACGATTATGGATAGTACGTCTAAGAGTCTTAAACTCTTGAAAAGACGTACTAGCATCATAATTAGAGAGGGCATCGAAATGATACCCCCTACCATCGTACTCAATAACTATTTTAGACTCTCGCATGAGAGAATAAAACATTTAATTAACCACCTGTTACAGTAATCTGTTTAGTACCTTTAACTCCAGAACCATCCTTAGCAGTAGCTTCTACAGTTACTTCACCAGTTTTAGTGGTGTCCGCAGTTAATAGGCCAGATTCTGGATCAATTGTAGCTGCATCACCGGCAGTGATAGCCCAAGTAACTTCCTTATTCTTTGCGGAAGAAGGAGTAACTTCAACACTCATTTGAAGAGTAGCCGAGTTATTTACTGTAGTAACATCACCAGCAGATTTAACAGTGATTGCGGTTACAGCATTAGTAGCACCATCACCATTAACAATCAAGTTATTAATAGTTGTTTTGGTATATTTACTAGAGAAGCCTAAGTAACCTTCATCACCAGCATCCAGATCAGATGGAATAGCTTTAAACTCTACTGAAGTACCCAGTACATCATCAGTTTCAATAGTAGGAATATTAACGTGTGCTTGTTTAGCTACCAGAATAGCCGCAGGACGTTCTTCATCGTACTCACCACCAAGTACTAGAGCAATTTCGAAGCGGTTAACTACCTTCAGAGTTTTGATAAGATCTTTATACAGCTCCATAGAACCAAGAGATTTATCATTCAGATAAGCAGTTAATGAGCCAGTTAGTTCAAATGCGCCAGTAAATGAACCGATCGGAATATTTACACGGGACATAATATTCGGGGTTAGATACGTGATGTTATTATTAATGGTGAAAGTACCACCAGTAATAGGTATGTCATAAGACTTATTGGTATCCATGTCCTTGATCTTCAAGATCGTTAGTTTGTTCTTAATATAAGAACCCTGGATAGTCATATAAGTTTCATCATCAATACCTATTTCATCCGGATCAAATGGTTGCGCATCCAGAGGAATAAGCTGATTACCATTACCAGACCAAGTTACACGACCAATATCTTCGATATCAACGTTAACCTCTGCCTGATTAATCTGACAGGAATCAATATAACTCCATGCTTTATCAGTCAGAATATAAATATGTAACATTGCTAACTCATGATAGGAGTTATCTTTGAAGTTAACCATGAAGTTAGTTGTGTTATTGTGTGCCCCTGTATTACCTTCTAAGTTAATAGCTTTACCGCTAGAAAGTGCATGCCATAACATATAGTCAGGAACAATTTGTTTGCTAGTAGTTTTATCTTTATACGGTAGGATGTAAGTAGAAAAACTCCACTCAGCTGCGTTTAAAGAGTCGTTAAAACGTTTAGAACCACGAGTTGGACGCGGACCAGCTTCATTAACAGTAATATCTGTTGAGTTACTGTCCTGACCCCAAGAAATATCATCCTGAACTAGAATCTCTTGCGTGTTGGTCTTATTATGACCAGTCTTAACCGTAGACACGAAGATTCGAGTATTACGTAATAGTTGTAAAGACATTTAATTATTTTCTCCTAATCTGTAACTTATCTGCGAAGTGACCTACGTGGAGGCTGATACCTCACTGTTACATTTATTTCTGCTAAACCATATGGGGCCAGTAGACCCTCATCTGTACTAACTGATGTAATGATCATATCAGTTGCCTCACATGGGAAGGTCGATCCATTAGGTTTACTAACAGTATATTCTAAATTTCCACCTGTGTCAATAACGGTTTTTATATCCGCTACGAGTTTTTCAAGTTGCTCTTGAATGTCTGTTTTCTCTTTATCGTACACCAGGATTGGAAGTTCTAAAAACATCCACTGTTGGCCTGAAGGAAGATACTGCCCAGTTTCAGTTCCGATATGAACTGCTACATAAGGAAACTCTCGTATTTCCTCAAATTTATAAGTTTGACGAGAAACGTTTCCGTATAGATTATTAAAATATTCGTCAGGTTGAGAACCATCCATTTGTTTAGAGATTCGGTCAACCATAGCTTGTGCAATACTTGTTCTATGATCCATTTATTAGGTTCCTTGATTAACCTTAATTTTATATCTGGAGTGAATCAGGTCTCTTGCAGCTTTTGCTATAGCCTCACCAATAAGTTTTTGTGGGTTTCTAGCGCCAGGATAAGGTCGTAGAGATAATCTTCTATATGTAGATACTGCAGGATTAAATACTGAATATGGACGTACCATATAATTATATGTAACATTTAATTCAGGAGCACCTTTGCTAGTTCCAGCATCTCTAAGCATAACATCTTTAACTTTTAGAGAATTTGCAAAACGACCTGTTCTAAATTTAAGTGGAGCTCCTGCTTTTTTCATATCCTTTATTAAGTATTCTTTAGCAACCAATTCCAGAATAACCTTCATATTACTATTTGATACAAAACGGCCAGAAGCACCTGTTACTGCACCAGAATATCCATCTTCTACGTCTCTAGGATCCCCAAAGTTTACTTGAACTCTGCCAGTAGAACGTTTTTTACCTACAGAGGATTTTTTACCAGCGGTTGCTTGAATAAGACTTTCTAAAGCACCTAAATCTCCAGAAAGATCTAAACTAGAGGATACAGCTTTTAATATAGAAGCTGTTCTAATGTTAAGGAGATCTTGTGATACAGGTTTTGAGAATTTAAAAGATACCTGAGCAACAGTACCATCTCTAGTAGGATCTTTCAGTCCTGTTTCAACAGAATATACAACAGTATTCTTATTGTTCTCGGAACGTCCAACATTATCTAGCTGCTCCTTAATAATTTGTGTAGCTAAATCAGAAAGAGACATTATACTCTCCTGTAAACTTCAATAATAGTACGAATATGCTCTGGAATACCAGACTTAGTATTATTAAAAGTAACTGTTTCTCCACCAATTGTTTTAGCTTGGCGATAATCCTGTTTGTGCCAATGATCTACTAGCATACATGCTGCAAGTTTGAGATCCTCAGGTATTGGATTAAATCCACCTTGTGTGTATTCTACATCCATATAACCTTCTGGAGGGTTAAATTTAAGAAGTATAACCCCATCAGAATACAACTTATACTGTTCGGGATCTATCTCCTTGTCGTTAATAGTCATTTTGGTTACTGAAGTAGCCGAGGGAGAACTTAAGAAGTATTTTTTACGAGTAGGTTTTGTATTGATTAACTGGTCTACCGCATCAGCATCATCCATACCTAGGAGGCTAGTAATCAGCGCATTGGCAGCAGTAATCATCATTTCTACTCCAGATTCTAGTTCAGGTCGTTTTAACCCGCCGTATAATCTATAGTCTTCAGCTGTGATTATTTGCATTTATTTTTCCCAATAAAAAAGGAGAGCCGAAGCTCTCCTTATCGGCTGAAAAGCCTGTATTAAGATGCAGCGTAAGCACCAGATACAACGCCATTTGCAAAGTAACGTTGCAGGTTAACACGCTGAGTAACGTAGTATGCGTCACGCTGTTTACCAGCTTGGCGCTCACGTTCAACAGTAACAGCACGCTGACGTGGCATTACGAAGTTATCTTTATAAACAATAACTGCGAACTCTTTATCAACCGCTTTAGCTGGGAAGTATTCAGAAACTACAACTGGCAGACCATAAATACGACCAACCTGACCCTGCAGTTTAACAGCATCGTTACCAACCTGTGCAACATCCTGCCATTCTTCATCTTCCAGCAGATCGTAGTAAGCATCCATAGATACGATCAGTACCAGTTTGCTCAATTTCAGACCATGACGGCCAAGTTTACGACGCAGTTTAGAAATAGTTTTAGCAGTTACCAAAACAGTACCATCAGCTTTAGCTTCAGTAGTAACTTTAGCACCATCTTCACTAGCAAGAGTCAACAGACCTTTCGGCTGACCAGTACCATTACCAGTCATGAACGCTTCTTCGATAGAAACGGCATGTGCTTCGATCAGACGCTTACGCAGCAGAGGCAGCAGGGAGAAGATTGCATCTTCTTCAGTTTCATCAGTGATGAAGGACTTAGCAGCCAGCTTGTAAGTTTTGAAACTAATCTCAGTCAGAGTACCTTTAACTTCGTCACCAACAGTTTCGTCAGTACCGAATTTGGAAGCATCTACCCAAGTAGCTTTTCCAGCTTCTGGTTCAACCAGCATAGTAAGAATTTTGCTGGACATTGGCAGTTCATCGAACAGTGCGCCAACTACTAATTCTTTCTGCAGGTCACGGATAATACGAGTGGAGAAGATAGTTTCATATGCTTCGCTAGACATAGAAACGGAAGAAGAACCATTAACAGCCTTAACGTGGGCTTTACCATGTTCAGTTTCAAATACATCCTTCTCCATCATATAAGACAGAAGAACCAGTTTTTCAACTTCATCTTCAAAAGCTTCCTGAGTACCATACAGTGCTTTAGCTACGCTATCACCGACGAAGGAACGTCCTTCACGAGCTGCCAGCAGAGATTTGATTTCGTCCTGAAGACCAACAATAGTTTCCTGCTGCTTTTCTACAGTCTGTGCGAACAGTTCTGCACTCTTTTTAGATTTTTCATCCAGGGACTTAACCAGTTCCAGAGCTTCTTCTAGCTTCTGACGATCTTCGCCAACTGCTTTAGAAACCAGATCATTCATACGAGCCAGTTCTTTTTCTTCCTGCTCTTTGCGCATACGTTCAGCTTCAGCAGCTTTCTGAGCAGCGGTCAGACCTTCCAGAGATTTAGCCAGATCACCCAGACCAAGTTCTTCTTTCAGCTTATTAATATCAATAGTCATTTTTAAATAATTCTCCGTTATTCTTTAACGTAGCCTAAAGCTATCGCAAGTTTTTCTAGTTCAGAAAGATTACGTTCTTGAGCTGGGACAGCTTTAGAACTTATTGCAGTAAAAGATTTACGCCATTCAGTATAATCATGGCCATTCATGCTCTTAGCGAGATTGAATGTTGAGTCCTGATTACAAGGTACAGAAACTACCGAAACTTCGTATAGTTCTAAATCTTTAATAATAAATATATCAGTAGCTTCATCCCACTCTGCATCTAGGCAGCGGAATCCGATACTAAAAGTTTTCAGTACACCGTTTTTAATTAGTGAAAAGATAGCCGGGTCAGAACTTTCATAGATCTCGCATTCTATTTCGAGACCCATTTCAGTAGGGTTAAGATCAATACACTTACCGATTGGACGACGATGATCGTGTCCGAAAAGAATAATCGGGTTTTTCATATAGTTAGTAAGTGCATTAGATGTTTTCCACGCAGAAGCAGGAATTACATCACCAGCGCGATCTTTACTAATTGTATTAGCGAATCCACGGATTTTTACAACGCCCTCTTTGGATTCGCTATCAATAGATTTAATATAAGCATCTAAATGAACGGGTGCTGATTTTAACTTGTTATAGTCAATAGCAGCTTGTGTCATTTATTAGCCTCCAGGAACAGTAGGATTAACTGTCACAGCACATGTAGCAGAGTCCTTGCTTACTTGCTTACTATCTGTTACAGTTACTTTATAGGCTCCAGAATCCTCCGTAGCTGCTGCAGGCTTAGTATAGGTAGCTCCTGAAGCACCAGGAATAGGAGAACCATCTTTAGTCCATGTATAAGTATATGGACCAGTACCACCAGTTGCAGTAACAGAAAGTGTTAATGCTGCTCCCTCTTCAACTGACATGCTCGCAGTTAAATCTTTAGAAAGAGTTAAGGGTGGAGCCGGTGGAGCAGGAGGAACTGCTTTACCATAAGCCTCTACAAATTTCTTCCATACTTTACGGTTAGTATGCGCAGATGAAAGCCCTAGTTCTCTACGCAGAAAAGCATAGCTAGGAACATATTTATGCGCAGCAACCGTAGCAAAGAAGATATGAGATTCTGGCAGTTTTTCACCAAAAATGGTCTTTAGACCATTATAATCAATCATTCTTTATCTCCCTCGGTGGAACCTTGAGGTCTACCACCTTCTTGACCAGATACACCTGTTGCAGAACCAGCAACGTTAGCAGGAATACGAATCCTATCCATCTGCTCATCATCTAAAGGTTCAAGGTTCAGCTCTAAACGAGCTTCGTTACCAGTCATAATACCATTATTAACCAATGAGGTTAAATGTTTAGCCTCAGCTTCTTTATCTGGTGTTAATGCAGCTACCTCCTTAGTATTAGGGGTAATCTTATAACCAAAAAAGAAAGTAAGAGAACTAGTCAGTTTGTTCAGCATAGGAATGATAGTCATATAATAGAACAATTCGATGTTTGGTCGAATATTCGCATTATTACCACCATCAAGTAGTACTTGCGGAACTCCAAAGGCTAGACAAATAGATTTATTAAATCCTTCGATGTCTTCCTTAAAGTCTAGATCTTTAAAAGAGGATATTTGGGAGTACGGTTTAGCTTTCATACCACCATCTAGAATCAGGACAGAAGACTGACCCGTACTAGGATTATAATCGAGTTGTAATTCTTCTTGTTTACGCTCACGCAATTTCTTGTTCAGGATTTCATCCGTCTCAAGAATAAGACCAATCACGGTTCCGTTATCGAGGAATTTCTCTTTAAAGTTAAGCATCTTAGAACGCTTCTCAAGAGAATCAATAACAGTAGCAACACGAGATTGTCCAGAAATTTGAGAGTTTGTGCCACACACGTAACTGTTATCCTTTATAAAGATAATCTCATCTACGCGATAGTCTATCTGATTATTAAATGTAAATTTTTTGATAAACTTATTGGCATCTGCCTCGACCTGCATAAGAGCAGCCGGGACATGGTAAAGCGATGTGCCATCCCAATAGATGTATGCACAACCTTCAAAAAGTAGGTCAGTGACTACAAGTCTACGGAATGTGCTTATATCCATGAATGGATTAGGTCGTACATTTAAGAGAGTGTCTAGAGTCTTTGTTTTGACGCCATTAGCGTACGTAACAATATTATATTTATCTCCGACAGTATAAGAACACTCCGCCGCACTATCTATAACCATATTAGCAGTTCTATTGAGAATCTCAATTTTACTGTAGGCTTGTCCAGTGGTAAAAGGCTTACGGTTAGTGCGATGACTAACTGGTTCCATGTCTCTTATAATACGTTGACCCGGATTTAACTTTTCAGTAATCCAGCTTTTTAAACCCATTATAAGAACCTTGCGAATCCTGATTTTATTTCAGTCTTGACTTGTGTCTTTTCTTGAGGATTCTGTAATTTGTCTTTCTGCTTTTGAACCCACACTTTTTGCTTATTAGCAGAAAATAAAGGAGGTTCTTTCGTGTAAACCTTATGTAATAGTTGGTGATGGTGCTGGCACAATGTTACCACGTCCCTAACTAACTCATGCTCATATTTCTTGTAGAATGCTTCCCTATTTGAAAGGACGATATTCTCATCAGTGAAATCCAGCTGGAGTTCTTTAGCAAATTTTTTTATTAGCTGAGATATAGTATGATAGTGATGAAGTTCTAGGTCTTCACTACTACCACATATAGCACAGCAACCATCCTTACTATACCTAGATTTTATACCATCCCTCATTATGGAAATGGCATCACGTTTGTACTTAGTATTAGTGGCCATACTCCTCCAATCCAAAGCTATTTAGAAAGATTACTATATCCTCAGGAGCAACATTAAAAAATTCCGTGCTTCCTGTAAAATTAGAAAACCCACAGTTTTTATTATAATATTCTCTGTGAACTTCCTTTTCTAAATCTAAAGCAGTCTCTCTATCTGGCAGATGATACATGGTGAACAAGTACAGGTCAGAAAATCCAGATTCTCTTTTAACTTCATTCAACCGTTTCTCGGGATATAAGCTTATGCCTACTTTAGTACCGCTAGAGAAGGACATGATATAGAGGAATCCACCATTCTCCCACTTAAGAGAACAATAAGGACATCTCTTACCTTGAGTCAATCCATCTAAGGTAATGAAACAGTCATGCCCATTATTGCAGCGTAGATGTAGTTTTGTTTTAGCATTAGTATAGCTGCTTAACAGAGTATACCCTATATTAGATATTCTGTTACTAACTTCATCTAACGATATTGTATTATTGGAGCAGTGTGGACAACCTCTCCTCATATGGAGTATAGAATGTGGTGTTGCTTCCCAAACGTGTGCTCTCTGGCATTTAAATACTGTTTTTGTACGTTGGTTTACATATTCACCGACAATTTGGATTCCACGATCAGCTAATCTAATATTTATATCTTTTATTGTTAGCTTTTGTCGACCCATAGAATCTCCTACACCCCATGTAGAGTATTAATTTTTCTTGTTTACGTTCTATTATGGGAGAAGTTCTCCCGATCAATGAATATAGTATACATAATCGTATCGAATTTGTAAAGGGGATTTTAAAATACAGGAATGGGATACCAACTGAGTAGTATCCCATCCTATACTTATTTATTTACCACGGGAAATAGAGTAAATTCCATAGCGGAGCGCATCACAAAGGTGAGAGTTAGCATCATGACGTGGTTTTTCACGTGATAATTTCTCTTCACCCTCTTGGAAATCCCACTTATAGTTCTGCAATGCATGGATTAATGAGGAACATGAAGCATCTACAATAATCTTGCCCTGCTGGAATAGTGCTTGCAAGCATGCTAGACCATCTAGGACAGATTTTTTAGCTGGAGCTGATGCAATTTCATGCTCATAAGCTAAGTCCTGTCGGAACTGGGCTGCTGCAGAGTCAACAAAAATACGATCAACTTTATAACGATCTATACAGTGCTGAATATAAGCAGCATGCTGAGCTGTAGTTTTCTCCGCCTGCTGGTACTCTTCTAGTACATAGTAAGTATCCGTGTCGTAATGATATTTAATAGTAAGAACTGCTGTAGGATCACGATAACCAACGTCAATACCAAGCAACGTTTCAAATGCTTCATCATCTTTAAAGAAGTGACGCATACCTTTGAGATCTTTAACATGATCTATAGCATTAAAGGTATCAAATATCTGTCCTTCGAATACAGAGAAGTCAGCCTCGTATTCTTGGCGGAAGTAGTTTTTACTAACTGTACGACGTGCTTCCTCAATGTCATTCAGATCAGCACGTGGGTTATCACGATATGTACCATGAATAGATACCCAGTTAGGTAGTGTCTCGTTAAATCCTTTCTCATAAAACTCTTTGAACCAGTTACCACCACGAGGGGTAGAAATGAAAAGAGCCTTAGAGTTTGGTTTATCTAGGGTTGGACGAAGCTGAATATCGAATGCAGCACCACCAACGTCAGAGATTGCGGCTTCATCAAAGATGATGAAATCATAGGAACGACCAACTGCGGAGTCAGCCTGAGCAGCAGAAGCTAATTTGAACAGAGAACCGTTGGCCAGCTCAATTTCTTTATCTTTGGCATTCTCACGCTCAGTCTGCAATCCATATTTTTTAATTAGACCACGAATCTGTGACCAACCGATGTTTGCTAGTGAGTAGTTAGGTGCAACTACCAGCACTTTTACATTAGGTTCTAGCAGTTTTAGGAACCCAAGTGTATATGCGATAAATGACTTACCTACACGACGTGATACACAAGCAGTTACGAAACGATGTCTAGGGTCTTCTAGGGCATTAATAATTGCTATTTGAGGACCATTAGGTGTAATACCTTCTTGTGCTAGTATTCCCGAAACAGGTAGACGAAAGAAACGCTTATCTATTCCGAAATCAATAACATCTACTGTGTTAACATAGGGTCTTGACACTTCCATTACTTCTTACCTCCAGTAGCTAGGGAAGTAATTAAGTCCATGTAGTTTTGATCCCCAGCTCCAGCAATAATATTATTCTGGATGTTAGTCTGATTAGCAGGAGCTCGAACGGCAGCTTTAGCTTTTTCTAACTCCACCATCATTTTCATTTCTTCCATCTTCATTTTGTGAGCTTTCCAGAGAATATCCATAATATCCTGGTCAGATCCCATACCCGTTTCTTCAAGTTCTTCCAGCTTACGCTTGATAACCTCATCAAGAACTCCAAACAACTTGTCACGGTTGCGGAACCCACTTTCCATAAAGATATCATTGAGGTAGTTCTTAACTTCCCCACGATTCATAATATCCCTGAATGCAATTTCCGACATACCAAGACTACGGGCAGCCATGCGTACATCGCTACCGCACTGTAAATAAGCCTCGATTACATCCATGCCTTCAGGGGACATAAGATCTGGTACTAATACATCATTTGCCATATTTCCTCCTTTAGGTAAGGCGTTGAACTGTTACTCTTAGTCTAGGCAGGAAAACTGCACTACCTAAACTCACGTGCATAACTACCCCTAGCTCTACATTTCCATTTCCCAGGTTTTTAACGGTGTATATAAAACTATTCCTGCTTAGAGCATTATTAGGGGTGTATCTAAAAGCTGCTGTAGTATGAAAAGGTACTAGGTAGCCCACAGGTAGCGTTAGAATCTGGTGGAATATTGCATCTCCATTACCATAACTATGCGCTTTTCTTCCTTGTACTTGAAACACCCTATCATTCCATGTATTAGCAGGAACACCTGCACAGTTAAGGTTACCGGATATAACTTCAGTAGTAAGAATAACTGTAGCATTACCGCCAGGGATACCTAACCCAATAGTTGATAAACCAACATACCTGTCGCCAGTTCCGGGATAGTAAGGAGTAATATCATCTCCCATATAAGAACTACCCACATTTCCACCAAAAAGTCGTAGTGGAACTGCTGAGGGTCCCCAAACAACTCCATGCTCATTACCAATAGTATTATCGTTAGAGTTTACATACCACTGTTTACCTACTCCGAACTTATAAATGCTAATCTGTGATTTAGCTCCTCCATAATCTACAGGAGACCACAATCCTCCATTACTAGACCCTACAAGTTCACATCTTGCCGTGGTATCACCAAAAACTCCAGTATACGCTGCGTTATTTCCGATGAATTCCATATCTGGCCTATAGCCTAAGTTACCAAAAGCATTCTGGTTAATAAACTTATACCCGGTATTAGGGAGACTCACCCCTTTAATTATGAAATTAGAAGGAGATATAAGAATATCAGAACCAGTAAAGGGGTTGCCGGAAATACTCATACCACCATTCGAGTACCTTAAATTAAGAACATACCAAATAACCTTAGTAGGAGTTATATTATACCAATCCTGTATTACTGTAGGGTTGCCAGACTGATTGGCCAGATTAGTAGTAGACCCTCTACAAACAAATCTGTTCCCGCCGTCGTGGTACATAGTATTTACATTGCCTGGGAGCCCTTGTCTAACCCCACCATATCCACGTATATTAGAATTGCAGACATAAAACCAATCATGCCCTCTATGCGCTGCTCCTAGAGGCGACATCCATCCAGGATCCCAATAGTACGGGTTATTCCCATCTACAGGTACTGTGCTACTGTTAGTAGGAAACCCTAATTGTGCAAAAGCTTCTGCAACAGTAACACCTACAGGAGCTCCCGCACCAGGCCTAACTATACCATGGTAGGTACTATGTAACGTAGTACCACCTGTGCCACTCCTAGAGATAGATTCTTCGTGCCCTATCGAGGGGTTATAATTATAAGTTCCAGATGCGAGGCTGTTACCAAATGCAAATCCACTGGTTTGAGAAACACTAGCAAAAGATCTAAAGGGACCTGCTTGAGTAGCAACTATAGTTTGACCAACTTTACTCTGAGTACCATTAAGAAAAGCCCTATGAGTACCATTAATCTCAATAGCAGTTAGTATAACTCTACCTGGGTCGTTGGATTTAATATTTATTATGTCAGAGGGCATCTGACAGACAAAAAACCCATTCCCGGCATCCCCTAATCCTGCCTCATAAGTACCATCAACTAGAACAAATGGCATATCACTATGAAAAATACTATTATTATTTGGACTATAGTGACGATTAATGTCACCCCCAGATTCAGTATTTAAAGATAGTACGGTCTTACCATCGCTATATTTTCCAGCGAAAAAACCCATATAATCTCCTATTATAAAAATGTATTTGCTTTCATCCCTCTATTTTGCTATAATAAATTCATAAATTAGAAATGGAGAGATAAATATGAAAAAGTTTGTAATTGCACTAGTTGCCGCAGTTATGTTATCTGGTTGTGCACCTGCTCCCAAACCATTTTGTACTGGATTTGTAAAATCTTTTGGAGGTGCCGGAGAAGAACATTACGGCCTCAAGGTTCAAAAAGTTCGTATTAAGGGAGATCGCTTTCCAGTAGTACAGCTCCGTACTAAGTTTGGGTGGTGGGATCTCAGTCAGTTTGACCTTAAATACGGTGATTGTAAATTTAAACTAGAGCAATCTAATTACTTGTAATTAGTATAAAGCAAAAAGACATCCAAGTAAACTAAATTTTTTATTTCTTGGACGGTATACTGGCAGAAAACACTACATAAGAAAAGTAGAAGTCCTTCTAGGAGTTCACAGGCACGGTTGGTTATGCCCAAATTATAAAATATTTTAAAATACCACATTTATAGGAGCATGAAAGATATGTCAAACAAAAGAAAGAGCAGACGTGGAGAAGTGTACGATAGCTGGATTAATAGCTTTGGATTCGGAACTATCCTATTCTTTATTTTCGTAGGTTTTTGGTTAGCAGCTATGGCGGGGTGGATTTAATGGAATGGGTAATTATTGCATTACTAGGGATTGTGATTATCGGGCAATGTATTTTAGATATTCACTTAGCTAGAATTGAAACTTTATTACTGGAGAAGCGTAAATGATGGAAGTAGTAGCTACATTAATAGTATTAGTAGTTTGGGCAGCTTTCATTATTTCTTACACCGCGTATGTTCGCCTAAAAACTCTAGAAGCTCAGGTAAAACAGCAACAATTTGCTATAGAAAAAGTAGTAGAACTGCAACGTTGTGATAGTACCCGTATTCTGCAAATTGAGAGGGAATTAGATGTTTAGTATTATAATTGCTTTTATTATCGGGGTAATCGCGGGAGTTTTCGGAATGACTGCGGCTATTAACAAGCATCGTAAGTATACTGCGGAAGTATCGCGGGAGATTGCGGAAAGGGAGCGGAAGTTTGAAGAGAAACGTGCGGAGTTTGAGCGGGAGTGGAATGATGGTTCTCGGGCGTCGCGGAAGAGATTTCGTGAGTTTAGACCTGAACATAGGTTTGATGACCCTTCTATGCGCTAATTGGGAAATCTCGAAATTTCATAAGATTACACATGGGGGTTCATGGTGAAGAATAATCTAAATATACAGGAAATACAAGAAGTATTTGCTTATGATCCCGAAACTGGAGTTTTTACCTGGAAAAGAGGCAATCGTAAGGGTAAAGAAGCAGGTACTTTAAATAGGGGATATAGGCAGCTTAAGTATCGAGGGTTTAAAGCTTATGCACATCAAGTAGCTTTTGTTATTATGGAGAATAGATGGCCAGCGGAATGTGTAGACCACATAGATAGGAATAAACTAAATAATAGATGGTCAAATTTAAGAGAGGCTTCAATTACAGAGAATAATCATAATGGCAGAATCTCAAGAGCATCATCAGGCTATCTAAATGTTACATGGCATAAAGAACTTCAGAAGTGGATGGTAAGATTACATGATAAACAGGGGCTGATAAGGGGTACTACTAAGTACTTTCCCTATAGCGGATTAGAAGATGCCGTAAATTATGCAAATTTACTAAGAAGGACATTTCATGGTGACTTTGCAATACAGGAGATGTTCAAAGGAAGTATACCAGACGTTGCCCAATTAAACAGTTAATTAGCGCTAAAATGACTTTTGCCAAATTCTTTGGATTACGTACGCGTGGGTGGGTGCAGTGGGTTGGGCGAAAATACTTAGTCTGCTAACCGCCACCCCCGTTACTATTACCATGCTAACTGTTTCATCCTGCAACCATTTTAATTGCAGGATGAAACTATTTCAACTTTAATTATTACGCGACTTTTAGTTTCTCAATATATTGTTGCGGGCTGCAACTATATTCTGCGCGTTCTTCCTCGGTCATACTTTCCCAACATAATTGCAGGCGGTCGGCTAGGAATTGATAATCATTATCATCGTCGAGCGATTCATCAATAAAGGTTTCACCTATCAATGTAACCCCAATCGATAGAATATCGTTAATAGCTTGCGCGTCCAGCGTTTTAAATCCGTATGACGCCGCCGCTGATAGCACGCCTTTATGATCATCAATCATCGTAAAATCAGCGTTTGGATATAGCTGTTTAAATAATTCAAAATAATAAGATTTATATACCGCGTCCTTACTGTGGTATATCTCGCTAACTTTATCAGCCTCAAAATATTTGTGTAGTGTATCACGGGAAAACACGCGGATATTACTATCACCACGACCGCGCAACCCTTGTTTACGCAAATAATAATAGTCCGACTTGCTCATTAGTCGAGCGGTGCAAATAATGTTTAAAGTATTTGCGTCATTCATGCACTGGCGCATATATGTAACAAGGGGCAATAGTGTATCTTGCATTATTAAATCATGTTTGCAGGCTTCATTTTTATACTTATTTAAATCTAAATTGCCCTCGCTATCAAAGCAAGGCGCTACACGATGAAACGAATTAACGATAGTGCCGTCCAGATCCCAGATCATGACGCGGGAAATATGCGGGAAATTACGGGTAATATTCGTTTTAACTTGATTCATTTTATTACGTTCTCCATTTGAGGGATTAGATTAATTCAGCATTACCCGCTAGTAAATAGCGGGTAATAATAAATTAACTATTAAAGGCCATACGCAAGCGCGTCAGCGATAAAACTAACATCCTCACCTGATACATAGGAACGAATACCCGCACAAGTATATACTTTTGCACTCATCAATTGATCATCTAGGCAAGCGGGGCAAGGCGCAACCACTGCGAAAGCTAAACCGGATTTTACCGCGTCGATGATAGTCGTTTCTTGTTTCATCGTGTCAACATAAACGCCTGCGGCCTTAATGTAACTACTTGCGCGGCCTTGCGTATAGGCGAAAGTAGTGATCTGTAAAGCGTCGTTAAATTCGATTAAATCATCGACAACATGCCCCGCCTCGACGTGATAACGTTCGCCATTAGAATAAACCAGAACAATAGAAGATTGAGCGCGGTCAAATGGAATATTTTGCTTTTTCATATTTATATAACTCCAATTAGTTTAATAAGGGATATTAAATTCTTTACACTTTGATTTAACCCATTCTAAAAGAATAGATAAATCATAATTGCCTTTTGAAACATATTTATTTGTTATAGGGTTTTTAATTTTTGCCCTGTAATATTCTCCCGCTATGGGATCAACTTTATCAAGATAAATATATTTCGGTAGTTTATTACGCCTTTTATAATCACTCTTATTTGTCATATTAACAGCATGAGTAACTAGGCGTAAATTATTTATATCGTTGTTAACGGGGTAAGAAATTATTTTATGATCTATATCTAAATCAGGGTTAATTTCTTTATTAAATAAAACCCAAATTAAACGATGAGCTTTATATAATTCACCATTAATCATTACATCATAATAGCCTGTCTGATTTAATGTTCCCGCTACACTTCCAGCTTTCACACCGGGCTTACTTATTTTCCATCGTAAAAATGATGGGCTAGATTCATCATAATAAACATTCTCGTTAACTTCATTAAAATCTATTTCTTTTGCCATTTATAATCCTCCAATTAATATTGTCTCACTAATTGGAGGATTTAGGCAAATAAGATTTTAATTTATTGGCTTACTGTACAAAAAATTTACCGTTTTTAAAGTCAATCAAAGTGCGCTGACCGTTTGCATAGGTAATAATATGCGTTTGCGTCCAGCTTGACGCGCCAACGTTGTAGCCCATATCAAGCGACCCCGCCACGCCAGCGGTATAAACGCCGCCGTAAATGCTAGCCGTATGAGTATGACCAGTGTTAAGGCGTCCCAACTTTTTAAACTGCTTAGGATTGCCCCGACTGCCGTTAATGCCATTGTGACCGTGTACGCCGCATTCAATGCCAGCGATTTTAAATGATTGGTCTGTCGTCAGGAAAATAGCGTTAAATTCGCAACCTGCGACACTACGCAAGGCGTAATCTAGAACGTTAAAGGTATCATCCTTTTCAGCAATAGCGGCGTAAATCGCGGCATTTAGACGGTGATACAATTCCGCGTTTGCGGGATCGTCTTTAATGTTTGCGTTACGATCATCTAGCCAGCGTGAAAGAGCTAAATCGTGATTCGATTCAACAATAATTGTCTGCGAAAAATCGCGTTCCATTGACTCCAGCACGCGTCCAGTATCGATAAGATCATCCAGAACTTTATCACGTCCGGCGGCGTACTGTTTAGCAAGGAATACACCACTTGCGCGGTTATGATGATTGCGCGATGTAAAATCATGCACATCATGAATAAACTGATATTTCGGTTTAAGAATATCAAGCAAGCTGTTTTCACTAGCCCATGACGCAGCGGCGCAATCATCATCTAATTTTTCGGCGTGAATATCGCCATATTGCAAGCCTAGAACATGATCGGATGTTTCAAAACATCCGGTAGGCATAGCGCAAACATTCAAATCGTAGAACATGCCGCTTTCGTCCATTGTTTCAAGCTGGCGGCAATAAAATTCTCCGTCGTCGTCAAATTCTACTAGCAAAGCGCCGAAATTATGTAAAGCCTCGGCCTTTTGCCCTGCTTTCTGCTGAATGTAGTTTTTAAGCGTAGCCGTTCCGGTTGAGTACATACGGCGCACTACTTCACCTTTTAACGCTGGCACACTTTCAGCGGTGATTTTAGCATGACCGATTGCCAGACCTTCAATATTTAAAGCCGTGGCGGTTTCTGCGAATCCTGAAAGCGGATAATCTGCCGTTGGTAAAACGTTAATTTCAGCCATGAAAGCAAAGCGGCGATTATTCAGGAAAACATTTTTATCGCAAATATATTTATCGAAAGCTGAATCATATTTGATTCCTTCGCTACCTTCGCCGTTTTGGAATCCATTTTTATTATAAATGAATTTACTAACCAGCAATTCAGCACCGATATATTCAGCGAATTTTTCCAGACTTGCTAAAAAGTTTTTATGCGGGAAAGTATTATTTTGAATCGACGTTAGAATAAAACGGCGACCGGATTTAACTTCCCATTGTTCGACGGTACTAGAAACAATCCCCGCCGCTTCGGGGCGATCATCATTTTTAATCGCCTTTTCAGCTTTTGCCGCTTTCGGTTTCGCTGGCTTATTTGCTTCCAACCAGTCACAAATTGCGGTCGAATGTTTCGGCGTATCATAAACAGCTTTTGAAATATCGTCGCAAACTTCCAATTTAGTAGCGCGTAAACGCTTACCGTAGAAGTTAAAATCTGCGGCCATTTTCAAAATTTGAGCTTGTTTTTCTGCGGAAATAACCATGATAATAAAACTCCGTTAAAGGGATTAAAAACTTTTGTTATTGGCAATATTGCCAGATATAACGCCTTGAATAATAGGCGTTATAATTTGCAACATTTAACTAATCGGCATTAGGCTAGAACTAACACCACAAGCAACGGCGGCAATAAAACAAAGTAAGCCCAAACGCTTAGCTAATTTAGATTTACGTTTAAAATAATATGAATCTAAATCATTTTGAAAATAAGCGAACAATAATGAGGCCGCCATAATAAATAAGCCTAGAATTAAAGATTCAGTAGGAAAGAAAATCATTTTTAAAACTCCTGATTTAAGGGAAGAAAATAACTATCGCTAAACAGTTATATTATTGCCCTCCCACTAGGAAGGGCAAGGTATAACTATTATTCACCTGCGGCTTGTTTTACTTCATCGGCAACGCCTAACAGTTGCGCCACGGCGTCCAGTGTTTCCAATTTTGCACTTTCCAGTGATGCCAGATCGTCAACGTCTTTGATAATGCCTGAATCGATGGCATGTTTTGCAATAACACGCACATAATGCGCTTTACGGATGGAACTACCACCGCCAACTTTACGCGGCTTATCGCTTTTCTGATACGCTTTCGCGCTGGTCAATTTTGAGCGAACAGACACGGGGGAGGCCGCGCCAACTGTTTTCGCAATTTCTTTCAGGCCGTCGCTGTTGGCGAACTCTAATCCGTTTTCATTAATTAGCTGTTGATACATGGTAACAGCCTGCTGGGTGTTTTCTTCATTCCAAGCAAATTTTGCGGTTTTTTCGGTTTTAACGTTAGCCATGATTGTAACTCCTATCGATTTAATTTAAGGGATAAGATTAACATAATGTTAATCGTTATATACCCCGAACTACTGGGGTATATAAAAGTAACACTATAAACTTATGCTACAGCTTCCCATTTTTCATTGCGCTGGGCAACCTTTACAACGTCGCCGGATTTAACCCGAACGTTATAAACGGTTTTCCCGTTGTTACTCCGTTCCGTTTCAGCGTATACCGCATCAATTACATCAAACGGCATAAGCGCCGCGCCTTTAATGCGCTCGGCCTTTCCGGTTAATTCGTCCGTTTTAGTAACGAAAGGAATAAAAACGGATTGACCAATTTTTGGCGCATTAGTAACGTTTTTCATGGTATAAACTCCAATTTATTCAGTGGATTGTTCCGCATTACCTGCTAGAAAGTAACAGGTAATAAGAAAAAATCCGCTCGCCAATATAATCAATTTAAAGAACTCCACTCAGGCCGCTATATCCCAGTTAGGGGGCGGGACACATTATGGTAAGTGCCGACCGTCAAATTTTATCAAGTTATCGCTCTTATCGAACTGGGTACATCTTAAAGCCTATCGGCTAGGGTGTCAAACAGTTTTTTGCAGTTTTTTATGATTTTCTTTCAGGTCAATCATAATATTGCGCCAGATCATTTCTAAACCTTGCTGGCGGCCTTTCTTGTACTGCGCAAATCGGTATTTTACGGATTGCTGGGCTATTGTCAACAATTTTTTTGTTTCGCTATCTAGTGCCTTGCTAGGCTTGCCAGTTATTAAAAGCGTTTGTTTCATATCGTCGATTCCTTATAATATATAAGTTTACCGCCGATAGGCTTTAAGATATACCCAATTTTTAAAGAGCGTGGCGGTAAACTTCCCGCCGTGTAGTTCGTCATTGCCGCCCTACGAGATAAATAATAGCAAATACCAAAAATGGCGCAACCTTATTTTTGTAAAGAAACGTAAGTTTTACGCCTTTCTATAGTCCCCCTTATTTTGGTTGTTTTCGGCTTGAGTTACTAACCGTAAGTTATCAATAAAATTATTACTAGGGTTACGATCAATATGATCAATTACTAGTTTGCTATCTATTTTATAGTTAAATAATAACCACACAATACGATGCGCTAGGTAACGCTCTTTATTGAGCTGTACAGACCAATAGCCATCCTTTCTTTTAGTGCCTGCTACCCCATGAAAGGCGCAACCGGGGCGGGATACTTTCCACCGTAGGCAACTGGGACTAGTTTCATCATAGTAAAGATTATCTAGCACGGTTTCTAAATCAATATCTTTTGTTAACTCAATCATTAATATTCTCCTATTAGTTTCATTTGGTTATTATATTATACCAAAATTATTAGCAATGTGGCTAATACAGTTTCACCGGACGCCGTCCAGCTATTGCCTAAGTTTAAAGGAAACGGGCGCGCGAATACCACAAAACAAAGCAGATAGGCAAGTAATTTTTTCATATATATTTGCTTTGCCCTACTTGACAAAATCTAAAAAGCTCGTGGTAGCGATAAACGGCTTATCACCTTATGATGGGATGGCTAAAAACTTCATCGCGTTCTAGGGCGTTTTAGGCGCATTCTAGCCTTGTTGATAACTTATCCCCAGAAGCAAAAATGAAATTTTCCTAGTTATCCACTTGACTTTTATTTTCCAGTGGATAACTACTTATTTTATGAAATAAATTAATTGACTTTTGTTTGTTAGTATGTATTGAGAGAATAGTAGGCTTATAATTGCTAGGATGATAATAATGCTGGTGGATTGTAACAGCCTGAACTATTAGCAGACTACTAATCCCGTAAAATCTCATTAGCCAACTAACTATTACATAATATATAATATATACATAAATTAATAAGAAATAATAACGATAAGAAACTATCGGCCTAAGTGAGAAACACTATCATTTAAGTTATCCACAAGTTTATTAACAGCACTTTTTGACTTGACACGATAGGCGGCGATATAAGGACTTTTACACAGACTTATCCACAGGTTATCCTACTGTATAAATATACAGGGTAAAAAGGTAGTGTTAACAACTGCAATCAATTTTAAGCGGCCTAAATCGCATTCTAACGAGCAAAACGCTGTAGGGTAATATTAAAGTAAAGCCTTCACCAGTCGCCCTGGTGGCTCCGCCGTGTTTTGCTCTTTACTATACCGCTGCGCAGTTAGCATAAAACTAGGCGTTAGGCAAGGAAAATAAAAAGGTAAAATAAACGTTGCCCCTAGAAAGAAAATACCTTTATCATTCTCCTACCGATTAACGAGGGAGGCCAACAAATGAGGCTATATAAACCAGATAACGCAACCGTCTTAAAAGGTGCATTGCGCAACCTGCTGGACGGTAGCAGAACAACCAGCATTAAACACTTTGTTAACAAGGCCGAAGATATTCACCAAAATTTTTTTGATGATTTCGATGCCTATGATATGAGTAGTTTTTTGCAACTGTATAAGCAGGGGGCAACGATTATCTTGTATAATCGGGATAATCACCTGCTTACTAGCAGGGGGCCGGATACCGATTTCATAATTGTAAAAGGTAGCACAGTAAAAGCCTATGATACTGGGGCGGGCTTAGAAGTTTTTTCAATAGAAAACTATGAAGCCAACCCCAATGATCTTTATGACGTTGAAAACTTTCTTGATTCATTTTGGCGTTATTTATCCGTTGGCTGGAATCGGTCAATTGGTGACGGGTATCGTCTGGCGGCTGTAATGGCTTTTGATGATAACGGTAATTTTTTGCTACCGCCGGAATTATATGATCGTGTATATGAAGGCGATATTGTTGACGCCGGATTCTCTTTCGAAAGAGAAGAAAGTATTGGCAATATAGAAAAACATGCTGTAAATTCTAACACTCAAAGCGTTAATACTCAAATCACTGAAAATAAAGGAAAAAACACCATGACCAAGATCGCTAATATTGTTGCCGCTAATAAATCCGCTGTTGTAAACGCTGCAAAACTGGAAGCGGGTAAAATTGCACTGACTCAAATTACGAAAGTAGCGGCGAAAAAAGCACCGTTTATGATTAAAGGTTATATTGATACACCTATCGGTCGAGTAGTGATTGCCAACCTGCTGAGCGTAGCGGTTGACCAGTACGCCCCAAGTAACCAAAAGGCGAAAGCGGTAGCAGGGGCAGCTATGGAAGCGGCAATGCTGGAAATGGTGCAAAGTTTTAACATCGCTGAAATGATTGATGAAATGGTGAAAGGTATTGATATTTCTACTTTTACCACTAGCACCGAAAGCGAGTAATAATATTAAGCGGGGATTGTTACCCCGCTTTACTATTCCCTTGTTAACTAATAGGAGGCTAATAAATGGCTGCGGAAAAATATGGCTTCTCACTGGGAGAAGTGAGCACGGCAAAACATGATATGATCATTTTGGTCGATTGTCATACTGGCTATTGCGGAGAAGGCTGGACGGAGGAACATTTTGTTCCCGCTGGCTGTGATCTGGACGCTTTCGCAAACGAACACGCATATGATAATGCTTCTCGTTTCGGTAGTGATGGGGAAGAAGATGAAGAAACAGGGGAATGGATTGAAAATGATAATGTATACGCGAGTCTTTATCATTATCAATTGAGTAAGTCCGGTACTTATGTAAATGGTGGCGATCCTATTAATACCGTTATGAAACTAATTATTAAACACGGTGGCGCGGAAATAATTGGTAACAAGGCGTTATTATATGCAAATCGATTAAAACAGCTTGTTTATATTCCTGATAATTCCCGTTGGGATGAATATGCCGTTTTACAGAAAGAACTAAAACGCTGTTTCGGCGTGGAAACATTAGAAATAGTCTAATGTAAAGTTTTGTAAAGGTCGCCTATTATGGCGGCCTTTTTTGTTATAATGCCTTTACACCGAAACGGTGGACTGAAAATTTTCCCTGATTTCTAGGAGGCGTTAAAATGGTTATTTTTCGATCTATTCTGGCTAGTATCTTGGGCGCTATTTTATCACTGTTTGCAATAGCTTTCGGAGTTCACGTGGTTATTATTGGAGCAGGTATCGCGGGGTTTTCTTACTTGTTAGGCTGTATGACTGGTAAAGGGGAATAAAAATGTTAAAGAATGTTTCCCTTGCCCGTTCCAAAGGTTTTAAGCTGGTGGATGTTAACACGTTCGAGCGTCCAGATTGTAAAATCGAATATGTAGCACGCAACAAAAACGCTTTCCGTGTTACAGAAAAGAAATTTGACAAGCGCGGCAATTTGGTAGCCGAAACGGTTAAACACTTTGCCACCTTTTACGCTGCATTTCGTGGGGTATTATGATAGCGCAAATTAAAACAGCGTTTCGTTTCTGGGGAGTGATCCTCAGCGTATGTTTTGGCATAGTTATTATTAGCCAGCTAATGATCATTGTTGCAATCGCAGGGGAAATGCTATCATGGTAATTTATGAGGGCAATCGTTTTGTTACTAATTGCCGTCCGGCATTATTAGCAAACTATTTAAACCAGCTTTCACCAGTTTATAAAGGCGTGGTTAATATCTATGAAGGCAAAGCACATTATAAAATTTCTGCCGTTGTCACCCGTGAACTAGCGTTTCAATTTTTAACTTTTGGGTCTTGTGACGTTCAGGTTATGGGGGAAGCGTTAATAGCAGAAAATGAAAATGAATTTACTGACATTTTCCGCAAAGTATGTACGGAGCGCCTGATTATGAAAGGCGCATATATTCAATCCACTGCTGAAAGTATTGAAACAGCATTTCGAAAAATTGCACAATGAATAGCTGGTGGCGAAAAACACAAAGCCATAAATCTAATAATACCGCTGGGAAGCATTCCCAGCGTTTACGATTTGGTAATGGCTTCACAATGATATTGATAATCATTCTCATTCTAGGAGCAATGGCATGGCTGTAAGAATTTTACGATATGTAGAACGTAAAGAAACCGATATTATGCAACATCATTTAACTGATGGGCAATACGCGCAATTTTTAGAAATGCAGAAAAGCGGAGCTGATACAGCAACGCTAGGAGCGTGGATCAACTCAGTTTCAACGTGTACGCATTTTGATTCATACGGGTATACGCCAGCCGAAACCGTCCAGATCTTTGACGACTACGAGAAAGAATACATAACAGACTAATAATAACGGGGCGCAACTATCGGCCCCGCTTTTTCTGGCCTTCCTCAAATTTCCCCTTATTAAAGTACCTCCTCCAAAATTAAAACGCTTAGAATGCGTTTGAGAGCGTTTTAGACCTATATTAGAGTTATTCACTACGTAGGAATACTGTATAAATATACAGTAGGATAACCTGTGGATAAGTCTGTTGAAAACGCCTCAAAATCGCTAGGGTTTTGTCAAGTCAAATCGTGCTGTTAATAAACCTGTGGATAACTTAAATAACAGTGTTTCTCACTTCCCTTTCTAAATGCGAATCATTCTCAGTATGTGACTCATTCGTATTCAACTCTGTAAATGATAACCGTTCTCATTCCCCTTTCTAAACGCGAATCATTATCATTCGCATTCAACTTCTCAAATGCGAATCAATCTCATTATCATTCGCATTCAGGCGAGCAGGGCAATTGCCCTGCGCTTTTGTGCAAATCCGACATTTGCCCCCATGGATTACGCGTGGGCGTGTATGTGCAAATCCGACCCATTTTTGGTAGTGTGCAAATCCGACCCTAAAATTTCATCCCTCCATTTTACTAGAAATTCTAGATCATATGAACACTTAGACTGAGTACCATTACTAGTAGGAACATAAGCCCGGTAATAATCACCCTTTGAGGTAGTTCTAGCAACACGAATATATTTTGGAAGATTGGTTGTTTTACTGTTGGTATTTTTGCGATTTCTAGCATTTTTATAGTCTGGTATTTGTCTTAGATTCTCAGGAGAATTATTAGTGGGATCCTGATCTATATGATCTACCTGCAACTCGGGATCAATACTGCCGTTATGCAGGCAGAAAACAATCCGAGAAACTGCTAGGGTTCCCACCCCAGATACAAAGACCACATAAGACTTCCTACCTTTTCCGTCGTCCCTTAAAGTGCCTGTATGTTTTCTTTTAGGTAATCTACTCAGCCCACTGGGACTTGATGGGTCAATAAAAAATAAGTCTTTCATTTGTGCATATTCGATAGGTATATATCTTGACATAATAAAATTCCTCCTATGAAGTAATATTATAACAAAATTTTCGAAAGTGTGCAAGTGAAATTTTTATATTTGAAAATAACCGCCCTCCCTATAACCGCCCTATTCGAATCCTGTGGGATATGTGCAAATCCGACACGGTTTTTCTAGGATTAAGATGTGCGAATCCAATGAAATTTTTGTGACTTCGATGAGAGGGTGTGTGATTGTGTGAGTTTGGGGAGAAGTTGAGAGAGCGAGAGAAATTTAGAGGCTAGAAGGATGTGGGCGCAGGATTGGTGCGGAGCACCTGATTTGCGGGGATTTTGGGGAAGAGTTGAGATAATTTGGGAAGATTTGAGATAGGTGCAGAAAAAGTAAAATTTTATTAGCAAAATGGGGCAAAATAGCTTGACAAGTGGAAATTCTTGTGGATCTAAAAACTCAGGCAATCATGGGCCTTCGGCCCGAAATAATGCTGCTATTTTCGGGAGATTATATGTTCCTAAAAACTTAGGCATTTGTGCAAATCCGACCAGTTTTTAAACTCCTGTCAGTGTGCAAATCCGATAGCAATTTCCAGAAATGTGTTTTGGAAAAATGTCTTCTAGAAATAACTGCCCTCCCTATAACCGCCCTGTATAGAAAACCGGCCTAAGATATGTGACGTTGGTGAGAAACTGCCCTAGAATGCGTGCAAATCCGATGAATATTTTTGTGTGATCTCTAGAATTTGTGCTTATCAATTTCCTAGAAACTTAGGAGTCTAGAAGAAAGTGTTGTGCCATCCTAGCAGATGAGCGGCAACCGGTGTATCATCTTGAACGTTAATTTATCTATTCAACAGTATTAGTTTTTATATAAGTATAAGATCCCCAGGGTTCTCATATAGAGCTTTGCCCCCACCAGAAGGTCTCGTGATGTTTCTAGTAATCTTTATTAAATTACCTGTTGACTTGTCCTGTCGCTCCGTAACCTACGCTACAAGTCAGTAATTTAAGATTCCTGAACCACCACACCTTCTGTGTGGCAACTCTAAATGGTTAATTCTATTAACTCATAGAGTTATGATAACATACATTTAGCTATCTGTCAACGAGAGTTTGTATTTGAGTCTCGGTACAGGTATTGTGCACCGAGACATGCAGAGTACTATAATAATTCTTGGTATGCTTTCTGATACGCCTCAGTATCTGTAGGTGTATCTTTTGCTAACGCAATTAGTTCATCCGTTATCTGAATATTCGTATTATAACGTTGGTGGAACTCGTCTGGAATTTCTAGATATCTATTTATGAATGCTGCAGCAAGCGGTGTAACTAACCCAATTTCTAGAGATAACTTAACTTGTTTCTCATAAATTAAATATTGAGAATCAGACGGTATTGGTGGGGTTACATCAATTTTTTCTGGTTCTTTTTCTGGTAGCAATGGATTGTTATACAATGCTTCATCTGGAAGCACAGATTTACGCTCTTTAAATATATAAGTTTCTAGATCAGATGCTTTAGACCCTGAATACACAGCAAAAACGCTAGCTTTACCTTGAGATGCCCTAACTGGTAAGTAACTAGTAGGGTAGCTCCTTAATGCATCGTGGAATGGACTTCCTGAGTATTTGTATGTATCCCCATAGAGATCATCAATATTCATTCGTTCATCTTCAAAGATATGGAAAGAGCTAAATGATGGGATAGTAAAGTATTCCATCTGTAATCCATAAACTAAGAAACGATGTGCGTATGCACTGATTTTTAAGACTGTAAATGCTTTCTCACCTTCTTTATAGGAATTGCCTTTTGAAGTAACTTGGTAACGTTTACAAAACATCTCTACTAGACGTTTCTCATTAATACCAAGAGTGGAGTACAGTCGTCCATTTAATCCTATAAGTGCATCGAACATAAATGCTAGTTTATCTTTTTCTTCTTGGGATAGTTCTGGAAATGGCAATACTTTGGCATTAGGAACACTATTGTTCTCTTTAGGTTTTGTTTTACCAGCATTTTGTCTTAGTTTATCTTTAAAGTTATACATTATTATCTCCCGTTTTTAAGGTCTGGATGACCTTCTTTTTATTTTAGAGCCTCCGTAGAGGCTCATATATTAGGAATTATTAATCCTTTTTACTCTCATTAATAACAGCCCCCAATGCTTCCATAATTGCATCTTCTAGACTTCCATGTTTATCAGGATTACTAAAATGAATAGTATAAACAGAATTCCTAGAAACTCCAGCATCCGCAGGTGCTACGCTTCGCATATCAGATTCAAAAGCTTCTTGGGTATGTTGCAGCTGTACAGAAGGGCCGTAATCTTCACCAAACTTATATGACTGTGTGTTACTTACCACACCCCCACAAGGAACATTGTGCATATCCGACATTAATCTTTTATCAGAATTATTTAACATTGCAATTGGCCCAGACTGCCATGGATCTCTAATAGTCACTGGAGTACTAGGGCGGTTCACCTCAGTCTTCACAAGTTTGTACCCTGCATCGATTAGTGCATTAATCAGGTTATCCGCCGGGATGCGAGCCGTACCAAAAATCTTACGAGCATCTTCGAGCTTACCTTCAAGATCTTTACATGCTCTAAGGTCAGTGTGTGCAAATGTTAGCTTCATAGATTTGAATTGTACAGTAGCAGTTAAATCTTTAAAGCTATAATCCCATGTGTTCAGTTCATGGTCTGGTACTACTTGAATAGGTTGTTGTGTAAACATTATTTATTCTCCAGTTTGTCTAACAGTTTATGGGCTGCTAGGTTATATTGCTCAAGTTCACGATTAAGGATTTGGTTTTCACACTTTAGCTCTAGATTCTTATTATTAAGAATATTGCAGATCAGTAGAAGTGCTAATATAACTAGCAAGGAACCTACAAGTATTAAAAGAAAAAGAGTTTCCATTATTTAATTCCCATGTAACGTTTGAGATATATGACGAAGTCTTCTGCTGTATGCTCCACACTACCTTGAGCTACAAACAACTTTAAAGCCTCACGCTGTAATTTAAGAGCAGCTAACTCACCACGTAATTTTGTTATATCTTCCGCTAGTTCTCTAGCTCTGCGCATAATAGCAAATGATACAAATGTTACAATAAATAACATAACTGCTAAAATAATTACTATGATCTCCATATTAACATCCAGCTTTTATCATATATTTGGGCATGTTCTACTAATTCATTTATTGATGTAGAATTATCGTAGATACCCTCTAGTAAACGTTTTCTGTCAAATTTATCAACCAAATACTCCGCGCCATTTATCACTACCATATACAGCTCTGGAACTAAGGGGTGTTTGTTTGGTATTGGACGACTACCTAAGTCTATTTCATTTTTACCCCACTCTGTTTTAAACAGTCTGTTACTAAGTGCTGCTAGTGGGTTTGACCATACAATATAGCTACTCACTACTTATCTCCATTCTTAGCTTTGAAAACTTATTATACCAAACTATATGATTATCGTCAATTACAAATTTATGGTAACATGCTGGTACGGTATAAGTTCCATAATCCGTGACACGCTGCACAACCTTGTGTGCACACAGTCGACAACCATGCCCTTCTAAATGAGATCTAGCAGTTTGCCAGTAATAACCCTTATGGTCTGGACAATAGATCTCGACTTGCTGTTGCATTGTTTTATAATTTACACGCTCATACCCAAAGAAAGCCCCGTGAGCTGCAATGGCTTTCTTGATAAATATAAGGTTTAGCGCCTCTTGCTGAAAATCGGGATGTAGCTGTTTAATCTTAGTTCTATTAATAGATCCATCCGATTTGATGAACCTATTTATTGGAAAGTTGTTAGCTTCCTCGATTAATAGTTCATTTACTTTCTCTCTCATATTAGATACTCTCACAACTAAGATGGAAACATTCGTAAGCATCTCCAGTAAACTCTTTATCTTGTAGTATACACTTAGCCTGGTCTTCTGGTACTCCAACATCTAATAATTGTTGTTTACTTGGCTTTTCAGCGAATACTTTTACAAAATACTCACCATCCTGATTATACTCATTTATATCTCTAGTAAGGACATATACTTGCATTTGAAGTTCCTTGAAACATAAAAGGCCAGAACAATTAAGTCCTGGCCTCCTAAAATTAATGAAGTTGTTTACCACTTCTTAACATAGTGGCCGTTTCCATAAGACCTAGCGTAGCATCACGCTTATTGATCTGTTTACCAAGTTCATCAGTACGTTTACTGATGTAAGCATTAATAGCCATATTCATAGCTGTAGCGAGATCTTCTTTGGTTATCTCTTCATCGTCTAAAGCTAATTTAGCCAAAGAATCAAATGTGCTAGAGAGTCCTATAAGATCTGAGGTTTCTCCCGCCAAAATAGGATTAATATTATCTACTGTTACTTCTAGCATGGAGTTGACAATATCTTCACCGTCTATTAGACCAGTTTCAATATTACTCTCCCACTCCTTCATCTGCTCCAATAATGGATTTTTCTTTTCTGTCATGGTAGAGGTTTCCTGTGTCAGTCGGTAAGAAGGATGATTGAGCTTTAGGCGGATGTTGCTTAGCAATCCAGTTAAGAATCAGCACGCGACTAGGAACAATATCGGTGTTATACCAAAAATCGTGAACCCATTGACGAGCATCTTCAAACTTACCAAATTTATATGCTTTCTTAAACAATTCAAATCCAAAACAATCTGGTGTAAAGTCTACTTCGCGATATTGAATTACTTTAGAACCAGTTAGGTCTTGGATCGCTGCATTAATTTCTGTATGCGAGAACTTTGTTTCATGAAACTTATTAAAGAATCGGTAGTTGAAGCGTCCGTTCGTTTCGACAAACAACTGGATGAAAAGATCGTTAAATTGGTTATCAAACCAGTAATTCTGTAGTTGTTGTAGTGCTGTCATTTACGAACTCCGTTAATTGCCGTGATAATGCCTTCATACATAAAAGGAAGTAACCAAGAAGTATAGAATATATTTTCCGTTATTCCTAGATGTCGAAAAAGTATATTAAATAATGCTGTTAGAAATACAATCTGAGGCAGTAATACAAAATACTCAGTTACAATCTTTGGTGCCTGATAAACAAGACGTTTTATCATTGTTTTTAAGTCTCCTTATTACTTTGGCCTGCTCCACAATAATGAAAACTGCGAGCACTAATAGTGCTATTAGCCCCGCAGTAATTGGTACTAAATCAATCATGGGAGACGCCATACGTAATTAGCTGTCTGTAGAACTTCGGAAACATCATCATGTTGCATCACTACAGACGTTGGAGAGTAACTATTCGCCAGTTCTGTACGAACCATCTCACGTTCTTCTCCAGTTTCAATATTTTTAACAACCACCTTCATTTTGAGAGGTGTCAGTTCAGAGAGCGGTTTCCAAGAGTCCTCAATTGCAATTCCTACCTTTTTCTCGATTACCATGAGAACTTCTAGTGTGTCATCTGGAATACTAATATTATTATTTACAAACTGTAACAGCTCATGCAAAGTATTTAATTCGTTAAAATTAAGTTTCATCTTTAAGAATATCCTCAACCATATCACAGGACTGTTGCAATTCGTCAGCAATACGCTTAACATCGGTCTTCGTCACTTTACCAATTAACATCACCAGTAGCATAGAAAGTATAATAAGTGGAACTGGAATAACAAATAATGCTACCTTAGCTATATTCTTCGGTGCCCATGTATGGTACTTAGTAACTAGAACTCCTACCACGATTAGGTAAAATGCTAGAATAAACATCATCATTTTTTAATCTCCGTGATTATCTGTGTGCGCATTACTTTAGCAGGTAATTTATTATTCCCAACTATTGCTTCTATATTATTTAATTTTTCCTTAAGAATATCCGAGCGTCTTTGGGCTATTTCAATATCTTGCTCTAGCAAACGGTGGTGTAGTCCATCGTTAGTAATAAGCATATTTTCCATGCTTTTTCGTGCATTCACAATCCCAATAACTCCGCCAATCGCTACTAGCGTAGTAAGAATTAGTAACCCAATAAGAATTTCAATCAACATTAAATATCCTTACATTTTTCATTGTTTGGAACTAGTTTACACAACTCCACATTTAACTCGTGGATAGAATTGTCTAGTTCTTCTAAACGTGTGTGAAGAGAAACTATACTATATATTAACACTCCTAAAAGGAATGACAGCATAAAAATGGATAGTCTTTCCATTATTTCTTACCTTTCAGTTGTTTAACTTCACGCTCAAAGCTAGCTGCTCGGCGTTCTGCCACTGCTTGATGCTCCTTAGCAAAGCGTGCCTCTTGTTTTGCTAAGTTAAAGGCCATAGCGTTCTTGTTAAGAGAATCGTACATCTTTTTCATTGCTGGGATGGACATTTTCATCAGTTGCCCCTCAAATCCTTGCATGTCGAGGAGAATTGCTAATACATTGGCCATTTCAGTCTTGGTAAGGTTAGAGGCGTCGAAGTCTTTAGTCATGTTTTCCATTAGAATTTCCTCTCTCATTAATTTATGAACTTATTATACAGAATTTTAAGGCTTAAAGCAACTGAATTTTTTAATTACTTACCAATCGTTAACGAAACCTGAGAACTCAGAAGCAAAAACTTTTTCAAATTTTTCTGCAATTTCAGGATGATCTTTACAGATTAACTCAATACATGCTTCTGGAGCTATTCCTTCGTCTTCAGGATCACCGTAATATTTGTCCCAAAGATCATCAGGGATGATGTGCTCTGCCAAATCTTGGAAAGAGATTAGCTGATAACGTTCTGCTTCCTCGGGGATAAGGATTTCACAAAGATCTTTATCTATATCACTACGGTAATCAGCAATTAGCAAGGCATTGCAAGCATGGCACTCCCAAACCATCAAGCGTTCAGAAATAGGATTAGACTTATCCTGAACGTAAGACTGAAACAGGGGTCGGAAAGTAGCTTTGACTTGTTCAAACTTATCTGCTGCTGCGAAAACTAGAGCCTTATCAACTTTGTTCATTTTATCTCCTTCTCATCAATTTATAGAGTAATTATACAGAAACTTAGGCATTTTAGCAAATAAAACTTTTAATTAAAATGCCTAATCCTGTACTAATAGCAATACAAATGATTATAAGTATTGCTACTGCTTGTATGATTCGTTTAATAATAGCCTCAGCTATATACTTAGACATTTAACATCCAGCTAATTTTATCGTGGGAAGTATACCTACCACTCATGATGTCTTCCAGTCGTACTGGTGATTTTGCATACTCTACACAAACGTTAATATAACGGGGATCTCCCATTAATTCAAAGTGAGTATGCCCATGTAAGTTCTTCTTACCCCTCAGCTCTCCTGGATGTACTGGAGCATGGGAAAGCCAGAAGTTTTTATATTTAACTAGTGATTGTACATTATCTACAACTCCTGCTAAGTCTTTGAAAGATAATCCTTCTCGCTCTAAGTCGTGGTTCCCCAAAACCAGTGTAGTTCTAACATTGCTAAAGAGTTTTCCGAACTTCTCCAAACCATTTCTAGATACAAATGCATCTCCTAAAATATAAAATACTGTACGCTTATCTTTCATGGATGTAATAGTATCCATAATAAATTCATCATGCTCTTCCATAGTAGAGAAGATTGGCCTGAATTTAGTAATATTTGCATGTCCTAAATGGAGATCACTCCAAAAGCAAACTTTCATTTAAAGAATCCTCTGTACACCACAGCTATTATTTTTGTCAGTGGTAAATGTTGTGATTTTGCCAGTTTCATCATTAACCTGCGCAACCGTCAACTGCCCGTTGAAAACACCGCCAGTATCAAGATAAACACGGTTCTGGTATAAAATCGGGTAAGGTACTCCAGTATGTCCGTGAAACACGAAATCTACTCCTTTAACTGGAGGTATTTCTACTGTGTATTTTTCTTTAAACCCAGAATAACGCTGGAAATAGGGGTGTTCCTCACCATTTTTAGACAAGTGGAAGCCTATCTCTTGGATTACATCTCGATCCCATAAGTATGGTTCAACATGGTATCCAGGATGGTCATGTGGGTCTTCCTTAGCTGCTTCTACTTGTGCAATAAGGTTATCCCATACTGGGGTTTCTACCTCATTACCACATTCTTTATACGTGAATGGTACACCACCATGAACAACACCATACTTCTTACCACGATGCAGCACAGTCAGGAATACTGGAAGTTTTTCAGCCATGTCTTCGGCAATATTTTTAATGATATCTGTATCTAGTTCATTCATAGCCCACATACCACCGTTATACATCCAGTTAGCCCAATCCCCTACAATCATAAACTGGTCATGATTTCCACGAACGCTACAGAAACGTGGATTATACAGGAATTTGGCTAAAACTTGTAGGTTTTGTGTGCCTCGGTCAATTAAGTCCCCTACACATACAACGCAATCTTTCTTGCCGTTATAGCCAGCTAATTGTAGTGCATCTTCTAGTAAATCGTTGCATCCATGAATATCACCAACAAAGAATAAGTTAACATCATCAGGTACTACTAGTGTTTTATGCACATTAAATTCTTTTTTCATAATTATTCCCAAATAACATTTAAAATAGTTGTACCATAGTTATTAGATAGTTTGAGAGTATAACCCTCTTTATAAATGGCTTTTATGGCCTCATAACTAATTTCATCACGGTTAAACTGCACATAAGAACCACCACATTCTACAGAAGATATAATCCGTCTTTTAACGTATCTATACGGTTTCTTTCTGCTCTTGAGAAGAGCAGCTCTATTAACTCTAGCTAAATGTTTTGCTTGCTCTGCTAACATTTAATTATCTCCAATGGTTAGTATGTTTTTCAGCCTCTTCATCATTAGGCTCAAATACTACGTGGCAATCTACAGCTTCCCAAAAGGCTTCACGGATTAAGGAGTTCTTAGCTGAAATATCTAACTCTTCCCACTCCTCTAAAGTCTCTAGGTCTGTATCAACTTCGGTATCACAGCCAACCAAACCCAGAGACACAACAAGAGTAAGACGATCTTCACGTTCTTCGGGATAAACCTCAGCATACTCCCAAGCAGCTTCTTCAACATAATATTGTTGTTCCTTTTCTGGAAGTGACTTATACTTTTCCTCTGTAATACCCATCTCAACAGCGCGAGTACCACAAACTACGTTATTATTAATAATTAGATATGCATAGTTCATTGGAATACTCCTATTTCTTGTAGTGCGTAGATAGCCTTCTCATCAATTTATATAAGTATTATACCAAAATTTTTAGCAAAAAGCAAGTAAAATAAAAGCCTGATCCGCTAAGATCAGGCTTGGTTTATTAATCCTCTGGATTATCATCCAGGAAATTTTTAATAGCTTCGTGCATAGTTTCTTTACGAAGCTGACGTCCAATCAAAATATGGTTAGCTTCTACTCGACCATTAGGTAAGCGATCTGCCAGAACTACTACAGGAACTTGGCGTACACCAAATTTCTGCATTAATTCTGTATTATCAGTCTCTTTATGGACTTCCAAATTATATTCATTGACTACTTTATCAAACACAGGTTCGAAAAGAGCACAAGGACGACACGTGGAACCTTTTAATAAATAAATAACTTTGCTCATATACACTCCTATTTTACTTGTTAAGCTCTTCTAAATCTGGTATATATCCAAGAAACTCCTCAATTAAAGCGTACTCCCCAGCAATCTCCTGTCTAGACTTATTTGCTAAGTCTACTGCCAGAGCTAAGTCTTCATAATTGAAAGTTCCTTTCATACGTTTTCGGCCTGTTTCATCCGTAATTTGAACTCTCCATTTCTGCCTATCTTTAGCCCACATAACATTTGCATATCCAGATTTGGACTTTCTATGCTTCTTATTACGACAATTTTGTGGTTTAGATGCAGAACGTAAGTTTTTCCATCGGTTATTTTGTGGATTTCTATCTATGTGATCCACAAATTCAGGTATATATCCTTCCATATATAGGAAGGCCCATCTATGGGCTCCCTGCCTCTCCCCTTCCACCATTATCATTATGTAATCATTGTTGTATAGAGTTCCAGCTTCCATTCCCCTCTTTACATACTGATTATTACCATCTATCTTCCAGGTAAATATCCCGGTTTCTGGGTTATATTCTAGTAATTCTTTTAGTCTTTCTTGAGTAATCACAATTTATTAATGGCCTCTAAGAAGTTTTTCATGCACTTAACAGTTGCGGTGCTCAGATCAAGATTTACACCCAAACACTCGGTTAATGCTTCCTGATAAGGAGCCTTTAATCTGCCTTCTGGGACTTCTACCTTCTTATATTCTTTATTTTTGACCTTTTTAATCATAGTCTCTAGTACAAGAAGCGGTAATTTAGCACCTTCAATATCAGTACCCAAAAGTTCAGTTAAAATTTTATTAAGATCAAGACGAGTTAACTTTTTGCCCTTAGACATAGTAGTTCCTGCCTTCTTCTCAAGTTTTTTACGCTCTGGTGAATCGAGGTCACGTAATGCGATGTTCAACTCATATGGAGCCATGTTATAATGTTCCGCCATTTGAGTGTAGAAACGATCAGACATAATATATACCTCTCTTAACTAATTTATGTATATATTATATAATAACTAGGGCTAAAAGTCAACTACTTTTTTATCTTAATCTACTACATGTATAAATCTTTTCCTAACTAGATACATAGTTATTGGGTAAATTGAGTACATAAGTATCGGGGAGAAAAGGGTGAAATACGCTGTAACTCCCCCAGCTAACATCAAAGGTATTAATGCTAGAGTAAGGGCCATAAGAATCATACCGAATGAAACAGCCAAAGCTATGGATATAGGATTCTCTAGTTCCATCCATAACCAACAATATTTCGTATCTCTATGGCAATTGCATTTACAAACGCCGAATGAACCCATAATTATATACTCTAGTCCGTGAATAACCTTTATTAATAAGCTATTTCGGGTAGTTAATGCAAGGATAGTAAAGACTATCATTAAAACGAATACTACTAGACTTATTTTCCAGATACCTAGCAGCATCATAGTGAATAGTTCTGCAAACATGGCTTTCTCCTATCTTCAAAAATTATTAAAGCCCCCTTTGCCTAAAAAGGCGGGAATACTCCCGCCGTATCTTACTTAAATCAATTCTATATGTGGGCCATCAAAAGTACCACGTTGGATTTCATCCTTATAACTTCCGTTCTGGTTCCAATCACCACCCCATCTAATCTTTACCCCTAGCTCTTCTGCTGCCTTAAAGAAGGCATCTGCCACTAATTTGAATGATTCTAAATCATTCCAATCAATCTTCCCATTTTTAAGAGGAGCAAAGTCAACGGCCAGCCCTTGTACGTGTTTTGACTTGCTCGGGTCTTTTAAAAACGAGGTTCCATTCTTAATATTTTGGGCGCTTTGTTCTAAGGAACGTAATCCTTCTGTAATCGTAAAATCATATGGGCTTAATTCTAAAGCTCTATGAGTTACTCTTACTAAATCTGGATGAACACCCTTTAATCTATCTAAACTTCTTTTACCAAATTTAAAACTCATATTGATCTACCTAAAGATCTCTGTTGTGGGGAACAGAGCTTTGTTAAATACTCGTTAAATTTCTCAGAATCGGCTGCATCTACAGGATTATCTTTCCAAGCAATACCAATATATCCAGCATAGATATTGTTTAGATTGAAATAGGGACAAGTGTATATGTAATTAAAAGTAACGTTCTTAAACGCAGGTATATTTAACCCCATGTATTTATTTACTTTTACACTTAAATCCGATGCGTAGTTAAAGCCTTCCAAGTGACGTCTATATAGCTCAGACGTTTTATTTACCGCTTTATCGGCCAAGTCAGCCCTATCTAATTGCGCATTGCTTTCCCATGCAATAATGTTAGAATAATCATTAATGGCATCGGGTTTATACTTGACGACAAAAACAGCATCCGCACCCGTTTGAGAAAAGAGTACCATGCTCTTTTCTCTAGCTACATTAGGAAAGTTATCTATCCTTTGAGTTTGAACATCCTGTAGAACCGCAGACGTGGAGAAAGTCTTTAAGAATGACATCACCTCGCTAGTATTACTAACAAATAAGAAAATAATGACAGCAACTAAGATAGTTAGCAGACGTTTAAGAAGCGATGCTGGATCTTTCGCTTCTTGGAGCAGTACCGTTAATAATTGTAAGAACTTTTCCAATTGTAACCTCCTCTAACCAGTACCATTATACTAATTTTGGAGGAAAATTACAATGTGTTTTTAAAGATCACTTCTGGAGCACAAAATTATGTCGTTGTCAAGAAGAATTTTAGATAAAAGAAAAGCCAGGGTACTTAACCCTGGCTTAAAATTACTTACTCTTCGTTGTGCTCCTCGGATTGAGGTAACTGAGCTTTATTATATTGCTCAGATCGATATTTTGCCAAGATTTCAGTACGCTTATGAATTTCCTTGCTATCTAGATAGATATTTTTGTTGTCTTTTACCATCTCGTCGATTTCATCTATTGAGAAGAACGGATAGTAGACATCTAGCATCATATCTTCTACAAACTTGTTGTAAGATTCATAGGCTTTCTTGATTTCTTGACCTTTCTCACAGAACCCGCCAGAGAACGTGTGCCCCATTAGCGTAGCATGTGGATGTACTACCCATCCATGACAAGATAGGAAAATTGTGCAGTAAGCAGAAGCACTAGGACCAATCAGGTGTCCTATAACTGTTCCACGGCAATTAGCAATTAAGTTAGATAACTGTGCAGCAGTATCAACATAACCACCTGGACCATTAATCATCAGATTAATTTCGTCGTCCTCATTTGCCTGCATAAGTACCATTGATAAATCACGGTATTCATCCGGTGGGCCTAATTCTTCATCAAAGAAAAAGGTATACTCGTTAGATTGGCGAATGGAGTGAAACAGGTTAGTCTTTTCTTCTTTTTTATTAGTCATAGCGATCCTTGATTATCCAACTAGTGGTTCTAGCTCTAAGTCACAGAAGTTATAAACTTCTAGTTTAAGGTTATTGATACCATCGAATTTATTAACTAATTCGTGAGTAATATATTTTGCAGGAATACCACTTTCAGATGGATGATCTGATTTAATAGTGAACTTCTGCTCAGCGGGTACTACATTTACTATCAAAGAATCCATATCTAAATGGTTTGTTTCTCTGAGTAACTCTCCTTCATTGGGGAATCTAACATCTGTTATTACGGCGACATCTGGGTCGTCTTTAGCGATGGATTGCTCCAGAATTATGAGCCAAATGCGTTCATGCACCAGCTGCCTTCCTAGCTCTGTCCCTACGAGCTGTAACATTTTTCTCGGAGAAATAAATAAACTATAAAGACCATCTTCTTTACTCTCTGAGATAAGTTGTTGAGGATTAAGATATTTTTCCTCAAAAATAGGCCAAACGTACGAGAAGTCTTCAAACTTATCGATACCATACTTAACCCACACATCTCTAGCTCGCTCCAACTGAGATTGTGTGACCGTAAACCATTGGTCAATTTCTTTTCCCCTGCGCTCTCCTAGAAACTCTGGAGTTACCCCGAGGATTACGGATGCAAGCTCATAAACTGGTTTAGCAAAACTGTAACGACGGGGTAAACACGTTGGATACGTGTCATTACACCAATCGATAATTAATTTTGCAACGGTATCTTTTCCTGCACCTGCCTCGCCATGTAAACCTACTAATACTGACATTAATCTTTCCTATTGTTAATGGGTGGATAGTAAATTAAGCAACGTTTTTCTTGTAAATCTTGGCGATAAAAGCAAACCATACTAGTCAATCGTGAGATATATGAATATTCTGCCTCGCGGCATTTTGCCAACATATTCCAATCTTTATATGGTACGACTACTACTACGCCATCCTCCCCATTTGTAGCTAATTTCTTTTCGAATTTGAAATCAAAGCTACAAGGTTGAAGTCCTTTAGGCCAGTCCACATGAGCTGTTGGTAGTTCATGGGTAGGTTCTGGCTTTATTTCTTGTGCACAGCCTGTGATTGTGATTGCGGCTGCGAGCAGTATTCCAAGTTTTATTTTGTGCATCTACGCACCTCATAATGTGTTTCTATGTATTGTTCCACTTCTACTGGAGAAACATTGAAAAACTCTGTACTTCCACTAAACCCCCCATAACTGCATCTTTTATTTTTATAGACACTATGTAGGTCAGCTTCGATCTTAGCTGTTTCTTCCTTAGAACCCTTGCCACAAATATAGTAAGATGATACTCTCAGATCTTTAAAACCACTACAAGACTTAACTTCTAGAAGTCTTTTCTGCACACTCTTACTTATACCTATTTTTATGCCTTTATCTGAAACAAATATGTATAAAAATCCTTGTGTATCCCAAGCTGTTTTGGCACAATTTGGGCACCCACTATGGTGTAAAACGTGGTTAGTGGTTGTCTCCCACTGATGGGAACATGTATTACATAAAAACTTTAGCTTAGAAGTAGAATTAGTATATTCACTTAGTAATACGATTTTTCTAGGACTGAGGAGTGAGTTAATCCTGTCTTTGGTTAACTTTTCATTGCCTGCACATTTTGGGCATCCTCTACCTTTATTTCTGACATTTGTAGGGGCTGTTAACCATGTATTAGAGCATATAAGACACTTAAATTGTGTCTTTGTCTTATTATGTTCATATTCCCCTACTAATCTTACTGTCCTACCTTGAGCTTCTAAATCTTTATTAAAGATTTCTTTATTTATTTTTACGCTCATCCCTACAGTACTCCAAGCTACCAGAAAGACATGCTAATCTTTCCTCGAATTCCTTACTCTGCTTTTTAGCAATTAATGTAACCAATCCAGGCTTTGCAGCTATAATATCTTGACGACTAAGTGCTTTATCAAGCTGATTAATTTTCTTGTCTAGATCTGCTTGCGAAACATTATTCATTGTGAAATACTGATTCATTCGAGTCTCACGAAGTTCACTCTCAGCCCTCACATTATTAAGGGAAGTTTCTAGAGAAGAGATCTTTTTAGTAGCTACTGCAAGATCACCTGCTAGAGTCTCAACCTTATTAACTAAGTGATAAGCACCGAATCCGATGCCTATCGCCAAACCAGCTCCCAGGATATACCACTTACCTTGCCATAGAGAACTAATAAAGTTTTTTATCATCTTTTCATATTCCTGAATGACGTAACCGTATCAAATCCATGTGCTGCTAGGCGGTCTTTATCAGAAATGGTAATAATATCTGGTTCTCCTGTTCCAAGTACGCCCCAGATATATTGTTCAATTCTCTGGTGTAATCGGTATAAGTTGCTTTCAACTTCCTGCCACGGAATACCTGATAGATGTAGGCGTGGGTTAGTTATAACCTTGAAATACTTATTACTATCTTTATCATTTGGAACTACTGAGTCTAGAACCGCTAAAGGTACTCTTAACTCAGCTAAGGCTTCTTCAGCTTTAGAGGTAACTTCTTCTTGCCAGGATAGAATAGATTCTTTTGGCTTTCCTCTATTTATATCTAGTAGAGAAAATCCCGTTGACCATCCATTCTCTTTCAAAACTTCTAATGCTTTGTCTAGGTTGAAAGTTTTTACTTGAGTATCCAATACATCAATATGGTACATCCAGTAAATCTCTCCTGCTAGGAAAAACGGTAGAATTTTAAAGTAGCCTTTCTTTTCACCAACACGAGCAATCATACGTTCTTGCATAATCATGTAGTTGCCATCATCTGGAGCCTTTATTGTTAGCTCTTCAGTTTTACGCTCCCAAGCACGATCGGGGTCAAACAAGCTGTTCTGCAAATCGTATACATCTGCCCATTTACTAATAATTCTCATAGTTTATCCTCTAAATCCCTCGTAAATAGCAAATTCACCAAAATACTCGAATCTTAACTCATTAGCAGTTTCTACTGCTTCTTTAAGATCACTAAAGATTCCGCCATAGATTGTTTTTCTATCTTTAGTAACAGAAACTTGCCACTTATTAGCTCTTTTATTCCAACTTACATTTTTGTAACCTGAAGTATTATTAGAGTACTTTGACTTATTGGCATTATTCTGTGATTCAGTAGACTCCCTCAAGTTATCCCAAACATTATTTGTTGGGTTAATATCTTTATGGTCTATGTTTTCTGGTATATAACCTTTCTTATATAGAAAGGCTAACTGATGAGCATAGTAAGGTTTTCCATCAATTCTTATAGAAATATACCCATTGGATTTTCCACCAGCTAAACATCCAGCATGTCTGGCATTCCATGCATTATCTAACTCTTTTCTGAACTTCCACCTAAAATTTCCAATATGTTCATCATACTCCAGAATACTTTTTAGGTATTCTTGTGTTAATTCCATAATATAATTGATCCTTTTGCCTCAATCTATAAACATATTATACAATACTTGTGGCATCTGAGCAACTGAAATTTTATTACAAAAATAGCCCAGTCGCAAAATTGCAGGCTGGGCTTTGTCATTATTATTCTTGCTAGGAGGTGATTATCATCACTCTTGTTTACTTAATTCTCTAGCACGACGTAGCGATCCAGCGGTTCTCCATAGTTTAATGTCGTCAACAACTTCTTTGTAGGGAGCAATAGTAAGACCTAGCGGCCCCGCTACCAACAGTCCAAAGAAACCAATTACACGCATGTAAAGCAAGCATTCTTTGGGAGTCATTGACTGGACAGCCTGTCTTTCCTCAGCACTGTCGAACTCGTGTTCTTGATAGTCTAAACGTAGGTACTTAATAAACCATTCAGCAGAATATTCATCCAGATGACGAATAACTGCAATAGCATAGCCTAAACCAATAATAAACCATGCTGCTACAATGAATAAAATAAAGCTCATGATATCTCCAGTTAAAGTTGAGGTCAGCGACCAACTCACCACTTACCGCACTAAGGGGCACGACTCCCTTATCCGTAACAGTTGCAGGTGACGCAACTCGGTCCTACGCGAGTTCTTTACTTGCTCTGCATTTCAGCGCGAAACTTTTTCATCTTACGAGTTTTACGGAAGAAGAAGTAAGTAGCTACTGGCCCGAACAAGGTGTCCATGATAAGCATACCTGACATAATGAATTTGAACATCTTTTCATCGTCAAATTCTGCTAATTCTGGTGGACGATATTTGTTTATAACATAAAGAATAACATCTTTATTTTTAGAGATATACAGATCATCAATCAGGCTGTAAATCGCGACAACTGCACCAATAACAAACCACAAAGCAAATGGAGAGATAATCATTTAAGATCCTTTTCATCAATTAGAATAGTAACAAACAATGGTACACAACCTGGGCACAAATCTTTACCAAACTTTTCCATCACATCCCAAAGTGGTAAAGTAATCACACCATTCTTAACTCTAGGATCTGTATACTCAGCTATTCGTTTATTTGCAAAATCAGTAGCTAAATCTGAGTTATGCTCGTAGCTATAATCAGTCCAGAATTTAACATGATCCTTTCTAAGATATTCTAGTACAGCATCAGTTGCTGGAATCTGTACTAGACTGTTGAGATTTAGCTCTTTCACGTTCTTCTCTCCGACGTTTGCGTTCTTTCATCATGTAAGCTGCTACAACTTCATGGTAGTAGTCGTTAATGTTACCTTCAGGCAAGAAATGCTTAATCGTTTCTAGCTGGCAGACAACACGGTAAAGATGTTTATTTGGTAAACATAATTTCATGCCCATAACAAATCCAGAGAAGCCTGGAACACTGAACATGGGTTGGGCTTCTACGTTGCCCTCTGGATTGATACTAAGTTCAATCGAGATGCCCATTTTCATGCTATAAAGCTGACAGCCTTCACCATTGCCAAATCTTGACCAAACAGTGAAGTCCTCATCTATCTGATCTTGGATTTCTTCGACTGCATGTTTAATTCTAGGGTCTAAATTACTCATCTTCACCTTCAAAGCCGCAGTCATAACGGCAAGTAAAAGAATCAGAACTATTAGTACGTTGAGTAGTGATTTCACCACGTTTACTAACAGTAATAGCCGGAGTAGAGAAGTTTTTATTAGTATAGATTTCTACTTTGCCATTACGTTCTTTAACATCACGTACTTTACCATATTCGGTGGTAATGCCGTTCTGTTGTATCCTAACACTACCATTTTTCATAGAAACTTTGGTAGATGCCAGAGAACCGAAACTAACTGCTGAGATTACTAGAGCAATAATAAACTTATTCATCTTCATCGTCCTCTTTACAGTCACGGCATACATCATAATCATTGAAAGAATGTTCGTGAGCTTCACACCACCAAGAACAAGAATCGCACAAGAAAATTTCTGTTTTCTCTATTGACTGTCCAAGCAGTTCGTCTGCTTCATCTTCTGTGATTTTCAAACTACAAACATCAGCAACACGTTTAACAATCATTTTACCTGCTTCATGATAAGACATACAAGTCCCAACAACATCATGCTCAAGTACATGAACAGCACAGTCTAAGTGAGTTTTCATTTCAAAGCCCTCTCTATCAATTTATATAAATATTATATCAATAAAGAGGCTCTTTAGCAAATGAATTATTTACGAAATTAGTCGTAGCACCACCATAAACCACGCTTACGCATGTCATGGTCGCGATTATAATCATAATTTTCTGGATCTTTCATCACGCGGTGGAGTTCTTGACGATTCCCTTGACGAACCATTTTATTAGAATGCCACTTAACATTCTTACTAATAGAATTCCAGTTATAACCATCCTTTTTCTCATTACGAATGGTTGCTTCCTTCATTTCTTTTTTGATGTCGTCCCAAGATTTGGCATAAGTAACACGAATGTAGTAGCCACTTGCTTTGAGGAAAGTATATCCCTGGGTGTAATTAGCTTTAGACTTCCACCACTGATCACCAGTTTGTCTACGATAAGTACGGCTCATATTACCTCCATTAAGTCTTTTAAATTAACCTAATGTGGATGAATTTTATTATACATAAACTATTTTCCTGTACACAGAAAAACCCCAGACTACTTATTCAATAGCTGGGGTTTGTTATTAATTACAGATCGGGGCGTTCATCTTCGAAACAGCCTGAGCTAATTCCTTCTCCGAATCCTACAAAGCCATCAAATTCGTCATTTGAGATGCCCATAATCATTGCTTCCATTTTCCTAATCTCCGAGATTTTCATGCCTGCTTTACTATTCTTATAGTACTTGCGAGGGTTCCCACACATCCAACAAGAACAGATGCAAGGAGTAGTAGTGATAATACCTAACCGTTTAGGGCTTTCTTCATGTGGGAAGACTGTCCAATACTTTTTGCGATTGTTCTTCACACGTTGCCGGTGATGGCGTCTCAATGCTCGATCCACACATTTCTCCTAAAACTTGGGAGATAAATGGAGTTTGCTCGACTACCTTGCGTAGCTGGGAGAAATCGTATCCAAACCCCATTACATCGCCTGAGTAAATGTACGACTAATAACGTCGTTCTGTTGTTCACGAGTCAGTGCGTTAAAACGTACAGCGTACCCTGAAACACGGATAGTTAATTGAGGGTATTTTTCAGGATGTTTCTGTGCATCCAAAAGCTGATCACGACTTAACACATTGACATTTAGGTGCTGACCTCCCTCGATTTGAGGAACTACTTCCACCTTGACTTCACGGAAGGATTCGGGGTCAAAATGTGGTGTGATACCTTCTAGATCCTCAACCAGAACTTTTTGTTTAAGTTCACCATCTTTAGAGTACAGTTGAATAATCTGATTATCATGAACAAGATTAATTACGCCAGACTTAAGATTTTGATATGCTTTCATTAGCTCTCCTGTTTGGTAGTTAGTAGTGGATTTGAACCACTGTAGTCGCTCCGTATGAAGGAGGTGCATAACCACTCTGCCAACTAACTATTATGTTTTACTAGGCTAAGTAAGTATTCTTTATACTCTTTAGACCAACTAGCTTTTTTAAACTTTCCTGGACGCATAGCCTTAATTCCTAGATTTGGTACTCCGGGAGGGATTTAAACCCCCGATCTCTCGGTTATCAGCCGAGTGCTTTAGATCGCTAAGCTACCGAAGCATTAAAATATTTACATCACACACTGTCTAAGTAAGAAGTATAGTGGAATTTAGTTTCTCCAGTATTATCTACTTCTACCTCAGTTCGTGGTACTTGACGAACCACACCATGAATCATCTTATATCGGATGCCTCTAGCTGGTTCATGATCTTTTGGAAATACTTGTTTAACCGTCACTACTTTATATTCTTCACGCGGTGTTAGCACTACTACTTGATCACCCTCTTTGATTTTCCAAGAAGATGGAAATTCATAGGTGTATCTTTGACCACCGGTAAGGAATATAACAGAAAGATAACGTTTCATTTGGTTTCCCTCTCATTAATTTATATAAATATTATAGCAATAAATAAGAGAGAAAGCAAATGAGTTTTTCTTGAAATTGGTAGCGGGTTCCAGTACTGCCCTGGACTTACTTAGCTTATGAGACTAAGAAGAACTCTATGCCTCCCACCCGCAATTGTTTGGTCATTCTAGGCAGGACTCGAACCTGCTATCACTTGTGCGGACTTACGAGAACCATTCTTTCACTCGAATCGAACGAGCTTCTGCCCTCGCCAAGTTGGTTTCCCCATCAACCACGCTAGAATGTTAGATTGTTTTCAGTGCAAGAGTCCGAGTCTTGGACACGACCGCTTCGCAAGTACATAGGCAGCTTATCATGAGTCAGCACTTCCGAATTGCTAGCTCCGTGTTCTGCACTGAAATTCTGTTAGTTTAATCGTAAAGTATTATCTACTTCACCATTAATTGTTCGGCATTCCTCTGGGATTGCCGGGGTGGCCTTGTATTCCCACCACTCAGCACCATCATATTCCCCACGTTCTAGCCAAGTTCCATCGGCAAACCATACATTACCATAAAGTAATTGTCCACCGTATCCAGAATCATATTCAAAGTCTAGGTTATTAAGAAAATCCTCAATGTATTCTTCTGTATAACCTAAAGGTAATACCCAAACTTTTTTATCCCCATAATACCCGAATTCTATTTTAATACACTTAACTTTAGAATTGGTATTTTTTAAGGCGAGTAACAGCTCTTCTTTAGCATTACGCATAGTATATTCTCATACTGAATTATTTTGGCGCGACCGATGGGATTTGAACCCACATTCCCTCCCGTGACAGGGGAGTACCATTACCAAGCCAGCCCCGGTCGCATAATTTATTTACTCAGCTTTGAGTTTTTCAATAGCTGCATTAAGTTCTTTAAGAAACTCTTTTCGTACATTAAGACGATTGAGACTTACTAGTATATCATGTTTAAGTTCTTCGATGTATTTCTTCTCAACTTCAATATTGTTGATAGTGCTATCACGATGAACTTCTAGCTGCGCAATCACATTCTTGGACATGCTTGTTTCCTCAGTTATTAATGAAAATGGTATCTGTGGCTGAATTCGATGTCAGCAATGATAGCTGGTTGGCTACCGGTTTACTTAACTCTACACAGAATTTGGCGGGCCGTGTAGGATTCGAACCTACGTTGTCTTTCGACACGGATTAACAATCCGCCGCCAAACCGCTTGGCTAACGACCCTAAATTTATATTGCTGACTAGGATTTTCACCTAGACGGAGTTAGCACCGTAGCGTGTAGCGGCATACCTCTCCAAACCGTGCCTCATCTTTCAATTACGGAGACAGTGTTCCTACGCGTGCCTGAATTGATTTAACAATTCTTTCAGCAAATTGGACGACCGCATGAGATTTGAACTCACATAAAAAGGATTTGCAATCCTTCGCCTAAGCCATTCAGCCAACGGTCGATCTATCTTGTTTTTCGAGATCTTCAAATTCTAGATCATTGAAGTTCCCTAGAGTACGGGTGTAGAACCTATCTCCTGAGTCATAGCCTGATTTACCACAATCATACATTTTAAATTCACGAAGAGGTGTGAAAATGTGTTCAGAACCACAACACTTAAATCTAACTAATCGTTTCATTAGCTTCTCCAGTTCAATTTATGTAATTATTATATAGAACTTTTGGAAACTAAGCGACTACATTTTTTAAGAATTTGATGCCTTTCTTTTTCTTCTTATATTTCCACGTTAATGGATTTTGTCGATTATGAGCGCTTGAGATCTTTGTCTCGTCAAAGTTCTTCAATATCATGTAATCACAGGATAATTGTTCTAGTGGAATGTGATCACCGTCAAAAGCGTATACATAAGGCTGTTGACTAGCACGATAATGATAGACTTTGTTAATTCTACGTTTCAGCGACTTATCCGCGCAGTAAATAAAGAAGTTTTCAGGATGCATCAGCATCTACTTCAATTTGGTGCATCGTGATGGATTTGAACCACCAACCCCGAAGGGCACGGATTTACAGACCGCTGCAATAGACATTCTGCCAACGATGCACATTTAAAAGTATTCAAATACTAGTTTAAACACTTTTAAATATGTTTCCAAATTAGATAACTATTATACCAAGTTTTAAGGCACTGAGCAAGTCAAATTTCGAAGAACTTGCTCAGTGCTGTATTAGTTAGTCGAACTTAGGAGTGACAGTTAAGGAGAACGGAAGTTCAAAAACTTCTTCCCCCTCATTACTAACTGTAACTACACGACCTTTAAGTTCAGACATTAAAATATCAATATCAGCTTTTGCATCTGGAGCCATGCCAGCTTCAACACATTTAGCTTTAACTTCCGGAAGGAGTTCTACATCGTAGAAATAAAGCCATTCAATCTCACCTTCCCAGCCTTCCCAGGATTTACAGATTGCACTTTCAATACCAGTTGCTATAACACGATTTTGCATTCGTTAACTCCTTCATCAATTTATATAACTATTATATCAGAAATTTAAAGTAAAAGGCAAGTACATTTTTAAAAATTCTATTCGGAGGAGCTAAACTCCAGATTCTTCGGCCAAGTCTAGACTAATAAGAGTTATAGCCATAATTGCCGCACCATGTTCTTTTTCCCCGGTGTTTTTAGCAGAGTCTATAATATCCTTAATCTGTTCGTAATAACTTTTTACTTCTTGTTCAATACCTGCCTCGGCTATCATGCCTTTAGTCATGATTCGTTGCATAGTAATTTCACGGTTAGCCATGATGTTTCTCCAGCTTCATTTTTAATAGTTTACAAATGAAGTCAACGTCTTCATCTGTGCCTAGATCTCTATCTTCAAGAGTTGCCTTGAAGTTTTTCGTTAGTTCCATAAGAACTACTTCTCTAGAACGACGTGTTGGCGGGGGTGGATGTCTATACATCTTATTTCCTTAATTTGGTGGGTCGGAGGAGAATCTAACTCCTACTCGTTAGCTTATGAGGCCACCGCTTTAACTTTAAGCTACCGACCCTATGTTTGGCGGAAGAAGGGGGAATCGAACCCACAAGGCTATATTTCAAACCGACAGATTAGCAATCTGCTGCAATACCGTTATGCTATTCTTCCGAATTTATAAGATATATTATATTAGAAATTTAGCTTCATGGCAAGAAAATTTTTCAAGTTTTCGGTAGACATCTCATCCACATCTATAGGAGAAACAAACCCATTTAATTGTCTAGCAAACTTTTCGCCAGCAGGATCATTATCCCCAACAGCTACCAATTTAAAAGGTAGTAATTTCAATTGCTTTAATAGCGGTTTTCCTGGAGAAGAACCCAACATTGCTAGAGCAGGATACCCAGCATTATGTAATGCTACAGCCTTAAATACAGATTCAGCAATTAATACTACTTTTTCATCCCCATTGAGAGTTTCTAGTCCCCATACACACTGTGTAGTAGAATAAGTAAAATATCTAGCTTCAAAGGGGCACTTACCATGACCTTTTGGAGCAGAAGGATTATAAGTCTGATAGCCTCTCAACATTCCAGAGAAGTCATACAATGGGACTGTTAGCCATCCTTCTGGGCTTAACCAGCAGTGATATTTATCTGTATCAAACCCTCTAGATAAGAGATGTTCTGTTAGTTCATCAATAGTCATACTAGATTCCTCTCTCAAATTTATAAATATATTATGCAGAGAATTTAGCATTCAAGCAATTGAATTTTTTAACTTTTTAGAGGAAAATCACAGGATGCTTAAGGGTAGCAGGTAAGTGGGTAGACCCCAAAATTGTTATCCCCACTTGATTTTCAATGTGATATAGTGTAAAGTATTTGTCATAGCTGAGTGACCAAAGAGACACACTTATCCTCTACCTTAAAACAGAAAAGCCCTGCGCTCTCCAGGGAACACAGGGCTTACTTCGAATATTACGTGTGGGAATTACTTGTTACGCATATCCATAATCATCTGGCCATCGTAACCAGTGCCAACTACTGTTTGAGGTACACCGCCTTGATATTTCTGAGCACGAATCATTTCAACTTCTAGTTGTTTCCAGCGAATCATCTCAGGAGTAATAGTACGTTGCAGAGCGGCGTTAGCTTCGGCTTCCTTCTTAGCTGCGTACAGTTTAGCATCTGCATCACGTTCGTTTGCAATAGCTTGGTTGTTACGAGCTTCACGATCTGCTTCTGCTTGTTTAACCTTCTGCTGTGCTTCTTGTTCAACACGAGCCAACTCAGCTTTCGCAGCATTAACTTGTTCCTCACGAACTTTGGTATTCTGTACCTGTTCCACGATTACAGGCGGCAAAGTAATATCCTGAAGGAACACTTGCTTAACTGTGTAACCATAAGGGCGTGCATACTCTTCAACTTCCTGTTGAATTGCGGTTTGTAATTGAGCCTGGATTTTAGCATCAAACAAATCTTGTGCTTTAGGAACAGACTTACCGAACTCACGAATAGTGGACAGTAATTTTTCAGTTACATATTTGTCTAATGCTTGATCCTGGGTACCTGCGTTAATACGGTTAATCGGTGCCTTAGAACCATCAAACTGCAACATAACAGTCAGGTCAACAGTGGATTTAAACTTATCCTGACTAGGAACCTGAAGTTTATCTAATTTTACAGCAATGTCTTTTGTACTAAAAGTATCGAAAGATGCAAATGGGTTTACAAGATGAAAACCAGGTAATACAGGATTAGGGTCTACTTTACCCAGAAATGTTTGGGTTTTAACCGTACCATCAGAAACAATAGTATATGAATTAAAAGCTAGGATTAAACCTGCTAAACCAACTACAGCACCAATACCCCAACGTTTAATAGTGCGAATTACTTTTTGCTCAGAAGTCAGTTCTTTCATATTTTTAGTATTAAACATATATTTCCTTATTATTTAGAAGAGTTAGCTACTACAGTTACTTTAGTTGCAGAAATAAACAGGCTAGCATCCACAGCAAATTCAGGAGCTTTGATATCTCCATTATGAAATATGACTATACCGGAGACTACTTCAAATGCTAGTGCTGTAACATCGGTGGTATTTACTTGTGAATGTTCACCTACTACTTTTACTATATATCGTGTTTTCACTTTATTTTCCTAGCAGTTAATAAAATTGGCCGAGGTGACAGGATTCGAACCTGCATAAAGGAATTTAGAAGACTCCTGCCTCTCCCTTAGACTACACCCCGTTTAAGTATTTTTAAGAACTCTCGTAAAAACTCTTAAAAATACAGACGATACCGGGAGAGTCATAAGTCTCACTCATTAAGTATTTCAAGACAAAATACAGTAACGTCTATTATTTTCCAGTTTAAGTCAAGGTGACTTAGTGGTTATGTCCTGCGGTATACTGAGGACTCGGTTAGGTTAGGGTCATGACTCCCCACCTTTTGCTGCTACTCAACAGGAGTTATCGCGAATTACCTGTGCTATTGTGCACCATTAGTGACATCTCTCATGTCAGCATTTCCCACTTTGTGGATAGCTTGAAAAACTACTCCGATATGGAGAAAGAACTTCACTATCCTAGAATACCTTCTAAAGTTCTTCTTTAGCCTGGACATAGTTAAATCGTAATAAAACTATTCAGCAGACTGGTTGGTTAGTCTGGAACCAACTACCGCGTGGTTTAGGCAGTGCGCAACTAACCTCGGAAGCTTTTACGTTAAAAGCACCAGTTATCCAGTTCTTACCGACCGTAGGATTCGAACCTACATCTTCCACCAGTTACGGCTTGATAATACCGTTTATACTAGATCGGCAGTGTTACTACATAAGTGATTTCCACACCCCACTATTTATAAATTAGAGAAGAATTACTCTCTAATTTATGAATATATTATACAGAATTTATAAGCATTTAGCAAATGAATTTTTAGAAAAACTCGCTAGCAATCAAGGCGGCTGTTTTACCATCATAACGCCCCGGAAACTCTGCCTTAATAGTTTTCATTAGGAGAGCTTTGGTAATACCTGGGTTTAGCTTAACCAATTCTGCAAAATATTTACGAATTTCAGTTTCAGTTAGCTGTTGTAGTGCATAATCATGCTCTAAACGCGCTAAAAGATCTAAGTATTCAGCATCAGGAGTATAGTCAACATTCGATTTTTCAGCGGCAATCCGTGTATTCTCAATTGCTTTGAGTTGTGATTTCAACCAGTTAGTAAACTCCAGCTCAGTTACGCAATCTTTATCAATACGTTGCAGGTCTCCTAGAACCGTACTTAGATGCTTAACTGATACAGCGTCACCACTTTTGCGAGCAGCTTCAATCAACTCTCGCAGTACATAAAGCATGTTCATGCCCATTATTTCATCCCCAATGCTTGGTTAAAAGATTGTTCTGTCATAACTACTGAGACTTTGGCGAAATCAAACTTTTTAGGGTTCGTAGTGATCTCAGCAACGTTGGAAGTTTTAACAGTTTTCGTAGTACGAATACCGCGAGTGCTAACACCAATGACGATCAAGTTTTTCATATTTCGCTTCCTCTCATTAATTTATGAAAGTATTATACAGAAGTTTAAGTATTTAAGCAAATAAATTTTTAAGTTTTAGTGACAGCAGGCTTATAAAATGTATGTCCCTTAATCTTAGTTGTTTTCTTAAACTTCTTTGTCCAGTATGGTTTATCTTTACCACTATGGAAGTATAAAGCTCCATGTGTAGGATCTTGTGGTAAATCAACGTAGTATATCACTCTAGCTAAATTCTTGGCAGTTTGCCAAGCCTCATCGGTTTTATCAACTTTTGGTCTCTTAGATACCCAAGAGAACTGGTTAGACTGATATACTACTTTACAGTAGGAATCTGGAAATTTGCCGGAGTTTACACGGTTTTTAGTAACCTGTGCAACCGCCATCATTCCCTTTATGCCCTCACCACGACTCTCGAAATAGATATTTTTAGCAATGCAATCTATTTCTTTTGCATCGTGCGATGCTTGACTACTAAAGCTGAAGGTAAGGGCAGCTACTAAAAGCAAAGCTGCCTTCATTCTTTTTACTCCTTAAAATAGATCATATTCTAATCTATTGGGATTTTCTCGGTATCCATAAGACGTAAGAGTACCCCTCATATACTCTGCGTCAACAGGATTAGATGTTACTAGAACCACTTTTAGTGGTCTTTGACCTAAAAATAGTATATGATCTAATAAGTCTTTTCCTTGTACCTCTGGATCTCCTAAATCTGAGTCCATAAATAAATAGGATCCTGTGAAACTAAATATATCTGATAGCTCCAGCGCACCTATAACTGTACGACAAATAATGGACATTTCAGGTAGATCTCTAACATCGTCTATTAGAATATTGGTCTGCTTCCCAATTTCTGCATTACATAAACCATTTACTAGTTTTTCTCTTTCCCCTTTAGCTTGTTCGAAAGTGGTGAAGCCAGGAGATACGAAAAACTTTCCACCTAATGTAATGCTATACACAAAACCCTCGGGGAGGAGTTCTACACCTACGGTTTTATTAGTATTAATCCTATTTAACTTAAAATTTGTCTCTCTTAGATTAATAATTCTGTTATCCCACGGTATAGTATTTATATGGTCGATCATATCAGGCGGCTCTTCACCATAATGGAGCAACCACGCTATTCGGTGTCCATAAATAATTGTGGGTTTATTATCTAAGAGCAAACTAACTCTGATGTACCCATCAGAGTTCTTACTACATATTTCTCTCCCAGCATATAGGGTGTGCCAAGTTTTATTCTTGTATTTATTAGGCCTATAAAATAATTTACCGGTATAAGGATTATACTCTATAATTTCTCGAATATAATCTATATATGGTAGTATTTGTTTTTGTAATTTACCCATAATAGCCTCGTTTCATCAATTTAAAAATATATTATACAGATAACTTAATAAATTAGCAAATACATTTTTAAATTGTGAAACTAGTAAACCGATAAACAGCCTAGAGGCGCCACAGGCCATATCTTATGAGCCATGTACCTTTGATCTAGGGTTTGAATCATCAACGAATACTTTGCATCTTTTAGCTTTAGAAGTTTAGAAGTTTGAGTTCTTTAAACTTTTCAGCTTTCATACTTAAATGTTGATCTTTGAAGTTGTGTCGGTAATATCAACGACGCTTTGTTCTTACGTGTCAGCTTAAAAGGCTGGTGTAATAAACATAATCTCCAATAGATTATACTTTATAGTATGGTCAGCGGTCTTATTTAACCTCGTATTTCAACCGCTGCTGCGAGGTAAGATGCTTGGGCTTTCGTCTACCGATTTACTAGCTTTTAAATTATTACTCTACTTCAATGAAGGTAGAGGCGTTAGACTCGGACAGAACAAAGTCAACATTTGTTGCAAAGTCCTGGTATTCCTCGTCATGCTGCTTAATCAGCTTCTCCAGTTCCAGCGGATCAATCAAGAATGGAGTATTCTTGAGTTCCAGCAGGTTGAGCTGCATTTTAACTTCATCTTCGGAAGTTTTCTTATCGCGGGTAGCCATGCTATCCTGCAAACGCTCATATTTAGCATCAAACTGTGCTTTCTGCGTATTAAACTTAACTGTAGCGGCATGGAACTGCTTACGCATATTAGCCAGCAACTGAGCTTTAAGCTCCATAGAACGCTTAGCTTCAATTGCTTCTGCAACAGTCATTCTACGAGAACCGATCTCAACGATCGTTTCTGCGTTGCTCTTAATCAGGGCAGCTTTGATACGATCACGCTGGGACATCATATCCAGCAGAGACTGGAAATCAGTCTTAATACGAGTAGACAGGTCATCTACTTCGATTGCAGCGCCAACTACAACCTGGTTTTTATCCTTACCTTCACCAACAGCGATCAAAAGCTGTTGTTCAGTAGCTTTACGGATTTTAGCTTCCAGAGATTTGATGGTTGCCAGAGCACGAGTTTTAGAAATACGAGTGGTCATTGTTTCTTCCTTATATGAAGTTTAAGATTTGAATTTGTTTAAAGTTGGTCTATTACAGACCAATTGCCAGCAGAGTGCGTAGAACAGTATCGTTACTGTTATCAATTTTAGGGTTAGCACGATTTAGCAGATCAAAGATTTTCTGGATGCCGGACTGACGTTCAGCCATACGACGCAGACCCAGGTTACGTTTTGCTACTTTACCATTTTTACGGACGTTTTTAGATACTGGCATAATTATTTTCCTTTTGTTGTTTTCTCAAATTTATGAATATATTATACAGAATTTTGGAGCCGGAAGCAAATCAAATTTTCATTTTTTCGATCATAGCTGCAACACAATAGCTCTCAACTAAGGCATCGAATGCTGGGTCATGTTTAACTGGGTAGATTCCATAACGAATGGTATCCATCTTCTCCATCTTAGCTTTTGCCCAGCTAATCCCCTCTGCTTCTAGGTCTTTGTAACTATAACCAGCCTGCATCCAGAGATTGCGGAGAGATCGAACATTACCCAAATTCCAGAATTTCCACGGAACTATTTCTTCATTGGTTCCAGCATGGAAAGTGTTTGCAGAGTAGATAGTCATATCAAACTCTGGGCCGTTGCCATAATACAAAGCATTCTCTCCTAGAGCCAACTCCATAATATTTTGAGCCATAGAGAAGGCAGCATAGTTTGAGCCTAATTTATTAGTGCAATGATGTTTACCATTTTGGAAGGCAATCAGTTTTGGATTACGTTCCTTCATAGCTTCCATAATGTGGATAGCAGACGGGCTATTTTTAGCTTGATCCATCCAGAATGCTAGAGTAGATGCTGTAACTTTGGCACCAGAATTAAGCTGATCCTGCACATCCAAAGTAACAAATACTAGATCAGGGTCTTTATCAACCCCATGCATAGCCACAAAAGCGAAAGAAGGCATTACGATATGAGTAGTACCACAATCTCCTGGAGTTCCTAGAGATTCAATATCTAGCATACCAAATGGTTTTACTTTCATAACTTATCCTTTATTGTGTAGAAAACTATTAAAGAGCTGTCTCTTTAATAGACTCCCACTTCTTGGGGTCTTTAAAACCAGGAAGCATATCCTCACTAACATCCCAGTTCTCTTCCATAGAGAAGTCAGGCCATTCATTCCAGCTACCTTCCAGCTCTTCATAACAGGTATTCATTACCTCATGACTAGAAAGTCGTGTATAATCTCTAGCGGATTTATGGGTGCTAGCACGGTTAAAATCATTCTTTGCTACAAAATTACGCATAGTTTCTCCAAAATATGAGGGGCTTTCGCCCCCTATTTATCTATTACTTCGCTTTACGCTTGCGAGCTGGTTTAGCAGATTTACGAGCAGAATCGCCTGTGAATTTAATTCCTACACCGTAACACAGAGCACGAACGTTATCTTTGCTATATTCTACGCCAAAGATATTTGGTTTAACAGAACCAAACTGGCCACGAGTGTCACGAAGCACATCTGCCGTTGGTTTACGCTTCTGGTTAACTGCTTTCTCATAGTCTTTCATGGCCATGCCATTACGAGAGAACAATTCTGCTCCAGCATTGAAACTCAGTGCTACTGGAACAGATTTGTGACCATAACCCTGTACATAGGTCACAAGGCGGGCTACAGAACGAGTAGCATTCTTAGCCTTCGGCTTTTGACGAATCGTAGCCGGACGATTCAGTGCCTGTGCAGCTTGAGCATCAGTAGGATGCTTGCGCAGGTGGCGTTCCAGACGAGCTTTGCGGTTAGCCTCAGTCTGCGGGAAAGTTTTAACTGTAGTAGCTGCTTGAGTTTTTGCGTTTTTCTGCTTAGCCATTATTTGTTTTCCTTTTTGTTTATTAATTTATGAAGTATATTATACGAGAATTTGAAGCGTTTAGCAAATGAATTTTTTAAAAATTATCTACCAACCATCTTGGCTTGTTCTGCATCGGAAACATATTGATACGCTCCTTTATTATATGCTGGAGCAGTACACATTTTCTTACGCTCAATCTCTTCTTGAGCTTTTCTTTCGCGTTCAGCTAATTCTTTATCCAAATAAACTAAACGTTGTTCTGGAGGAGGTGGAAGACGTGTTTCTGGCTCACCAATATTAGCCTCTCTTATTTGACGAGGTGATTGCGCACGTTTTCTCAATGGTTTAAATCCTAATGAATTTGAGTTATAAATTCGCATAAAGCCCCTTAACTTTCAATACGAATATTATACTAAATTAGTGGGCTTTAAGCAAGAAAATTTTTAATTTATTTATCACATCTCGGCAAGTTCTTGCTCAGTAATAACAGTATTACATAATGCGTCAACTTCTTCATTACCTCTAATACCTGAGTGCCCTTTAACCTTAATAAAGGTAGGGTTAGTATTATGAAAATTAATATACTGTTGGGTTAGTTTAAATGCTTCTTGCCATAGTTCTAAATTGAGAGGAGCTTCACCATCTCCCTTCTTCCAGCCTTTCTTCTGCCAAGACCACATCCAGCTTTCCATACCATTTTTACAGTATGCAGAGTCAGTGTAGATTATAACTGGACGTTTATCATTCTTAGTAGCCCAGCGCAGAACTTCAACAATAGCTGTGAGTTCCATTTCATTGTTTGTGGTTTTTGGACTGAAACCCGACTTAGAACCCAAACGTTCGTCATTAGGATCATAAACTACGAAACCCCAAGCACCTAAACCAGGATTACCCTTACAAGCGCCATCTGTATAAACATGGAAAACTGACATTATTTGCTCCAATTAATAGTTACCCAATAGCTTTCACGTTGATTATGATCAAGTAAAATATATTATATTTGAGATTATACCTAATAAGCAAGTACAATTTCAAATATAATAGCCCCCGAAAGGGCTATTTGAGTTAAGAAGACATCTTAGCTTTAAGAGCTGGGTGAGGATCGTACCCCTCTAAATGGAATGACCAAGCTGCCGTATTATTATCCAGTAAATCGTAGAGATCTACAAATTCTGGCATTACTAGAGTTGGCAAAGGACGTGGTTTGCGTTTCATTTGCTCCTCTACTTGCTCTATATGATCATTATAGATATGAGTATCACCGCCACTAAAGATAAGATAACGAGGTTTTAATCCTGTCAGTTTTGCTAATATGTGCGTTAATAAAGCATAACTAGCAATATTGAAAGGTAGGCCTAGAAAACAGTCTACAGAACGTTGTGTCCATTTAAGATCTAAGTATCCATCATTACTTACGTAACACTGAAAACCATAATGACATGGTGGTAGTGCCATCTTATCCAGTTCAGCAACGTTCCATGCGGATACTAGGTGTCTACGACCATGTGGATTATTCTTGAGTCCCTCAATGAGTTCTAAAATCTGATCTCGTCCGCCAAAGTTGCGCCATTGTTTACCATATACTGGTCCTAGATTACCATTGTCATAACCCATGCTTATAGCTTGGTCTTCATAATTTGGGGTCCAGATAGTCCACTGTCCTTCGTCACGCCCAAATGTGAATACACGCAGATCATGGAGATTTGTAGACCCAGATAGGAACCATAAGAGTTCTCCAACTACCGATTTCCAAGCTAGACGTTTAGTGGTTACGGCAGGGAATCCCTCACGTAGATCGAACTTAGCATAGGAATCAAAAATTGAAACTGTGCCTGTTCCTGTACGGTCATTACGGGGTTCACCTAGTAAAATTACATCTGTCAAAATTTTTAAGTATTGTTGCATTAATAAGTAACCAATTCCTGTACAAATCGCAGGCTGTTATCACTGTTTGCGCCAACTGCATAGACTAATCGAGTGGATTCATAGTTATAATCCAGTATCATACTATCTAGGTGTGTATCTGCCTCTAGCTTCTGCTCGCTAAAAATTGTAGATACAAAAGCACTTTCAATATGTCCATGTTGGTACATTTCTAGAAGAAGATTAGCTCCACCTAGAACTAATGTTTGCTGATCTTTTAGGAAAGTAGGTAATGTATCACCTATCATTGATATGGGAGTGTAAATATCGTGTGTAATATCATCTGGCAGTGGACGATCAGCACGAATAAATAGGTCAGAAGCTCCAATCATACGTTCTCTAACGGCGTATGGAAGAGCTAAATAAGTACCAGCACCAATGATGATGTTATCTGGATTCAACACGTCCAGTTGAGAATAGAAAGCATCTAGTTCTTCTTTGAAGGAACCCCAGGGAAGTTTACCTCGGAGGCCGAACTCCCCATTCGGCCCAACTGCATACATTGCTGTAATCATAAGAAATCTCCAAATTCATTACCCAGATCTTTCAGAGTATCAGTAGAGGTTTCGGTGACTTGACCTACACGATATGCTGCACCAATCTGGATTTCTTGTGGAGCAGGCTGTAAAGAAGTGGTATCCAGCCAGTTCATGATCCACGGAATGGGGTTCTTGGTGATTACTGGTAAATGACTAGGCCATTCTACACCGATGTGCATAAATGCATTACGCCCCACAAAGTACAGATATTCTTCTAGAAGTTCTGCGTTCAAGCCAATCAGACTACGACCTTTGAAAATGAAATGACCCCATTCAATTTCAGTTTTCAGAGTTTTCAGGAGCTGTGCTGGTGCTTTAGCCACTGCTTCATCCACCAGATCTTTGTCAAACTGCTGGAACATAATCTGGATGATTGCTTTAGACATCTGAGTGTGCAGAGCTTCATCTTTAGCGATTAATTGCAGATTTTTAGCAATACCTTGCAGAATATCGTTCTCTGCTAACGCAAAGGTACATGCAAAGGATGCATAGAACTGCATTGCTTCCAGACCGTAGATTGCAAAATAAGCGTCTAATAACTTAGCCTGGGTTTCACGTTTAACTTCAGGAAACTCTGTTTCTGGGTAAGTATTATCACCACGATGATCGCGTACTGCGATGAAATACTGACCTAACTGGTATAGTTCATCGAACAGTTCAACAGAATCAGCGATACGTGCAAATGCTTCTTGGTTTTTAGTTACAGAATCAATAAATTCTGCTGGATCAGTCAGCACATTACGAATAATATTACTATATGCACGGCTATGCAGATCTTCGAAGTAGCTCCACTGCTTGAGCATACCTTCCAATTCTGGACGACTTACAAGTGGCATAATAGCTGCTTCAGGCGCTCGACTGATAAAGGAATCAGTTTGAGTCTGCCATGCTAAATTCAGAAGTGTAATTTCCTGAATTTCACGTGGGAGATTAGGCCATTGTTTCTTATCTGCTTCCAGACTGATTTCAGTTTCAGTCCAAAATTGAGAGCGAGCTAATAACGCCAGCCTTTCTAGCTCTGGATGGGCTACCCTTACATAGTCTGCAATACCAAGTGAATCACCCAGGAAAAGATCTGGATTAGTATGATCCCATTTTAAATTAAGTAAAGTTGTCATTAGTTCTCCTGTTTATCTGTGTTTCTAAGTAGTGTTGGGTCTTTGGTTATAGAGAGAATTAAAGAATCTCGATACTCTATCGCCTCTTCTAGAGTTGGGAGAGTTTTCACATATTCTTTTCCGTTAATGTATTTTCTAACTTGAAATCCAGACCCTTTCTTCCGAATATTCTTAGTACCCAATATATTGTTTTTACTGGTTTTTCTATTTTGACTATTTAACTGCCAGTCTGCTTCTCTTAGATTAGTCCACTTATAGTTTAGTGAATCTCCATCTATATGGTCAACCATAATTTTAGGTAAGTTTCCTGTCATGTACAGGAAAGCAATATTTTGTGCGGGATACTTCTTACCCTTGATTTGTATTACTAAGTCTTTTCGGTTAGGATCTACTGAGTGTGGTTTTAAACAGCCAGCAGGTAGTCCTCTTACTTTATTATGTACTTCCTGGTTATTTAACCAAGTAAATGTTCCTTCATCTGGATTATACTCCAGAATCCTTTTTAATTCATCTTGTGTTATCAAAATTAATCTCCTTAACTAATGGAGATATTATAGCAAATCAGGTAGCGATTAGCAAGTAAAATTTCAAAGAAAAAAGGAGACCCGAAGATCTCCTTGTTTTTATTATAACTGACAGCCTCCTGATGCACAGCCTACTGCTTCTTCACCAGCTCCACCACCATTTTCAGTATTAAAATTAGCATAATACCAAGTTTTTATACCATACTTAACAGCGATCATGAAGTCACGAACTACTACTGGGCCTGGAATGATTTCATTCTCGAATTTAGAGTAGTCATAATACGACTGGAAGCTTGAAGACTGATTCAGGAACTTCTGGTAAACAGCATTCCACTTAATATACTCTACCCTATCAATGTCATAAGCCAGTTTATAGCTCATTAATGTATCCCAATCAGTTGCACCTGGAGCAATTGCAATTACTTTATTCACTGCACTACCCTTGATAGATACGATCTTACGGGGCGGTTCGATAGAGTTAGTAACACCTAGCAGTACAGAGGAACTTTCACCTGGCATCTGAGCAGTCAGAACAGAGTTGCGCATACCATATTTCAGAATATCTGCACGCAGAGATTCCCAATCCATTTCTAGACCTACAGTTACCAGTTCATCAACAGTTTTCTTGTACGTGTCGATTACCAGAGTTCCTTGCGAAGGCTTAGTACGATTAAACCAGTCACATGCACCTTGTTCTTTAGCCAGACGTACAGAGGCTTTATGTAGGAAGTAGGACAGCTTTTCAGCTTCACGGTGAATCCAGTTACGGGCTTCAACACCTTCGTAAGCCAAACCTTCTGCTGCCATTGCACCTGCTGCGTTCATCAGACCAATACCAACGTTACGACGTTTCTTAGCCGTGTACTCCATAGTTGGGAATGGGTAATCCTGAATCTCGATGATTGTATCAACGAATTTCAGAAGAATGTAGCAAGTTTTCTCCCATTCAGCCAGAGATTCCATACGACCTAGTACAACACCACCTAAGTTACACAGAGATACTTCACCAATATCTTCTGGACGCATATCGTCTAACTGATCTTGGGTCTTATACAGCTCCATAATGTGATGGAATGGACGGGTTGGCTGAGTAATTTCAACACAAAGGTTGGTCATACGAATCGGGTCAAGGAAGTTACCATGACGGTTAGATTCACCAATGTGATGAGCATACATACGCCCTGTTTCCATACGGATACGTAACCAAGTATCTAGGATTTCTTTTGCAGAGATTCTAGGAGCTGCTGGAATTGTTTTTCCTTCGTGGTCGATCTTTGTAAGAGAAGCCACACGTTTCTCCGCTGCCACGTAGATTTCTTCAAACTTAGCCTCATCTTCGCCATAAAACGCTTCATGAACTTCTGGTGCGTAGAAGTATGACATTAGCGTAATATCTTCATTTTTCAGATAACGTTTTAACAAAAGATTGTTGAAGCTCAGAGAATAATCCATCTTATCGATTTTATTCTCGTCTGTAGCACGTTGTTGCTTAACCTGCATCAACTGGATGATTTCAGGGTCAAAGTAAGGATAGGATACAGTAGCAGAACCACCACGGCTATTACCACAGACTATGGTATGCCCGTTACGGCGCACTACTAACTTATTGGTGGGTACTTCCACACAATAAACTTTACCAATATACTCAACTTCAGTTTCCTTGATACCCTCTGCTGTCATATCTAGTTGGTCAAAATAGACATAGCAACGGTCTTTAGTGCTTGTATTTGAGCGTAATCCAGCAATTGCTGCTAGAGCCTGCACCACATGTTGTTGCCCTGCGTGGCTTGAGTATTCTCCAACATTTTCGGATTTCCAGTACCCATCCCACTCCATGATTTCTTTCAATGCTTCTTTCGCAGCATTAGATGTTAAATCCTTCTCTAGCAGGAAAGATAAGTCTTTCGAATAGTATAGCTGCCCATGCCCAATATGAATGGTAGTTACACCTTGTTCATTTAGCTTCTTAGAATATTTAAGACCTAAATCATCTAGGATATGTACTAAACGATCTACCTTGCGTTGCTTTTTAAATCCGAAACGATACGCTCTACCTGTATTTGTTTCTACGATTGAACCATCAGCCTGCAATGCAATACGGAAGCGGTCTAGCATGGTGATAGTATCAGTACCATTTGTTTTCTGCGCTGAACCAAAATCTAGTGCATGGGTTCTTTTTGGTTGCCAATCTTCTGCTAGGATTTTCTGATACCCAGGTTTACGTTGGATATTCTTATTATTATACGATACTTGACGGTATACCATAGTATGGTTAGGGGTTACTAGAAGATCTACCCCTCTTTTCTCGAAACGTAACATTGTACCTTCGTAATCATACTCGAACACATTAAGAGGTAATACCCATTCTAACCCCCTACTATCAGTAATCTGAGCGACTAACTCATCTCCAGTAAGTTCTGAGAATAACTTCCAACCATTCTTAGTTAAGACTTCAGTATCCTCGGAGTAGCACTGTTGGGTATTTGCCTTTACTGAGCGGTCAATGTGTCGATAATATGGCAGTTTTCCGGAATGCGGGAATGCCCCATTTCGCACCGGATCAGCAATTGATCGGCTTTCAAGATGATACCCGATTCCCGCTCTGGCTGCGACCATTTTGAAGACGATGTGCTCGGCTGTGTCGATTGAATCCAACGTGTCAGTGGAATCCACGAGGCAGCAACTAGCAAATCCACGGTCACTAGAACGCAAACCAACCAGTGGCGGCGTAGGAACGTTGATTTTGTGGAGCGACATTGCATTGTAGAGATCGATTGCATCTAGAATTGTCCAGTTGGGTTGAGATAACATCGCCATTGCCATGCCCATATAGGCAAATTGCGGGGTTTCGTAAATTTCACCAGTGGCTATATTACGACGGGAATATTTATCAAAGAACTGTTTCAGTCCACCACTAGTAAAAAGACGGTCACGATCGTGGTCTATAACCTGATTCAGAGCTTCAAATTGCTCATCGGTAATCCATGCACTCATGTCTTCCCATGCACCTACACTAACCATATGATCGTGGAAGAAGCGTAGAGAAGGTGGTTCGAAGGAATCATAAAGGCGTTTACGCATCTGCGCAAGACGTAATTCCTTTGCTGGCACGTCGTATGCTGGATTATCTTTAATAAGACTTTCGGCAGCTTTAATTAACGCATCCATCAGAGTATCGGAATCTACAACCCCTTTAGGCAGAGTTTTTTGAGCAGCCATAGTAATGGCTGACCAACTTACATCAACTGTTTTGCAGCCATACTCTGCCCAACCATTGAGTTTTTCAGGAGCAAAGTCTTCTACAGTACCGTCACGTTTAATTACTTTTTCAATGCGATGGCTCATTTGGTTTTCCTTTTTATAGTTATCAGGATTTAGGAAATAGTTTACTTTATTCTCAGTCATTTGGCAAATAAAATTTCTGATAGAAAAGGCCCGAGTATTTTCATACCCAGGCCTCCTGTGTTGTCAGTCTAGTTTTTGGCCACTTAAGTTCTCAGCAGAATATCTATTGAGGTACTTAGTTCATTATAATTGAAGGGCCGATTTGGATTTGAGGTTACAATTTTCCACGCTAGGGTAGTCTTAGGACTTTCTTCCCCTTCCTTACGTGTAATCATATTAGCAGCACTCAGTGAAGTACGATGTATTTTAGTTTTACGGTGTAGATGTACGACGTTTCCCATATTACACCTTCCCCATGTCTTTAAAAATATCGTAGAATGCTTTAGACTCAGCAGAACGAACGTTATCAATCAATTCGATCATAGAGAAAGGAGAGTTTTCATACTTCTCATAGACTTCCATAAGAAGTGCTAGACCTGAGTCACCTTTAATGTCTTTCTGAGCTATATCCCCGCAGATAATTAAACGGCAGTCTTGTCCTACACGAGTTAGGAGACAAACCATTGCCTCAACGGAAATATTCTGAGCTTCATCGACAATTACATAGGAGTTGTTGAAAGTTCTGCCACGAGCATGTTCTATAGCCAAAAATTTAATTTTCTGACGTTCGACATATCCCTTATAGGCATGATCACCGATGGCCCATTTCATACCATCAGCTATTGGCTCTAACCAAGGCTCTAGCTTTTCTGCTAGATCACCAGGAAGCATACCAAGAGACTTACCTAGAGGTTCATTAGGACGTACGAGGATCACTTGCTCAATATCTGAGTGAATGTCTACGAGTTCCTGAGCTGCAAGAACAGACGGGATAAAGGTTTTACCAGTACCCGGCTCACCGATACCCACAGTCACTGTGTTGTTCTTGATCATATTAATATATGATTTTTGCTCTCGGTTTTTACCTACTAGGGATTTAGCAACTGGGTTAGCGTAATCATTAGAAAAATCAGCCTGAATTACGTTACTCCCATATTTGTTGCCACGCTTTCTTGAACCATTGCGGTTCTCTCTTTTTTGACGTGCTTTTCCCATAAATAACACTCCTATAGTGTACTTCGCTTCTAACAGAGGATCAACAAAGAGATCTTGTTTATCAACTTACAAATATATTATAACAAGGTTTACAGCAAAAAGCAAGTATAATTTTAAATAAACCTATGATATTGCTTTTAAGTAAAAAATTTACTTGCTTATAAAGGTAGAAATATGATACTAGATAATCATTTATTTATATGCGAAATATTACAGTATTAGATGGCGAAAGAAAATTTTAATTGACATAGTGGATAATGTTTAGTATAATAGGTGTAAAAATTCTGTGGAGAAGTGGAATGCCGAAAAAATTAACTCAAGAAGAAGTAGATAAATGCCTAGCCGAGCGTGGTTTTACTATGGTGGATAAGCCATATCAAAATTCTAGGTATAGGCATACGTATCAGTGTGAATACGGTCACCAATGGACAGCTAAATTTGACGCTATTAGGAATGGAAAGACCAATTGTCCTACTTGCTCTATTAGTAGCCGTAAACTAGATATTGATAAAATTAATACTATATTACAGGACAGAGGTATTACATTGTTGAACGGCTATAAAAATAGTGCCGATATAAATACTAAATTTAGGTGTGTTTGTGGTCATGAGTGGGCTACTACACTTAATAGTATAATTAATAGAGGTAGTGGCTGCCCATCTTGTGCTGCTAATAAACAGAAACTTAGTGTTAATACTATAAATGATCGTCTTGCTGCCAGAAATATCAGAATAGTGGGTGAGTATAGTAATGCGAATACTAAGACCGCCTTTCTTTGTGGTGCAGGGCATAGGTGGGAAGCTACTCCAGGGTCTGTATTAAGGGGGAACGGTTGTCCTTACTGTAGTTATAGAGATTTAGAAAGTACTAGGATATATGTTATGTATAGCCCCTCACATGGGGTTAAAATAGGTAGGTCTAACAATCCAGAGCGTAGACTTCTACATATTAGATCTAGTAGCCACCTTATTGATTTGGAAATAATTAAAGTATTTGAAATTGGGGAATATAGTAGTGCAGTTCGAATAGAAAAATTAGCCCATAACTACTTTAAAGAGCAGAATTGCCAGTACAAAGATTTTGACGGCGCTACGGAATTCTTCAATATTGAACCAAAAGTAGCTATAAAGTTTATCGAGGAAATAATCAATGACAGAGAATGAATTAATTGAGAATTGCAAAGGTCTGCTCACTCTAACTGCGGATAAGGACTTACAGCATAATAATGCTAATAAGCCTAGTGAGATGTTCCATACTCAAAGAGACTTATTGGCCGGAGAAATCAACAAATATTTAGTATCGCAGGAATTACCCAAACATCTATTAGACGCCCATAATCTAGGTAAGATACACATTCATGATATGGATTACAGGGCGCAGGGGTACACTAACTGTTGCTTAGTAGACCTTGGTGGCATGCTGAAGAATGGTACTAAAATTGGTAATGCAAATATTGAAACTCCTAAATCCATAACTACTGCATGTGCAATCACTGCTCAGATTATTGCCCAAGTATCTGGTGCTCAGTATGGTGGCACCTCTATTGATCGTATCGACGAGGTTCTAGCCCCGTATGTCAGAAAGTCTTACAATAAACATCTGGGTCGTGGGCTACGTTGGCTCAAGGATGAAAGAAAAGCTGCTGTGTATGCTACTGAGCTTACTGAAAAAGAGTGTTATGATGCATTCCAAGCTCTAGAGTATGAAACTAATTCATTATTTAACTCTAATGGGCAGACCCCTTTTGTTACGCATGGCTTTGGATTAGGTCAGGAGTGGGAGGAAAGGATGATTCAGAAAGCCATCCTCCAAAATCGTATTAAAGGTTTAGGTGCTGCTGAGTCAACCCCTATCTTCCCTAAACTAGTATTCTCAGTTAAAGAAGGGTTAAATAAAAATCCAGGCGATCCTAACTACGATATAAAACAGCTAGCACTTGAGTGTTCTGCTACCCGTATGTACCCAGACTATTTAAGCTATGAGAAAGTTGTAGCTGTTACTGGTGATTTTAAAGCCCCTATGGGTTGTCGTAGCTTTTTATCTGCTATCCCCTCCGGAGAAATTGCAGGGCGCAATAATTTAGGTGTAGTGTCTATTAATCTACCTATGGTTGCTGCTGAGGCAGATGGGGTTTTTGAAGATTTCTGGGATATTCTGGACAAATATGTGGATGAGGCTTTTGAAGCTCATGATTTTTTCTTGGATAGACTTAAGAAAGTGAAGGCTAAACAAGCCCCTATTCTTTATATGCACGGTGGTTTTGGTGTGCGTTTAGATGGGGAAGAGTATGTATGGCCTATTTTTGAGGGTAGATCTTCTGTATCTCTTGGATACATTGGGGTCTATGAGATGTGCCAAATAATGTTTAGTCTACCACAAACCCATAGGGATTGTATTGAATTTACAGAAGAAGTTCTTACTCACCTAAAAAATCGTTGCGAAGTTAAAGCTAATGAGACTAATCTTGGATTTAGCTTATACGCTACCCCTAGTGAGTCTCTATGTAATCGTTTTAATAAATTACTAGAACGTAGATTCCCAGAGTATTCTTGGTTAACAGACAAAGGCTATCTTACTAATAGTCACCATTTGGACGTAAGAGAGAAGGTAGCCCCAGATACTAAATTTGAGTACGAAGCTCATTTTACCAAAATAGCTAATGGTGGTAATATATCGTTTGTGGAATTACCACAAATGAAAAAATTCCATAAAGCTCTTGAATACGTAGTAGATAAGGGACTAGAGTGTAGCCATTATATCGGTGTTAATATACCGATTGACGAGTGTTTCAACTGTGGATATATGGGTGAATCTATTGCCTCTGAGCGTGGGTTTGTATGTCCAAGTTGTGGGTCTGAAGAAATAGAGGTTACACGTAGGGTTTGCGGGTACCTGGGATCCCCGGGCAGTAGGCCTTTCAATTCTGGGAAACAAAAAGAAGTGCTTGGTAGAGTAAAACACTTAAATCTTAAGTAAGCTAATCAGCCAGGTTGCTAGTCGACCTGGCTTTTATTTTATTTGCTTTCAGCTAAAAATATATGTATAATAGATTTATAAATTTGAGAGGAGAAAGCTATGAGAGAGTTGCTTCCTAAAGTAGATGTCTCCCATCTTGGAGAGCCTAGTGAAGAACGTAAGGCTCTAGATTGGTTGGGTGGATTTGATTATCGTCGTGTTGTTGCAACATGGAATGATAAGAAAGTTAAGAAGTTTCGGGTACATTATGTAGGTAAAGACAAGTGGCTCTGGATTGATTATGAAGAATCGAAGGGGTCTACTAAGGCTGTGAAAATTTATTGTATGTATGGGTATTATTATGCTCACTGTGACAAGAATGAATTTACAGTACAGAACTAAGGAACAAGAATGAAAAACGTAAAACACCTTAAATATCGCTTAATTTACAACGGACGTATGGAAACAGAAGACCTAGCTCAATTAGCTATTAATTCTAATGAGGTCACGGTACGTGCGTTAGCTATTGAAAAGTTGCGGGCTTCTTATGAAAGTCGTATTATGGAACTAGAGGAGAAACTTTATGGCATTCTCGAAGCCGATGCTACCAGATAAGGGTTTAAACGCCGCTTTGGAAAACGCATTAATGCAGCACTGGTTCTCTGTCAGGAATGAGATGGAGAACGTTCAGATTATGACCGGATTAGATCTTATCGATCGTTTTCTTGGTACAACGGATTTTACTGGTGGTGGGCTATCTAGGGGTAATTCTGTTCTTCGCTTCGTTGAAAAGCATAAGCTCAAACATTGGTGTGTGCTGGATGATGCTGGTGCTATGATGTATCAGTACCCAACGGTTATAGTCAACGGTAGAACTGGAATAAATCTTCAAGATTTAAGAGCTGTTAGCTATATGCTAGAATTTAGCCCAGATCTTGAAATGTGTAAATCCTTACAACAATTTAAGGTGTAAATATGTTCAATAATGTATTCTCTAAAGAAGCTAACCCAATTTTGGTTAACTTTTGGCGTACTCTCCCGGCTAGCCTGTATAATGAGGCTATTAATGCTCTGAAAATATGGTGTGAAAATAATGAAATCTCCTTTGCTTTTAAAGATGATATTGATGAGGCCCCCTGTATTGGTTTAGTTGTGCAGGTAGAGGATGGTCTTGAAGAGATTGTGGGCTGGAAAGAGTTGGATGAAATGGGGTTGGTTTTTGCATTAAACTATAAGCTATTTATGCCCAATAAACACCGTATTGTTGTTAATTATAAAACCAGTGAATCTCCTGGTTTTCAAGTTAATGAACACTACGGTTGGTCTTACTCACCGGAAGAAGTAAATGATGGTATCCAAAAACTTCGTCGTTTTGGTTATCAAATTCCCGGTTTAACTGCCTAAGGGGACACAATGGAACAAGTATATTGGCGTCAGATTGATCCTAGTTTGGTGAATCGTGCGGAGAAGCTGCTACAACGTTGGTTGGGGGTAAGACAAGCCTCCTTCACTTTTCCAGAGCAGCAAATAGATGATCCCTGTGTTGATGTTTTCCTATCAGGCTACGCTAGGGAATGGGAATTGGATTGGAATGAGTTGTCTGCTATGGGTTTAATTGTTGCCCTAAATTTCTCTTTGTTCCATCCACGTGGTTTGGCCATATGTCGTGTGCCTGATGACGGTTGTTCGCCCCATCTTTTACAGGTGGAAGATGATATTTGGGAGTACACTCCAGATATTCTCAAAGAAGCCAAAGAACAATTAAACCGTGTTGGAATTTATATTCCAGGCCTGAATGATGAATGATTTTTATTAGCTGAAATTTGTAATCCGGGCTATTAGTGCTCGGATTATTACATAATCTTTCCAGTCGATTGACAGTCAAAATAAAATGTCGTTGACAATTTGGATGGATTATGTAATAATATATGTATTGGAGGTGAGGATGTCATTCACACAGCAAGAACTTTTAGATAACTTCCGATATGAAGATGGTAAGTTATTTAGAACTACAGGAAGAAATGCAGGGAAAGAATGTTGTGTTTCTACGGGTAACGGATATTATCGTATATCTCTAGGGAATAGGACTATGCTTCGGCATAGAGCAATATTTTTAATGCATCATGGATACTTACCTGATTTAGTAGATCATGTGAATACTATAAAAGGTGATGATCGTATTGAAAATCTTAGAGAGCAGACAGTGTCCGGTAATCTAAGAAATATCAAATATAAGAAAGGAATGCATGTTTACCCTTCTGGTAGTAAGAACTGGCAAGTAGTATTTACTATTAACCGTAAACGTATAGTTAAAGGAACATATGACAACTATGAGGTTGCATGTTCTATGGCCAAGATGTTTAGAGGTCAATTATACGGTAGGGAATCAATCCAGTAAAATTTCATTTGCAAGGGAGTATTATTTTATAGTATAATATTCCCATAAATGAGAGACATTAGTAAAAATTGATTTTGCTAATTTTTCTCTATGTTCAAAGACACTGGTAGCAGCCCCGGGAAAAATTTACTTGCATGATGCCCAAAATCTTGATATAATATTTATATTGAATTGAGAGACATTAGTAAAAATTGATTTTGCTAATTTTTCTTGTTTACAATCCGCGATACGGAACAGTTAGGCTGCCCCATTAAGGGTTGTTTTAACTATTACTAGTGTTTATATTGCATTAGTTAATCTTCAATTAAGTGATCTGTGTACCCTGAATTCGGAAAGGTAAATCCAAACCGTGCATGTTTAGCTCGTTATATAGGCAGAGCTTTATATGGGGGTGCGAACGAAAAGAGCAGCGAATGGCGGCACGTACAGTAGTCACCTACCAATAGGATAGTGAGGACAAATAGAATCGGCTTAGCGGCCAATGACCTAGGTTCTATTCTGTATAAGAGCGAAGAGAGCACAGCACTGAGATATGATAACTTATTCATATTGTTTGATGATAATTGATGTTTACGTAAATAGTAGTAATAGTTGTTCTATTCTTTCTGAATAGTCCTAAAGAAAACTTATTTCATTTCCAACACAGGAGTATTGTTGTGTTTTCAATCCTACAAGGTCATGCAGGATTTCATCGCGATTTAGCCACAGGCAATTGGCGAGAAATCAAAGCGGAAGATTATACCTTTGCCAAGCGATTCTCGAAAGAGCATCCAGAAGGTAAACCAGCTTCTATGCCCTTCAAATTTGATGTAATAGAAGAGCACGACCCACAAAGCCTGGCCGAAATGTTACCCCTTATGAGACGTTTAACGTCTGACCCTCATATCGTTGCGGTACGAGGTCGATGTCTTGCACCTAAAAATAATGTGCGGCGTAAGAAAGGTAACTTTAATGTATCTAATCCTAGTAATATTATTGCTATGGACGTGGATGGTATCCTAGATACCGGTGGGTACGACAAATTTAATCTTGTTGGTATGGCCCGCCACATTATTAAGATGTTGAATAGTATTAGTGAGGATATGTTTCCTCTTAATGCAGGCTTTATAGCTCATGCATCGTCTTCGGCTGGGCTAAAACCAGGTATCCGAATGCACTTAATGCTAGAATCTAACGTCAAGGTAACTCAGGGTCAGCTAAAGTTCTTATTTACATCTATCAACGATAGTAGTAAGCAAAAATTTGGTTTTGATATTGCCGACCTAGCTTATTATTCATCTGTCCAGCTCCACTATTTTGCCGACCCCTTATTTAGCGATGGTATTGTTGATCCGTTTAAAGCGGAGAGTAAGCCACGTCTGGTGTATGTTAAAGGTTCGAAAGTAAATTTGCCCAATAATCTGGTTGACTATGAAACAACTAGAGGGGAGTTTAAGGAAGAGTTTTATTCTTTACTTGATCAAATTAAAGGCAAAAAGATTGCTTCTGATAAAGTAGAAGAAACCATCAGCGAGTTAGAAGAAGCTGATGATGGAGTGTATTTGCGTATTATCCCCAAACTATACCATAGGGCATTAGAGGATGGTGTTGATTTTGCATGGCTAGAACGTGAGATTAAACCAGCTTTATCTGAATATATTGCAACTAAAGATAACAGTCGTAACATTCAAGATTACTTTAATAACGGTCGTAAGCAGGCTCTCAAAGCGTTTGTTAATAATTCTAAACGTGAGATTCCATTAAATCTGAAAGGTGTTCCACTTAAGAAATTAGAAGTGGATTCTCCACCAGAAGTTCCATACCTGAAGATTAACATTGTGCCACCAAAAGGCCATATAACATTTGTTAAGGCAAGTCTTGGTACTGGTAAAACTACGGCAGTAACTAAATGGCTGGACGCAGGTGTTCTTCCGGGCAACTTTTTAGCAGTTACAAATACTAGAGCACTGGTATCTTCAAATGCCAAGAAATTTAGTGCAGGACAATACGATAAGTCTGTAGATATGCTCAACTTTAAACGTGGAGCTATTGATCGTATGTCCACAACTATTCACTCTTTGCATAAGTTCAAAAGTTTTATTGGTCAAATAGACACCATTTTTATTGACGAATGTGACGCTGTAATGAATGATCTATTATTCGCCCCTGTTGTTAAACAACGCCGCGAGTGTATTCAAGTTCTACGTGACATCCTCATGACAGCTAAGACTGTAATTTTATCCGATGGTGATATTAGTGCTGAGACGATTGAAGCATATGGTTCTCTAATTGATTTTGATAAACCAGTAGCATTTTATAATCATCACCGTAAAATGCTGTCAAAAGCTCATGCTTATGAATTCCCTGACGAATCCAGTATTTGGGTTGCACTTCAGACTTCTCTAGAGATGGGTGAGAAATCTATTCTAGTATCTGATTGTGGCCCAGATGAGCTGAATGAGAAAGGTATGGCATTACGTCGTAATACTGGTGCGTTAGTTAAAGAAATCCATTCAAACTCCACTTCAGATGTGGATATTCGACGTATTCTGGATTACACGACTAATGAGCTAATTGATCAACAAATTGATTGCTTATTATGTAGTCCATCCGTAACGAGTGGTGTTGACTTCAATTACTTTGATAACGTATTTGTTATTACTAGAACTAGTAATCAAGCGCCAAACATGCGTTTTCAAGCAATCAGGCGCGACCGTGGTGCTCAGAATATCTATTATTTTATTGATAAATCCACTAGTGGGTTCTCCGCAGGTTCTGAACAATATAATATTGATGAAGGTTGGCTGGAGTTAGCACAGCAATTATATGCACGTCGTAGGGAATTAGAATCTAGGAACTATACTAGTACCTTACGTTATTACTTGCTTGATCAGGGTGCAACTATTGATATTTTCAGTGAAAGCTGGGGAACTATTGAAGGTGCTGGTAAAGAGTACACAGAAGAGCGAATAAAAGCTATTCTGCACTCAACTCCTGATTATTGTGCTCCACGTCATGCGGATGCGTATGAAGCTAAACTACTTCTTGTTCGCTATTATCATCTTGAGTCTATTAAAGATGTAACAGTTGAGCATGTTGAACAATATATCAAAGATAAACCGAATGATCGAGCTGCATTCTTCCATAAGATGCACGAGATGTTCTGGGAAGATATTAAGAAGTGTTCAAACGTCACTATCAAACCATTCATAGAAGCTCTGAAAGGTAAGAAGAAAGATTTCTTCCTTAAAACAGGTCAGAGTGCTAATCCAAAATATGCTAGAATGTATCTTGGTATGATGGGTATTGGTAAGGATATGAACACTGAAAATATCGTAGACTGGTATAGAACCTACTGCAAAATCGAATGTATGCCGATTCCTTATAAGTTTATGACTGATGAGGAGAAACATATGCATGATGAAGCAATGTCAGAGCTAGGTGCTAGAAATGACAGTGAAGAATAAAAAATGGGAAACAAGGAAGTTTCCAGTAAAAGAACGTAAAGTTCCTGTTTATGATACTTCGGAAAAGCTATGTAGGGTGGTTCCTGCTAGACTAGCTGGTATCCCTAACATATCCGAGTGGTTACTTAAACAACGGAGGACTAACGTATCCCTTCGCATAGGGTTTGAGTTAGATAAAGTATATGCTGAGCTTTCTTCTTTGCTCAAAGAATCATAAAAAATTTATTTGCTTTCAGGAAAAATTTTCTGTATAATAGATTCATAAATTTGAGAGAGGAGTTTAAATATGGCTGGTTCTCGCAGAAAGAAACATATCCATGAAATCCCGGATGAAGTCTTTAAAAAAGTTATAGAGCATCTGGAAAACGGTGGTACTAAGAAAGCAGCATGCGAAATGCTCGGCGTATCATCCAACCCAACTATGGAAAGGATGATAGAAGAGTGGCAAGACCGTCAGATCCAAGTTGCCGAGATGAAGAAAAAGAAACGTGGTACACTCATTGAAGGTATTGAGTTGGCCAACGTTATTGAACAGTATCTATCTGGTGATTCTTTTGAAGAGATTGCCGATCGTAATTACCGCTCCGTAGCAATGGTTAAATCTGTTCTGGAACGCTATGGTGCTCTGCTTCGTTTGAACGATATTGTAGATCCATTGAATCCACCAATTATTCCTGATGATGCTGTAGCAGAAGAATTTGAGGTAGGTGAGCTTGTTTGGGTTCCTGGATACCAGTGTATCGGTGAAATCAAAAAAGCAATGGATAACCCTGTTGGTTGTTACCGTGTATGGCTTCTATCGGAAGGCAAACAACAGAACGTTCATTATATGAATTATGAGTTGGCTTCTGTTAAACACCTGGAAAAGTTAGGGGTAGACGTAAAATCTCTGGGGTACAAGTGGACTCGTGAAGAAGTTATTACGTTGATTAACGAAGCTGTTAAGGCTGCCCTGAAACTTGATAAAGAAAAAGGAAAACGCCGTGAGTAGACTAACTGATTTACTTAAAGATGGAGATGTAAAATATCTCCAGCGGGATAGCTGGGAAAATAATAAAGAGTATACTGTATTATTGAAATTTGACGTATACAGCAATACTGTACGCCAATACGTGTGGATGCCTTCAGATACTACGCTGCTGCCTAGTGATGAAGAGGTTGAATTAACACTAGACGAAGCTCTAGCGGATGATTGGGAGATTGTTGAGCTAGATGTGTAGCAATTACCGAAAAATTTCAGTTGCTTAATCCTACAATTCTTGATATAATATTCTCATAGTTTGAAAGAACTATTCTGTTTAATTCTTAATTAAGGAAATATAAAATATGACTACTCCAACTCAGTGGACTGATGAACTGTTCGAAAAAATGTCTTCCGAATACGTTGCTCGTATGGAGCAATTCCCAGAGGATGAACGTCCGGGTGTTAGCATGGAAATTGTTAGCGAAATTGCCCAGGAAAATGGTGTAACTCCGAACGGTTTTCGTATGAAGCTGACTAAAGCAGGTTTGTATATCAAGAAAGCTGCTGGCTCTGCTTCTAAATCTAGCGCATCTACTGGAGAAAAAGCTTCTGGTGGTTCTCGTACTTCCAAAGCCCAAGCTCATGCCGATCTTCGTTCAGCATTCTCTGATGCTGGCCTAGCACCAGATTTTCTGGATGATGCAATTATCGACAAACTGACCGGTAAAGCAGCTGCTCATCTGGCAGAAGCAATCCGAGCTATCACTAAGTAATTCTTAGATAAATCCACCAACACAAGGAATACAGTTATGACCAAAGCTGAAATTATCGCACAATGTGAAAAATTTGGTGAGTTTTATCTTCATTACGAGAAACTTCGTCAGAAAGGAACCACGTACCTTCAGGGTACAATGGAATTTGATCCAGCCCAAGATAAATATCTGGCTGAGCGTATTAAACGTGAACGTATTCGTAAAGCGAAAGATGATGAAATCCTTGTCTTCTCTCGTACTAATGATAGCTTCCGTTTCATTCCTGTTGCGAAAGTTCGCCGTGTGACGAGCCTCCAGTCAGAGTTAGATCGTGCTTCTCCAGTAGGCCGATAAGAAACCAATTAGCCCCTATATGGGGCTTTTTGTGTATTTGGGATATGTAAATGAGCGATCAGGTAAATCAAAACTATGAAGGACACGTTGACGACCAGTCCATCATGCTTTGGGAGAAGGAGGGAGAACAAGTAAGACTAACCGTATCTGAATTTCGTGGGAATCTATACATGGGAATTCGTTACTGGCTCCAAGATATTACTGGAGAGTGGTTTCCAACGAAATCCGGCTTCTCTTTTCCTTATACCCTAGAAACTACGTCACAGCTATTCTACGCTTTTACGCAAATCCTCAGTGAATCCGAGGTCTTGCATGAAGTACAGAAACGAGCTGAAGAACTCAAAGCCAAGAATGCCTAGTTCTTGGCTTTTTCTTTATAAATGTACTTGCTTTCGACTCAGTTTTCATATATAATATTTATATAAATTGATGAGAGATATAAATAAATGACTAATGTAAAAGAATTTATTAAACGCTGTCAAGAAGCATATTATCAGGGTATGTCTTTAATCTCTGATGAGGAGTATGATTGCCTGGTAAAACGCTTCCCGTTAGAAGAAGAGATCGGGCCTAAGGGTGATATTCCACACCTATATCGTATGTATTCTTTACAGAAAGTTTATTATAACCGTGGGGATAAATCACCATTTAATCCTTTAGGTCAGGTAGAAACTGATAAGTTAGATGGTTGTGCAATTTCTCTGCTATATATTAACGGTGAATTTGTTCAAGCATTAACCCGTGGTAATGGTATTCTGGGAAATGATGTCACAAGCAACGTAAGATTGCTGAACATCCCTAAAAAGATTTCCCAAAAAGTACCTACTCAAATCACTGGTGAAGTTCTAATTACAAAAGAAGTAGAAAATAAACGTAACTTTGCCTCTGGTGCTATTAACCTCAAAGATAGTGATGCTTTCATACAACGCATTGGAGAAGGCGGTTTAATCTTTGTTGCTTATGGTATCCAATGTTCTGCTGAAGCTGTAGGTATTACAGAAGCATACTTAAAAGATATGCTTTGGCTAGAGAATGAGAACTTCTTAACAGTTGTTAATGTGCGTTCCTTCTTTAAATGGATTCCGACGGACGGTAAAGTTGTTCGTATTAATGACAACAACAAATTCTTCCGTGAGGGCTGGACAAATAAATTCCCTCGTGGAGCATTCGCCATTAAAGAGGATGAAGAAGGCGAGATTACAACTCTTACTAAAGTTGAATGGCAGGTAGGGGCTTCTGGTAAAGTAACTCCAGTTGGTTATTTCGAACCGGTAATTATTGATGATGCTACGATTGTTAAAGCGACTCTTAATAACGTTGATTATATTAACTCTCTCGATCTAGAGATCGGTTGCCAGATTCGAGTGATTCGTGCCGGTGGTGTAATCCCGTGCATAGTAGAGCGAGTATACGATTAATACATAACCCTTTGCTACCCATCTACCATATCGGAATTATAAAGTGGTTATTGACATTTTCGCCGCTTAGGTATATACTATTATCATTCAGTTGAGGGATAGAAAGTTATGGCGAGGGTAAGCAAAGTTAGTTAAAATTGTAGTTGCTAAATGCTTAAATACTTGCTATAATATTTATATAAATTGATAAGGAAGAAATTTGATGAAAATCGAAATTCCAACACAATGTCCCTCTTGTGGTTCTAAGCTCGATCTTGTCAACGGACAATTATTCTGTCGTAATAAGTCCAACTGTCCAGCTCAATCAAGTAAGTTAATTGAGAACTTCTGTACAAAAATGAAGTTAAAGGGTTTTGGCCCGAAAACTATTGAGAAGCTGGAGCTGACGAAGATTTCAGAACTATTTTACCTAACCGAAGAAGATTTGGTTAGAGCCGTGGGTAGCAAGGTTGCCGCTAAGTTAATTAGCGAATTAAATACTAAAGTTCGCGGAGACATTGACTTTGGTTCAGTTCTCGGTTCTTTAGGAATCCCTCTAATTGGAGAGGTTGCAGCAAAGAAATTGTCCCAAAATTGCACCAGTTTTCAAGATGTGAGAGCTGATGGCAAAGCTGGAGAAAATTATAAAGCCTGGCTAAATTCCCCACAAGGCAAGGATGTTATCGAATTACCGTGGAAATTCACAACTGGTATTAAAGGTGCTAAAGCTGAGGTCATCATCACTGATGGTCTAGTAGCCCAACCAAACGGAATAACGGTATGTATTACCGGATCTTTGCAAGATTTTGCAAATAGAACGGATGCAACAAACTATTTAGAAGGTCTAGGATATACGGTTAAGAAATCCGTTACCAAAGACGTCAAATACCTAATCTGTGAGGATGAATCGAAGCGTTCTTCCTCATCTTATAAGAAAGCCGAAACGAATGGGATAGAAATCCTGTCGATTAAAGAACTATTGGAGAAAAATAATAATGTCTAAACTGAACTGGAACGTAGAAGGTGTAACCGAGTCTCTGAAAGCAAAAGCCACTGCTCTGGGTGTTGCTGTAATCTCTCAAGAACAAGTAGCTGCTATCGCTGCTGAACTAGCTGCTGAAACTGGCAAAGACGTTACTGCTCGCTCTGTTGGCTCTAAGCTGCGTAAAGAAGGTTTCGAAGTACAGAAAGCTAACGAAGTACAGAAATCCCCGTGGACTCCTGAGCAGGAAGCTGAACTGGTTGATTTCCTGAACGCTCATGCTGGTCAGTATACCTATGCTGAAATCGCTGCTGCTGTAGCTGGTGGTCAGTTCGGTGCTAAACAGGTACAGGGTAAGATCCTGAGTCTGGAAATGACCGCTTCTGTTAAGCCAACCGAAAAAGCTGCTGCTGTTCGTTCCTTCACTCCGGATGAAGAAACTGATTTTGTTAATCAGGTTGTTGCTGGTGCTACTATTGAAGCTATCGCTGCTCACTTCGGTCGCAATATTAAGCAGATCCGTGGTAAAGCTCTGAGTCTGCTTCGTGAAGGTCGTATTGCTGCTATGCCGGTACAGGAAACTTCAAGTGCTAAAACTCGTGAAGATCTGTTAGAAGGTCTGGATCTGGTTAACATGACTGTTGCTGAGATCGCTGAGAAAACTGGTAAGTCTGAGCGTGGTGTTAAATCTATGCTGTCTCGTCGTGGTCTGGTTGCTAAGGACTATGATGGTGCCGCTAAGCGTGCTAAACTGGATGCAAAAGCTGCGGCTGCTGTATAATTAGAAGGCAGATAAGGAGAACTTCGGTTCTCCTTTCTTGTATATTAGAAGGCTACATAATGGGGGAGATTACCCAGCAGTATCTTAAAACATTATTAAGATATGAGCCTGATACTGGAAATTTTTACTGGCTACCTAGAGAAAATAATCCTGCGTTCAATGCTAAGCACGCTAACAAACCTGCAGGCTATATGCATTCATCAGGCTATATTTATATAAAGATAACCTTAGAGTCAGGTATACAAAAATCTATGGGAGCACATAGGTGGGCCTTTCTATATATGGAAGGAGAAATCCCTGACAAGGTTGATCATAAAAATAGAATTAAAACTGATAATACTTGGAATAACTTACGTGAAGTTACTTCCTCTCAAAATTCCGCTAATAGCTTTATAGGTAACAAGCTAGGCATTCGTAACATAGAAGTAACAAAAAATAACACATTTAAAGTAACCATATCTAAAAACTCCAAAGTATTTAGAAAAACCCTAAAAACTCTAGGAGAAGCTCTGTGGTATAGAGATAAGCTGCTTTTAGCCTTGTACGGAGATTTCGCAGCCCTAGATGCTCTAGATATAGAGAGGGTTAAACCGCAGAATATAGTGGATAACTTTACAGAGGAGTTGCTAGATAATGTTTAACGTGCAAGCTGTAGTGTTGAAGATGCTTCTAGCTTCCGAACAGAAGCAAATAGCATTGGAAACATTCTCAAAACTGCATAAAGATCATTTTAATGACGCTTTCTCCTCAATTTACCAAGCCGTCCAGAATTATTATAAAAAATATAACACAATGCCGTCCATTGACGCACTGATGCTTGAGGCTAATAGGAACGCCCGCCTTTCTCAAGCTCTAGTCGTCTTAGCTAACACTCAAATTCCAGAAGTGAGCATGGAACAGGCACTTGAAGTCCTAGAAGCCGAATATACACAGGATTTATTCCTGAAGCTTCTAGAAACAGACGTGCTTCAAGATTTAACAATGCTGGATCAGGGAGAAATTCTCAACCGAGTTGCCTCCCTTCACTTAAAATTAGAAGAGAAAGTAACGAATACTGGAAAAGTATTCAACGCAGACACAATGCGTATTTTCCAGAGAGAAGAAGATACCAAACTGAACTTGATCGCTCTTGGTATTTGTAATGAGTTCGACGCTCAAATTGGTTTAGCTCGCACAGAAACGTTACTGCTTGGTGGTTGGCGTGGTACTGGTAAATCCATTATCTGTTCAAACATACAGGTTCAGCAATATTTGAATGGAGATATTGCTCCATACTTCTCAATTGAGATGAAAGAACATGAAGTATTTAGACGTAATCTAGCCATGTTAGCTGGTGTATCAGCACTAGCAATGCGTAATAATACTCTAGAAGGTGCAGCTCTGTTGAGATTAGCCAGAACTAGAGCTAGGATGTTTAATGGTGGTGAAGAGCTTTTCGATAACTTCGTTAAACAGTACACAATGGCTAAGATGAGTGATTTCTACGATATGGAAAGTAAGCTAATAGAAGGGTATGAACTACATACTCCTATGATTATTGTTTATGATCCTGAGCTGTCTATTACAACAGTTGACGTAGAATTAAATAAATTAGTTGCTAGATATGGGGATAAAGTTACAGTAGCTTTACTGGACTATATTAACCAAACCCGACTTCCAGACTCTAAAACCATTGATATGTATGACTGGAAAGAACAGATGGTTGTTAGCTCGTCTTTCAAATCTATCTGCCAGAAACATAACGTGGCTGGTGTAGCTCCTTACCAGATTGATCAAGATGGTAGAACACGTATGTCAAAAGGGATTCTTGATTCCGCAGACATGGCTGCTAATCTTAATGCTGCAAAAGCTGATAATGGTCAAGGTGCTATTATGTTTGACTTCGTTAAGACCCGTTCTTCTGATAGCGTGAAGTTTATGCCTAAAATGAACTGGGAAACCCTGCGGATGGATAACACTACCAACCTAGCAATGGAAGATATATCTCAAATGGAAGCTGAGTTCGTTATCCCTATTGAGAAGGATAAGCCAGCTCAATCTAAACGTGCTAAGAAAGACAAAGCTGAAAATTCAACAGGTGAACAGGCCAGCGATATATGATAACACAGGAACGACTAAAAGAACTGTTTGACTACTCCCCAGAGACTGGGGAGTTTATTAGAAAAGTATCTAGAGGCAACCAGAAAGCCGGGAGTATAGTAACTAGAAAGGATTCAAACGGTTATATAATTATCGGTATAGATGGTAGGGATTATAAAGCCCATCGTATGGCCTTCCTATTTATGGAAAACACGTTACCTGAAAAAGTAGACCATATAAACCGTATACGAAGTGATAATCGATGGTGTAATCTAAGAGACGCCACAGCCCAGGAAAATAGTAGAAATAAAACCGCATGTAGTAAGTCTGGATATTTGGGAGTTGCTTGGGATATAGAAAAACAAAGATGGAGAGTTCAAGTAAGAGACTCTAATAGCACTCTTAAAAATGGTGGCAGATTTAAGTATGAAGAGCTAGAGCTAGCTGTAAATTCAGCAAATATATTAAGGACTAAGTTACATGGAGAACGTGCTGTTATAGAATTTTTTGATACATCTAATTATCCTTCACTGGAGGAGTTAAATTCATGAGTAGAATAACAGAGTTACTTGATCTAAAAGGAATTGAGTACAAGGATACAGGCGGGGATATTCTTATATGCTGCCTGAATCCTGAACACGAGGATAAACACCCAAGTTTGCGTATTGATCCTGAAACCGGGATTATGCACTGCTTGAGTTGCGGTTTTGGCAAAGGTATACCTAGTATTTATCATTATTTTAATGAGACTCAATATAGACAATCTCCAAGACTATCCCAAGTACGTAAAAAAATTTCTGAGATTAGAAATGGATCTACGAATCTTGCAATCCCAGAATCTGCTTTTCTTTTTGAAGGTGATTTCCGAGGTATCAGTTCTAAGACCTTAAAGAAATATTTTGCTTTCCAACACCAAGAGGACTGGGAAGGCAGAATTGTATTCCCAATCACAGATGCTGTTGGACGCAATATCCTATTTTTGGGTCGTTCTATAAACAGTTCTGCCCCTCCTAAATACTTAGTAAAACCAAAACAAGTTTCACCACCAATTTTTCCTGTACGATATAATACTCCAGTTCTTATTCTAGTTGAAGGCATCTTTGATATGCTGAACCTAGAGGATAATGGTATAGACTATGCTTCTTGCTGCTTTGGTACACATCAGTTTACTTCGGATAACATTGCTGATAAGTTCAGTCCTTACATTATTGCTGGAGTAAGAGTAGTTGTTATCTTGCTAGATAATGATGCCTCTGGTAATAAAGCTGCTCAAGCACTAGCGAAGCTAATTCGTACAAAAACACGTTTAACACCTGTAGTTGGTAACTTCCTTCTTCCAGAAGGTAAAGACCCAGGTGATTTAAATAAAGAAGAGATCGATATGTTGGCTCAACGTATTGAAATTTTAGTTGCCGAATCGCTCAAAGATTTGGTATAATATATTGGTAAGTTAGAGAAGAAACACTGAAGTTATACTTACTTACCAAAAGGAGACTAAATTTGAAAATTGCAGTAGTTGATAAAGCTCTAAATAACACTCGTTATGATAAACACTTCCAGCTTTATGGTGAGGAAGTTGATGTATTCCATATGTGTAACGAGAAGTTATCTGGTCGTTTGCTGAAAAAGCATATTACAATCGGAACTCCAGATAACCCGTTCGATCCGAACGATTACGATTTTGTTGTGCTAGTTGGTGCTGAACCTTTCCTGTATTTCGCAGGTAAGAAAGGTATCGGTGATTATACTGGTAAACGTGTAGAGCATGGCGGCTATGCCAACTGGATTGCAAGTATTAGTCCAGCTCAGCTACACTTTAAACCTGAAATGAAACCAGTTTTCGATGCTACTGTTGAAAGTATTCACGACATTATTAATGGTCGTGAGAAGATTGCAAAAGCTGGTGATTATCGTCCTATTACTGATCCAGACGAAGCTGAAGAATACATCAAGATGGTGTATAACATGGTTATCGGACCTATCGCATTCGACTCCGAAACCTCAGCTCTGTATGCTCGTGATGGTTATCTTCTTGGTGTTTCTATGTCTCACCAAGAGTATCAGGGTGTATATATCGATTCTGACAGCATCACCGAAGTAGCTGTACATTATCTCCAGAAAATTCTGGATAGCAAGAATCATCAGATCGTTTTTCATAACTTGAAGTTCGATATGCACTTTTATTCCTATCATCTAGGACTTTCCTTTGAGAAAGCGCATAAAGAGCGTAGACTTCACGATACCATGTTGCAGCACTATGTTCTAGATGAACGTCGTGGTACTCATGGCTTGAAATCTCTAGCAATGAAGTATACCGATATGGGTGACTATGACTTCGAACTAGATAAGTTCAAGGATGATTATTGCAAGGCACATAAGATCAAAAAAGAGGATTTCAGCTATGATCTGATTCCTTTTGATATTATGTGGCCATATGCTGCAAAAGATACCGATGCTACTATACGTTTACATAACTTCTTCTTACCAAAAATTGAGAAGAACGAAAAACTTTGTAGTCTGTACTACGATGTTTTGATGCCTGGTTGCGTATTCTTGCAACGTGTTGAGGATCGTGGAGTACCTATCTCTATTGATCGCTTGAAAGAAGCTCAGTATCAGTTGACACATCGATTAAATATGGCTCGTGAGAAGCTGTACACTTATCCAGAAGTCGTTCAGCTGGAGAAGGATCAGAACGAAGCGTTTAACCCGAACTCTGTTAAGCAACTCCGTGTTCTTCTGTTTGATTATGTTGGTTTGACTCCAACTGGTAAACTGACGGATACAGGTGCAGATTCTACAAATGCAGAAGCTCTGAATGAACTGGCTACGCAGCATCCAATTGCTAAAACTCTGCTAGAGATTCGTAAGCTGACTAAGCTGATTTCTACTTATGTTGAGAAGATTCTTCTGAGCATCGATGCAGATGGTTGCATTCGTACAGGTTTCCACGAACACATGACTACTTCTGGTCGTCTGAGTTCTTCTGGTAAGCTGAACCTGCAACAGTTACCACGTGATGAATCTATTATCAAGGGTTGTGTAGTTGCACCACCTGGATACCGTGTAATCGCGTGGGACTTAACAACTGCGGAAGTTTATTATGCTGCTGTTCTATCTGGTGATAGAAATATGCAACAAGTATTTATCAACATGAGAAATGAACCTGATAAATACCCTGACTTCCACTCTAACATCGCACACATGGTATTTAAATTGCAATGTGAACCCCGTGATGTTAAGAAGCTGTTCCCAGCTCTGCGTCAGGCTGCTAAGGCAATTACCTTTGGTATTTTGTATGGTTCTGGCCCAGCGAAAGTAGCTCATTCTGTTAACGAAGCTCTTCTGGAACAGGCTGCTAAGACAGGCGAACCGTTTGTTGAATGTACCGTTGCAGATGCGAAGGACTATATCGAAACTTACTTCGGTCAGTTCCCTCAGCTTAAGCGTTGGATTGATAAGTGCCACGATCAGATCAAGAACTTTGGATTCATCTATAGTCACTTTGGTCGTAAGCGTCGTCTGCACAACATCCATTCCGAAGATCGTGGTGTTCAGGGTGAAGAAATCCGTTCTGGATTTAACGCAATCATTCAGTCTGCATCTTCTGATAGCCTGTTGTTAGGTGCTATTGATGCTGATGAAGAAATCCTGTCACTGGGTCTAGGAAAAGAGATGAAGATCGTCATGTTGGTTCACGACTCCGTGGTTGCCATTGTACGTGAAGATCTGATCGATCAGTATAACGAGATTCTGATTCGTAACATCCAGAAGGATCGTGGTATTAGTATCCCTGGCTGCCCAATCGGTATTGATTCTGATTCTGAGAAAGGTGGTTCTCGCGACTACTCTTGTGGTAAGATGAAGAAACAGCACCCATCAATCGCTTGTATTGATGATGATGAATATACTCGTTATGTTAAGGGTGTATTACTCGATGCAGATTTCGAGTATAAGAAGTTAGCTGCAATGGATAAAGAGCATCCAGACCACAGCAAGTACAAGGATGATAAGTTTATTGCTGTATGTAAAGATTTGGATAATGTAAGAAGGATTCTCGGTGCTTAATTTCAAATTGCCCGTCTATGCGTTACGGGCGTTTGTATCAATTGAGCAAGAAGGTGATTATTCTGTAATTACAACAAGATATAATAAATATGTGCTAGATAACAGGAAGTTGCCTGGCACGTTTTCTCAGCGTAGGCTTATTCTATTTGAGAAACGGAAAGAATTACCTTATAAGCTCTATCCTATTCGTGGTAGAATATCAATGTTGTCCCAATTAGTTGGGTCAAAGCGTAGCCAGTTCATAGATTCTGATGGAAATCTTATTAACTGGAAGAAAACTACGTTCTATGATGTTGTCACCGCTAAAGTTTTGCATTCAGCTAGAATTTATAATGGAAAATACCAATGCTATGTGGCTAAAGTCCCTTATCCATTTGTATTATCCTACGTTCCAGCTTATATAAGCTATATTCTGGTAAATAATAGCCCTGTTATTTATCAAGTCCATCAAGAGGAGCCTGAAATTCCTAGACTTAGAATAAAATTATGAAGGTTGTTATATCTAATAAAGCCTATTTCAAGCCCGATGATGAACTTTGGGATTATTGTAGTAAGCAAACCACTTATCATGTAGAGACAATGACAAGTAAATACCCTATTATGTATAAGAATAGTGGTGTTGTTGCTAAAGAGATTAAGTGGATTCCCATTACTCGTCTAGATTTACTAGATGCTAAAGGAATAAAATACGAATTAGTCGATAAACGCACATTAGCTCCGGTAGATATACCAGAACCGTCGTTTAAACTGCGTGAAGAAGATCAGCTTCCAATATACGAAGAATGCGATGATACCTGTATTATTAATGGTAAGCCTGGGTTTGGTAAAACTATCCTAGCACTAGCACTTGCGTATAAATTTGGTCAGAAAACTTTGGTAATCTGTACGAATACATCCATTCGTGAAATGTGGGCGGCAGAAGTTCGTAAATGGTTTGGGTTTGAACCAGGTATCATAGGTTCTGGGAAATATAATATTGATCCACCAATTGTGGTTAGTAATATTCAAACAGTGAATAAACATGCGAATAATCTTTCTAAAGTATTCGGTACTGTTATAGTTGATGAAGTTCACCATTGTGTGGCTACAACTTTCACTAACTTCCTAGAAATATCATGTGCTCGCTATAAAATTGGACTATCCGGTACACTAAAACGAAAAGATGGTTTACAAGTTATGTTCAAAGATTTCTTTGGATATAAGATATTTAGCCCACCGGTTAATAATACTGTTGCACCTACAATCCATAGGTACTCCGTGCCTGTTGAGCTATCAGGAAACCAAAACGTACCGTGGGCATTACGTGCTAACGATGTGTATAACCATCCTGAATACCGAGAGACTATTATAAACCTAGCACATCTATATGTGAATATGGGGCATAAAGTACTCATTCTAAGTGATAGAACAGAGTTAATCCAAACAGTACTAGAAGCTCTTGCACAGCGTGGTGTTACAACCTATGAGATTATAGGTGCAACTCCTTTGGATGATCGATTGAGAATCCAGAAAGATGTAGCGGAGGGCGGACCTTGTGTACTTGCAGCAGCTCAGAGTATCTTCTCAGAAGGTATTTCTCTTAACGAGCTATCTTGTTTAATAATGGGAAGTCTCATTAATAATGAATCTCTCATAGAACAGCTAGCAGGTCGCGTTCAACGTATTGTTGACGGAAAGCTAGATCCGATTGTTGTAGATTTAATTATGAAAGGAGGTACTGGTTTAAGACAGGCTTCTGGACGTATGGCCGTGTATCGCAATAACGCGTGGAAAGTAATCACAATGACCCCTGAGAAAGCTGTGAGATTAGCACAAGAAATATTTAAAACTTGACATGATAACTCAACAAAGATTAAAAGAATTACTAATATATGATCCAGATTCTGGCCACTTTATTAACAAGGTGTCCAGGGGCAGAGGAGGTAAAATTGGGGCTATTGCTGGAAGTCCTGATAAAGATGGATATATAATCATAGGTATAGATAGGAAATCTTATAAAGCCCATCGCTTAGCCTTCTTGTACATGGAAGGCTATATGCCTACTGAAGTAGACCACGATAATAGAATACCTTATGATAATAAATGGAGTAACTTAAAAGATTCTTCTCATTCGGAAAATATGAAAAACCGTAACCCTTATAGTAAATCTGGTTATAAAGGAGTTACGTGGAATAAGGTTAAGAAGAAATGGCAAGTACAAGTGTGTAGGTCAGATGGTTCTACAGTTTATGGTGGGTTATTCCCTTATGAAGAATTAGAGTTAGCTATAAATAAAGCTAACGAACTTAGAGCACAGCATCTAGGTATGGATTCCAGGCAAGAACTATTCAAAGGATATATTTGCCGACGTGAGGACTTAGATAAGTAAAATTGCATTTGGCAACTGCTCATAATTATTGTATAATATATACATAAATTTGAGAGAGAAAGTTTCGGATTGATAAGAAAGTCCGAAGCAGAAAAATAAAAATTGTACTTGTCAAATCCTCCCGATTTAATGTATAATATATACATAAATTGATGAGAGACAAAAATGAAATTCTTTGATTACGAGAGAATTTACCTCTTAGCTAGAGGAAACTCCGACCTGATTGTCAAGCTATTTAGTAGAATGCTTGCAGAGCCTGATGCTCACCAATTACTGGTCGGTTCTTCATTCATCTTGAATGAATCAACTATTGTTGATAACCCTTACAAATTGTCTAATAGACAACTGGCAGAATATCTAGGAATTCTAAGTCTACGAAATTATGCCGAATATAAGTTTACAAACGATCCGAGTTTGGACATGCAATATGTTCCCGTATGGATACCACGTTCTGTAATCGACACTAACCCACTAATTGCAATCAATAAATCGAAGATAATCTTTAAAGAGGAAATAAAATATGGCTAAGTCTTGGGGCGAAACTACTGGCGGTTCTAACGATAAAATCGACTTCCTGAAATTCAACAACGGTGTAACTCGTGTTCGTATCGTTTCTGGTGTTCTTCCACGTTATGTCTACTGGCTGACTAACAAAGATGGTAATGCAGCTCCGTTTGAGTGTCTGCGTTTCAACCGTACTAAAGAGAGCTTCGTTCGCGGTAAAGCTGACCCGATTCACGAAATGGGTTTCTTCGAGAAAGAGTTGGACAAAGATGGTAATCGTGTTCCGCTGAAACCGAAGAAAAACTACATTGCTTTCGTTATCGACCGTTCCGATAACAAACTGAAAGTTATGGAAGTTAAAGCTACTATCCTGAAAGGCATCCAGTCTATCATGAAGCAGCTTGAACTGGCAGATCCATTCGATATCGATATTTCTATCGAGAAGAAAGGTAAAGGCTTCGATACTGAGTACGATGTACAGCAGATCGCAGCAATGCAGTTCCAGATGAAACTGAAAGATCCTACCAGTGCTGAGTCTAAACTGCACGCCGCTGATGTTGATATCCTCGGTGAAGCTATGTGTGATGATACTGGTGAGTTCATCAAGTTCGAAAAAGTTCCTTCTCTGGAGCAAACCTATCCGGTTCCTACCTATGAAGAGCAGAAAGAAGCAATTCAAGCCTTCATGGAAGGTCGTGAGAATAAAGATGATGATGCCAAATCTGGTAACAGCAATGCTGGTTCCCAGAAAGGTATTGACCAAGAAGCTGCTAGCGATCTGGACGACTAATAAACCAAGGGGAGCTACGGCTCCCTTTCTTTTTAACTTATGAGAAATAAGCTATATTCCTTATTTTTGGAAGACCCTAAAAAATTCATTTTATTAGTAAATAAATTCAGAGAAAGATTTTCCTATGATCCTGAGTCCGGGCTACTCTCTAGGGAAATAGGAACGGGTGGTCAGTTACCAGGATCTATAGTAGGCACGGATAATGGAAAAGGATATTTAAGAACCTCATTTAATAAGGAGCAGTATCTTGTACATTTAATTATTTATGCCATGCAGACTAATGAAATGGCAGAAGTAGTAGATCACAAAGACTTAGATAAGAAGAATAATAGATGGAGTAATCTAAGACCAACTAATAAATCAGGTAATGAAAGAAACACAAGCGTAAGATCTAATAGTACCACAGGTGTTAAAAATGTATATTGGATACCTGGGAGACATAAGTATAGGGTTCAGTTTAAAATCCACGGAGAAACAAAATACTTTGGATATTATGATACTATTCAAGAAGCAGAAGTAGTAGCTGATAGGGAACGTAGGCGACTACACGGAGAATTTGCCAGATCATGAAAATACTATTTAGTGCTGATCACCATATAAAACTTGGGCAAGATAAAATTCCCAAAGAATGGCAGAAGAAAAGATTCTTAATGCTGGGAGACCGTCTAAATGATATATTCCATAATCATAACTGTGATTTGCATATTATTGGTGGTGATTTATTTGATCATTCCGACCCGTCGTCGGAAGAAGTAGAACTTCTAGAAAAATTTATGTCTAGGCTAGATCATATAGGAATGGTATTTACAGGTAATCATGAATTAATAACTAAAACGATTTCATGTCTATACCATTATGCAGGAGTTATTAATAAAGTAACAAATGGAAATTGGGAAGTAATTACCAAACCATATCGTTCCCCTGAATTTGATATTGTTCCGTATGATGAGATCCATAAATCCAAATGGAAACCGTCTGAATCAAAACTATGTTTCACGCATGTTCGTGGTGAAATCCCTCCACATGTAAAACCAGAAATTGATCTAACTAAGTATAACTGTTATGATACTGTAATTGCTGGCGATTTACATTCTTATACTAATAGCCAGACTATCGGATCTACTAGACTTCTCTACCCAGGGTCTCCATTAACTACATCGTTCCATAGAGAACGCACAAAAGGTACAAATGGTTGCTTTATCGTTGATACCGACACATTAAAAGTAGAATGGATTGAACTAGGTGATTTACCACAACTGATTCGTAAAACAATCGGAGCCGGTGAAGAGATGGAACCTAGTGATTATGATCGTGTAGTCTATGAAGTTACTGGTGACGTTGTTCAATTAAAGTCAATCAAAGACTCTGATTTATTAGATAAGAAGATTAACCATCGAGTTACTAAAGACGCTAAGTTAAATCTTGTCGATCTCGATATGTTAGGTGAACTTGAACTTTACTTCCGTGAAGTCGAGAAGCTATCTCAAGGCGACATTGATAGAATCTTAGCTAGAGCTGCTAAATATGTCAAAGATTATAATTAAGACACTAAAATTCAGCAACGTTATGTCTTACGGTAAGGATATCGTAATTCATTTCGATAAGAATCCAGTTACTCAGTTAATCGGAGGAAACGGTCTAGGGAAGTCCACTATTGCTACTGTTATCGAGGAATTGTTCTATAACAAGAACTCACGTGGTATCAAGAAGGACGCCCTATTCTCTTGGGGTTCTCCGAAGAAAGAGTACGATATGCACGCTTACTTCTCGAAAGATGAAGATGAGTATGAGTTGCATAAAGTAGTTAAATCAACTGCTAAGGTTACACTGATTAAGAATGGAGAAGATATCAGTGGACACACAGCAACTCAAACGTATAAGATGATTGAAGAGATTATGGGTGGTGACTTCCAAACATTCACTAAACTGATCTATCAATCTGTAGGTTCCAATCTAGACTTCCTCAAAGCAACTGATGCGACACGTAAAGCTTTTCTTGTTAATCTGTTCAATCAGGAACAGTATAAAGAGATGTCAGAAACTATTAAGGCTGATCGTAAAGAAGTGGCAAGTACGTTAAGTAACTTGCAAGGCCAGATGGCCGTAATTACGAAGATCCTCAATGGAAAAGGCAATCTCGGAAGTTTACAAGAACCAGTTGAAGTTCCAGAGTTTGATGAAGAACCGTTAGCACAAGAACTTACTGAATCGAAAATTAAGGCGGCATTAGCCAAGTCACAAGAGGCTAATATTACTAAACTCCGTAATTTGGACAAAGCTGTACAAGTTGCCGAACAATCTTTCGAGCCTTTCAAAAATTTCCCTGCGCCCACCGACCAATCTGAAGAGATCTCAAGTGTTACGCGTGACTTAACGATTGTTACCTCACGTGCGGGAGAAGTCAAGAAACGTTATCAGAAGTTTAAGCAAGAGGCTTCAAATACTGAATGTCCTACTTGTGGTACGCATCTTGATACAACTGCTGCTCAAAAAGCAATGGATATGGCTAGAACAGAATATGATCCTCTGTTTAAAGAGAAACAATCTCTCGAAGCTACATTGGAGCAGTTAAAGAAAGAACAACTCGAGTACGCTGCGTATACTAGAGCTAAGGATGCTTTAGATAAGGCAGTAGCAGCTAGAGACGAGTTCAAAAATTCAATGAGTGATGCTTCTTTTGAAGAACTCAATGTGCAGATCCTACAGGTGCAAATCCGACAATTAGAACAGGAAATCGCTGATGGCCGTTCTAAAGTTGCAATTGCCAAAGAGCATAATGCAAATGTCGAATTAGCCAATGCAAAATATAAAGCGAAACTAGAACAGATTGAAAAAGCTGAGGCAGAAATGTCTGAGATAACGTCCAAACTGGATGGAGTATCAGAAGCTGTTGCTGATCTTGATATTCTGATCGCTGCATTGAAAAATCTGGTAGGATATAAACTAGAGCATAGTGTGAAAGTATTTGAGGAATTGATTAATAAATATCTTTCTATTATGACTGGTGGTAAGTTCGCACTTGGATTTGAACTTGATGAAACTAAATTACAAGTAGTAATCTTCAATGATGGAAACCGTACCAGTATGGAGAACTGCTCTACTGGTCAGCAAAGTAGAATTAACCTAGCAACTCTGTTAGCAATTCGAATGCTGTTAACATCTATTAGTAAAGTTAATATTAATCTTCTGTTCCTTGACGAAGTTATTAGCTTTATTGATACGAAAGGACTTGATACTCTCGTTGAATTATTAAATGAGGAAGATAGTCTGAATTCTATCATTGTTTCTCATGGGCACTCCCATCCGCTGGCACATAAGATTACTGTCAAAAAAGATGCAGAAGGATTTTCTTACTTAGAATAATAACATGGTAGATCCAAGAGTAACCCCAGAATACCTATGGGATAGATACGAGTATAGAGATGGCACTCTTATCAATAAACATTCAAAAGGCAGAATGAAAGCAGGAGTACCAGCAGGTACTCCTAATAAGGCAGGATACCTAAGAGTAACATTATTCCAAAAACAAGAGTATATACATAGAATCATATTTTTTATGTTTAATGGTTATTGGCCTAAGGAGATAGATCATATTGATAGAGATAATACTAACAATAGGATAGAGAATCTTAGAGAAGCAACAAGATCTCAAAATATGGCTAATCGTATAGGATCAAATAATTTTAGAGGAATCCAATTTAATGGTAGTAACTACACCGCTAGAATTGGTAATCCTTTTAATAGGAAAACTGAGTATATAGGTAGTTACCCAACCGCCGAGGATGCGGCAAGAGCCTATGATATTAAAGCAAAAGAATACTTCGGAGATTTCGCAGTATTAAACTTTGGTGAAGATTAATGGCTATTGATAGTCGAGAAAAGGGAAAAAGAGCGGAGTATCAGGTAAGAGATATTCTTCGGGAGAGAACAAAATTAGAATGGGAACGGGTACCAGGGTCTGGTGCTTTTGGTCAAAGTCATGAGCTAAAAGGAGATATATATCTCCCCCCACAAAGCGGACACATTAGTAAATACTGCTTTGAAGTTAAACATTATAAAGATGATAATATTTCAAGTAACTTATTTAATGTTGGTGAATCCACTCTAGAGAAGTGGTGGCAGCAATGTTCACGAGAAGGTGAGCAGATGAACTCCAAACCAGCCTTAATATTCAAGAAAGACAGAGGACAGTGGTTAATTGCTTTGGATAGCTCAGACCCTATGGTCGACAACTTAATGAGTCGTACCCATATGGTGTTAAATAAGAAAGACATGGAAATCGTAATCGGGTTATTCGAACCGTGGTTACATCACGCATCTGTTGAGGACTTAATTAAATAATGAGTAAATCCTGGGGAAAATTTATTGAAGAGGAAGAAGCTGAGCTGGCTTCTCGTCGCAACCTAATGATTGTTGATGGAACTAACTTGGGCTTCCGCTTCAAACATAATAATAGTAAGAAACCATTCGCATCAAGTTATGTTTCTACAATTCAATCTCTCGCAAAATCCTATTCAGCTAGAACCACAATCGTTCTCGGCGATAAAGGAAAGTCTGTATTCCGTTTAGAACATCTTCCTGATTACAAAGGGAACCGTGACGAAAAGTATGCACAACGTACAGAAGAAGAGAAAGCACTGGATGAGCAGTTCTTTGAGTATCTTCGTGATGCTTTCGAGTTGTGTGAAACCACATTCCCAACTTTCACTATTCGTGGTGTAGAAGCAGATGATATGGCAGCTTATATTGTTAAGCTCATTGGTCATTTATATGATCATGTTTGGCTGATATCTACTGATGGTGACTGGGATACTCTATTAACTGATCGAGTTTCTCGCTTCTCCTTCACCACACGTCGTGAGTACCATCTTCGTGATATGTATGAACACCATAACGTTGATGATGTTGATCAGTTTATCTCTCTAAAAGCAATTATGGGAGATCTAGGTGATAACATTCGTGGTGTTGAAGGCATTGGTGCAAAACGTGGTTATAATATTATCCGTGAATTTGGTAATGTTCTGGATATTATTGATCAGCTCCCTCTGCCTGGGAAACAGAAATATATGCAGAATCTAAATGCATCGGAGGAGTTGCTTTTCCGAAATCTGATTCTGGTTGATTTACCGACCTATTGTGTAGATGCTATTGCTGCTGTGGGTCAAGACGTATTAAATAAGTTTACGAAAGATATTTTGGAGATCGCGGGACAATGATTAAAATTAAACTAACTCATCCAGATTGCATGCCAAAGATTGGTTCTAATGATGCCGCAGGTATGGATCTGCGTGCATTCTTTGGTACTAACCTTGCAGCAGATTTACGTGCTATTGCACCAGGCAAATCCCTTATGATTGACACCGGTGTCGCGGTGGAAATTCCGCGAGGTTGGTTTGGTTTGGTAGTTCCTCGCAGCTCTTTAGGTAAACGTAAACTGATGATCGCAAACACCGCAGGAGTGATCGACTCAGACTACCGTGGTACTATTAAGATGAACCTTTATAACTACGGTTCTGAAATGCAAACTCTGGAGAATTTCGAGAGACTTTGTCAGCTAGTAGTACTACCACACTACTCAACTCATCATTTTGAAATCGTTGACGAACTAGAGGAGACTGATCGTGGAGAAGGCGGCTTTGGAAGCTCAGGAAGCAAGTAATTTTGTTGATCCTAACATGGTAGGTATTGATACTAATATGTCAACTTATCAGATTAAAACTACTGAACCAGAAAAGTTTGTACTAAGAACCGATAAAGAAGGTAATGTTACTTTCTGGGATCCTGAAGGTTTTGTAGAACTCTGCACTAACAGTGACAATGAGCACTTAAAAATACTATTGACTATTTATAATCTTGGTATTATAGAAGGTTGTAGAAGTGAATAATAGAAAAACCCCAGTGGATTTTGTCCACTGGGGTTTCTTTTTTACTATGCACACATTATTAGTTATCTGGATTAATGGCCTCATTCACATGTTTTTCAGTTCGATTAATTCTTGCTCAAGTTTATTAAGCTGGTATAGCCAACGGGTTACGAAGTAAGGCATAGAGTTTTTTACCACCTCTTTACAAATGATTTATATGTAAAGAGGTGGTAAATTAGGATTGGCAAGAAAAAAGCCCATCCTGGGACGGGCTTGATATTCTTATGACATGTTGGAATCTTCTGGAGAAGTTCCATGCAGTTTTAAAAGGTTGTCTACAACAGCTTTAAGTTCCTCAATCTCTTTTTGTAGTCTGGATATCTTTTCCTTATTTTCATTATCACGTTTTGTTAAAGCTTGGATGGCTGCTAGACCATCAAGCAACATCGGAGTCGTGTCAAGATGCAACTTATCTCCGACTTTTGTCGTGTATTCGCGGTCAATCCACCTGACTTGCTGAGCAATAACACCTCGTCTGGTGCTTCGTTCAGGGGAATCGTTCAGATAACGGAATAGCTTAAATTCCATTCTGTTAATATTATCTAATGCACCTTCAACATTAAGATTGCCTTTAATATCTTTCAGGCTTTCATCAGATACGGCGGCGGTTGTTACTTTCAACCAGTCCTTCCATACTTTCTTACCGTCATCCCTTACCCTTGTATATAATCGGCCAGAATCTTTATCCCAGCATAGGTGACCGACATAGCAGCCAGCTGCAGCAGTATTACCAGTACCGAATGCAGCCAGTACTCCGTAAGTCGCTGGAAGAATATGTGTCTTACGCCCATTTATATACGATATCGCTTTTGTTGTATATACTTCATCTGCTGTATATCCAGCGGCTAAAAAATCAACTATATCAGTATTTTCTAGTGCAAATTTCTTCCACTCCTTCCAGCTATTATTCTCCATGCATCTACCGTAAAAGCCATTGTCTCTTGCCGCTATCTGCATTGCGTAGGAATTACTGTATCCAACGTGTATCCCCCCGTGCACCAAATCAACGGGTGCATTAGCTTGCCCGGCCATAAATAAGCCACGGTTAACTGTGGCATTGCCGTTATTCCAGTTCATGCTTGTGGCAGTCGTAATTCCCTCCGGAGACCAAAAGCGACCAGACTTATCAAATTCCCACACAGCAACGCCACCAGAAGTACCTGGAGATCTGTTTAGGATTTGTAAGTTTGATGCCCCAGCACGAAATTCCGCCTGACTAACTAGCTCGCTATTTGAGTTATACAGCCTTGATATAAAAGATGATCCAGTAAGATTTAGATTCTCACCATCCGCAAAAATCCCAGACGTACCCCTTGATGTGATGCTTGAGAATCTAACGGCCGATGAATACCCAAGACCAATAAATGTCCTAAATGGATCATCACTCCTCGGCATTACCCATCTATTCCATGCTGTCCACTGGGATACTTCGCCAATAAAATTATAATAACGAGCGTAATAATTGGTTGTGTTATTGTATGGGTAGTAAAACTGAATACAACACTCAACACTATTTGCACTATTCCTGAGCACTACAAGAGTACCAGCAGTACGCTCTGGATAGTTCAGTTCAGGCGTTGCAGAAGCAACGGCAACCTGCATGTAAATACCTGATTTAGTACCAGTGAGAGTATTTAAATCAGTGTTACCGAGGTTGCCGCTTGATTCATAGAATGCCGATAGGTTTTTACGCGCATTGCTTGCGTCAGCCGCACCAGTACCACCATTACCAATACTAAGAGCTATCCATTGACCATTCCACCCGCCCCAAGTGTTATTATCCTGAACACGAAGACGCATAGCACCATTCGCACTTAAAAAGTCTGAATACGATGCGCCTTGAACAACCTTGTCAACTTTTAGGTTTGTCCTTGCTGTATTGATATTAGCAACATCTGCAAGGTTTTGATCTTTTTTCAACGTACCGGATGCAGCTTGCTCAGCCCGGGCAGCAGCGGCCTCCGCATCACTTGCTTTCTGCGTAGCAATGTCAGCTTTACTGGTGGAAGTAGCGGCACTCTGCTCCGCCTGGGTAGCTTTATCTGTAGCTGTACTTGCAGCGGTAACGGCTGTATTTTTTAGCGCTGTAGTTTCAGCAACCGCGTCATCTTTAATCTTCTGTGTATCAACCTTAATTTGATTTATTGTGACTACAGCAGCACTAGCTGTGTTAGCAGATTCCGCCGCTTCGGCTTGTGCTTGTTTAGCAGCGTCTTCACTAGCTTTTGAGTTAATTTCGCTAGTCTTTGTATTAATTTCTGAGTTTTTTGCTGCTAATGCTGATGTGGAGGCTTGTGCAGCGAATGCTTCTGCTTCATCCCTGAATCCTTTGGAGTCAGAAGCAGAGGCAGCGGAAGCAGCAGCATTAGTCTCGCTAGTTTTTGCTGCTGCTGCATATGCTGCTGCATTAGTCTCGCTAGTTTTTGCGTTAGTCTCACTAGTTTTTGCATTAGTCTCACTAGTTTTTGCTGCAGCTGATGATTCTAGAGCGTTAGTTTCACTAGTTTTTGCTGCAGCTGATGATTCTGCAGCTTTAGTAGCGGACGCAGCAGATTGAGAAGCAGAGCAGAGGCATCGGCACTATC